TATATATATATGTATATAATTATAAACTAATATTTTATGGGTAAATCAAGACTTACAAATGAAATTATATCTTTTTTAGAGAAAAACGCTAGTAATCTGACAGCAAAAGAATGTTCTGAGTACTTACATTGTTCAGAATCAAATATTAGAAACTATTGTAAAAAATTAAATTTGCAATTAAAAAATGGAATTAGAAAAAGCCATTTAAATTTAGATCAGTTCTTAAACTTCACTTCAGAATCTGCTTATATTTTAGGATGGATATGATCTGATGGTTATGTATATAAAAATACAATTACTATAGAAATCATTGATAAAGATGCTAAGGAGCTGATTCCAATTATGCAAACAATTGGAATATGGAATGTTAGAACTCGTTATAGAAAAAATAGACAACCACAAACTATAATTACATGTAGTAGTAAGGAAGTAGCTGAGTATTTACGAAGTTTAGGAAAATACCCAAAATCTGTAGAATCTCATACTAATGTATTAGCTACTATTCCCCTACATTTAAGGAAGTATTTTATATTAGGTCTGATAGATGGAGATGGATGTTTCTATTTAAATAAATCTCAAAATATTATTCAAATTTCTATATCAGGATCTGAAAATCAAGATTGAACAGGCATTTTTAACTATTTTACTTCTTTAGGTATATCTAGTAATATACATGTCCAAAAAACTCCAATTTGCTGTAGTGCAATTAGAATTACAAACAGAAAAGGTATTCTTAAATTAATTACTGAATTATATATAGATACACAATTAGGACTATCTAGGAAAAGAGAAAAAGCTGGGGAAATAAAAAATTATATTATGTATGAAAATAAATCAATCAAGGGTTCACGAAAGAGTGATTAACTTTCTTTATAGAAATTTTGAACAAGGAGTGTTCAGAGTTGATGAAGAAGGGTACGAATATGTGGATGAAAAATATATTAATTTATATGATTCATTAGCATCTAAAATTTGGGCAACCGAATCTTTAATATGGATTTAAATATTTATGTAGAGAAATTGTATCAGGCTTGGATTAAATATAAAGGAGTTAGAATTCTTGTAGACTATGATGATACAATTAAACCGTATAATACAGCTTCTGAAGCTCTTTGTAAAGACATAATTAATACTTTAATTAAAGCCCAAGAACTAGGAGCTACGGTAGTTCTATGGACCTGTAGATCTGGGGCCCGTTTAAAGGAAGCTGTAAATTATTGTAAATCTGTAGGATTAGAATTTACTGATGTCAATCCTGTAGAACCTTTCTTACCAGGGTATTCTATGAAAGCCTATGGTAATATACTACTTGATGATAAAGCTGGATTAGAACAAGCTTTAACTACATTAAAATTAGCATTATACAAATATAAAAAGTTCGTTTATGAAATTAACGAGAAGCAAAGATTGCAATCCTAACTACCTTGCTAAGATTGTACAAATTGATTCATTTAGACCTCACCCTAATGCTGAGCGTCTAAAGTTAGCAACTGTTGATGGATATATAATTTCCACATCAATTGATTCTACAGAGGGAATCTATGTATATTTTCCTGTTGAATGTGTTATCAATTCCGACTTTTTGAAGGTTAATAATTTTTACAGAAAAGCAGACCTTAATCTTGATCCTACTAAACAAGGATTTTTTGAAGAGTCTGGTCGAGTAAAATGTATTAAACTAAGAGGACTTGCATCAGAAGGGCTTATCATGCCTATCTATGAGTTGTGTAAATTTGCTGGAGAAGGAATTGCAGAACCTATAGATTCTGTTGAAATGTCAAAATTAGTAGGAACAGAATTTGATACTGTAAATGATAAATTGTTTGTCTGGAAATATGTGATCCCTACTAAAGTTTCTGGTGGAGGAATTAATGGCTCAGCTAAAGAAAAGAAGAAAATTCTTAATATAGTTGATGATCAATTCCATTTTCACATCGATACAGAACAGTTACAGAAAAATATTCATAAGGTTCAGCCAACTGATATTATTAATATCTCTTGGAAAGAGCATGGAACAAGTTTGATTCTATGTAACCTACTTACTAAGAAAAATCTCTCTTTAAAGGAAAAGATTGCTAAATTCTTTGGAATTCCTGTATCTGAAAGTGAATATAAGAAATTTTGTTCATCTAGAAAAGTTATCAAAAATCCTGAACTAAATCCTAGCATGACCAAGGGATATTACGATTGTGATATTTGGAATCTTGCCTTCGAAGTATTAAAGGATTACTTATCTAAGGGGCTTTCTATCTACGCAGAAATTGTAGGATATATGCCTACAGGATCTATGATTCAATCTGGATATGATTATCAATGTATCTATGATCCTAAAACTTATGAGTATTCAAAAATGACTCCTAAACAAATGTATGATGCAAAACTGTTTGACATTATTGTTTACAGAATTACATATACTAATGTAGAAGGAAGAGTTTTTGAATTCTCTACTCAACAAATGAAGACCTTTTGTGAAAAGTATGGAATTCATTGTATTAAAGAGCTCTACTATGGAACAGCACAACAGCTATTTCCTGAGTTGAATCCCAATGAGCATTGGCATGAAAATTTCTTGCAAGCATTAAGAGATAAATACTTAGAGAGAGAGTCTGTTCTTTGTAACAATAAAGTTCCCGAAGAAGGAATTGTTCTTCGTAGAGAAGTAAGTGAAATTGATGTTTATAAACTTAAGTCAGTAGCATTCCTTGAAAGGGAAACCAAGATGCTTGATAAGGGAGAAGCTGACATTGAATCAGGACAAGAATAATGAGGTCGTTTTCTAAGGAAGATATTCAGGCACTTAAAGAAAACAAGGAAGTTTTGTATTTTTACAAGCTTCCTTGTTCTTTATTTGATTCTGGATTTCGGTATATTATTGTTACTGATGCTCCAGAACCTCCAGAGAAATATGACAATATATGATACTTTTCTTCAGAATGTTGGTTTCAAAGATTACAGAAGGGAAGTTTACTCCCAATAGTTTGCACATCACTTGGAAAATCCTATAAGATAAAAGAATATGTATCTGTCTATGTAAAGCCAGATATTATAAAGCTTAGAAAATTATTAGAAAACAGTTTATTAGGAGCTTGTAAATATCCTTGAAGTTTATCTGATGATGAAATTATACAAGAATCTTTATGGGGAATCCAAGTAATTAAAGAGGGAAGAGTGAATAGAATTGATGTATTTAAATCAATTTATAAGGTGACTGAAGCTTTTAGTGAATTTTTAGAAGTATCTGCGCCGATGTATCGAATGTGGAGGGAGAATAATGAGTAAGATGATCGTACTTCAAGGCTGTCCTGCTTCAGGTAAAAGTACCTGGGCTAAAGAGTTTATAAAGGATAAGCCTAACTGGGTAATTGTATCCAGAGATGAAATTAGAGAGGGAACTGGTAAATATTGGGTCCCATCTCGTGAAAATTATATTTCTGATATTGAAGAATTTTCTATTAGAGCAGCTATTAATCGTAACTTAAATGTTATTGTAGATGCCACTAATCTTAATCAGAAAACTATTGATAAGTTAACTAAACTCGCTACTGAACTAAAGGTAGACATAGAGTTTAAAAAGTTTGTTATTTCATTCAATGAAGCTTACTGGCGTGATACGAAAAGGACTCGTAAAGTAGGACTAGCAGTATTACGTAGGTTCTTTAACACATATTTTCCTGATATGTCTCAGGAAATTGTAAACCAAGAAAAGGAATCTCCAGCTAAAGAAAGATTTATTCTTAAACAAGATGAAACTCTTCCTCATGCTATTATTTGTGATATTGATGGAACTTTATCATTAATGAATGGAAGAGGTCCGTTTGAGTATCATCGAGTAAATGAGGATCTTCCAAATAATCCTGTCATTGATTTAGTTAACTCTTTATCAAAGATGTATCAAATTATTATTGTTACAGGTCGTGAAGATACCGAAGTATGTAGGAAAGAAACTCTTAAATGGCTGAATAGATATTTAACATGTAGCGATTTTTTATTCTATATGAGAAAAGAAAAAGATTATAGAAAGGATGCTATTGTTAAGACTGAAATTTATAATGAACATATTAAAGATAAATATTGTGTAGCTGCGGTATTCGACGACCGAGACGCTGTTATAAAAACTTGAAGAGAATTGGGTCTTTTAGCTAATCAAGTATACTACGGAGATTTTTAGTTTGATGATATTTAATAGTTTTGTAATCATAATAAACTATATTACCTTTATATATAAAATACTATATTATGAATACAAAATTAACTAAAGAACTTTTTGAACAAGTTAAAACTCTTAGAGAACAGGGATTGAGTTTTTGCAAAATTTCCAAGATAGTACATATTGATAGGAACATTATTAGCATCTGACTTAAAACAAATCCTAGTGAATTAAAATTTAAAGAAACCCTATTAATAGACCAGTCTCATAAGAAATGTTGTAGGTGTGGAAAGATTAAAGATATTTCAGAATTTCAAAGAGGCAGAAGAGGAACATCTAAAGAATATATTTTTGATTACTGTAATCAGTGCAGAAGACATCAGATATATGAAAATTTAAATTCTGATTTTAACAAATGATTTAAACAGAAGTATAATAGATGAAAGACTGAAGCAAAAAGAAAAGGAGATATATTTACTATTACTTTTTCTGAACTTAACGATATTTACCTAAAACAAAATAAATTATGTTTTTATTCAGGCATATTAATGACTTGAGGGGTTAATAAAGGATTTACGGACCGAAATATTATATCTATAGATAAAGTTATTCCCGAAAAAGGTTATATTTCTGGTAATGTTGTTTTATGTACTAATAGATTCAATACTATTAAAAATGACCTATCTCTTGAAGAATTGAATAAATACATTCCTGCATTTTATGATAAAATAATGAATTGTGAATGATTAAAACTATAATATATGACTGTTGATGAATTTAATGATAAATGGAAGAACCATTTAGAAGAAGGATTTGAAGGATTGGAGTTTAGTGATGCTGAAGGGAAGGTTGTGGATTGGTTAGATAAACATTTTGTTTTATTTGAATTAATAAATCCAGAGTTTACTTATGCGCAAATTAAACTCAAATTTGGAATGGCCAGAGTATATCTTCAAGGGCTTCCTATTACATGTGCACAAATAGCAGAAGATGCAATAAATAAAATTATGAAATGCGAACTTTAATTAAATTATATCAGATGCTTTATATAGGAGTATGTAGGATGAATTACTACATTACTCCTATATATGAGCCTATTCTATTATTTATTAGTTCTTATGTCTAAGAATATTCCTGATAGCTGTTGAGATAATGATCCTTCAGCACCTTGGAATGATATACAAGTAACTTATAATTATAGGTTATATGTAAATCTCGATGGTATTCTATTTGCTTCCGAAATTATAAGAGAAGTAACTACATTTGGTTACTTTGAAATCAAATCTCCAGATGATTGGTCTTTTCTTGAAAATGATATTTATCAAGTTATAGAAGATAATCTTGGGGATGAAATTAAGGAATGTAACTACAAGATTGACTTACTAAACTGAAACTATAATGAATAAATATGTAATTGTAGAATGACCAGATATTCAATTTTTAATGACTGAATCTGGTTTTAACGAACATGCCTGTCTCATTAATGATGATGAATGAGTGTCTAAATATGGTTCTTCTGCATACTTTGTTGAAGAAGAATGATTAAATAGAATATCATATGAAAGCTAAAGTTAAAAGATTTGATCTTGAAGTTGAACCAATGACAAAATATGATTATAATAATTATATTTTGAAACTTCAAGTACAACATAGAGAAAATAAGAGAATCAATGGATTCTATTGCAACTGGAATGGTTATAAGTTCTGAATAGATGAAATTAACTTTAACAAGATATATACATTATATGAGTAAACTTATTCCAGAAGTATACGATATAGAAACTATTTCTAATCTATTTACTTATGTTTCATATTTACCTGATTCTGATGAATGATTTGAATTTGTAATACATCGCAGTCAAAATGATTCAGAAAAATTATATAATCATTTAACTAGACAAGGTTTTTTTCAAGTAGGATTTAATAATAATAATTTTGACTATCCTGTATTACATCATTTTATTAGACATTGAAATGAATATAAATATCTTGATGGAGAAGAATTAGCAACAAAACTTTATAAAAAAGCTCAAGATTTAATCAATTCTTCTGAATTTAAAGAAATTAGTGATAAAAATAAATTTATAATTCAAATTGATTTATTTCAAATCTGGCATTATAACAATAAAGCACGCAGAACTTCGTTAAAAGACCTTGAATTTGCAATGAGAATGGAAAATCTTCAAGAAATGCCTATTTCTCATGAACAATATTGTACTTCATCAAATATTCCACTTGTACTTTCGTATAATAAAAATGATGTATTTGCAACTAATAAGTTTTATCAAACTACTTTAGGTAAAACTGATTATCCAATATATATTGGGAGAAATAAAATGGAATTGAGAAAACAATTTAGAATTATGTTTGACATTCCATGTTATAATTGACCTGATGTAAAAATTGGAGAACAACTCCTTTTAACGTTATATAGTAGAGCAGTTAATGCAAATCCTTTTGATATAAAAAAGTTAAAAACATATCGTGATAAAATCTGTTTAAAAGATTGTATTCCATATTGGTGTAATATTAAAAGTAAAGAATTTAAAAAGTTTTTAGATATTTTAAATAATACAACAATTATTCCAGGATCTAAAGATTTTTCAAAAACTATTTATTTTCATGGAATAGGATTTGATTTTGGATTAGGTGGATCACATGGTTGTATTAAGTCTGGAATATATGAATCTAAAGATGGATTTATAATTTTAGATCTTGATATTTCAAGTCTATATCCAAGTATAGCTAAATCACTATGTCTTTATCCTGAACATCTGGGAAAAAGTTTTAATAAATTATATACCCAATTTATTAAAGTCCGAATAGATGAAAAACATAAACCTAAAGCTGAAAGAAATAATGCATTAATTGAAGGATATAAACTTCTTCTAAATGGAACTTATGGTAAAAGTGGAGAAGAAACATCATTTTTATATGATCCTTTATATACATATAAGACTACAATTGCTGGACAATGTTTTATATGTATGTGGGCAGAACAAATGGTAGAAGTTTGTCCAGAATTAGAATTTATTCAAATTAATACGGATGGCATTACAATTAGACTTCCAGAAAATAAAATAAATAATATAAAAGAAGTATGTATTAAGTTAGAAGAACTTACTGGATTACAAAGTGAATTTAGTTATTATAAACAGATGATAATACGAGACGTAAATAATTACGCCGCAGTTTATGATGATTCTACTAAAGAAAACGAACATATAAAACTAAAAGGATGTTTTGAAATATATAAAGAGTTTCATAAAGACTCATCTATGAGTATTGTTCCAATTGCTTTAAAAAATTATTACATATATAATATTCCAGTAGAAGAAACAATTAAAAATCATAAAGACATATTTGATTTTTGTATTAGATTAAAAATTAATAGTTCATCTAAAGCATATTTTAATTATCTTAAAAATTTTCAAAAAATATCTGAGTCTTTATCTAGAACAACTAGATATTTTGCATCAAATAATGGTGGATCAATTACTATTTATTATAATGGATCTAAAAGAATGACTCAATTAAATAAAGGTAAACAATTTACATTATTTAATAGTTATTTTAAATCCGATAATTATGATATTGATTATAGTTTTTATATAGCTGAAACATATAAAATCATTAATGCTATTGACGATGGACAATTAACATTATTTTAAATGAAAATATATGAACTAGTCTTCTATTGGGAAGATATATACAATGGTTGTGAAATTACTGAAACTATATTAACAACTAGTCGTGAACGTGTTGAAGCGGAAATAGAAGGTTTTAGAAACCGCAATTTAAAAAATAGAGGTGAGGAAATTAAGCCTTCGCACAATCATTACATCTATGCGTATAAAAACAACAATGTTAAAACATTTATAGACGGTTGGTCAAATCTTAAAATATTTGAGCATGATAAAATTAATTAAATTTGGGGCTTCATATTGTGCGCCCTGTCGCGCTATGATGCCTATTCTTGAAGAACTCAAAAATAAGATAGAAATAGAAGATATCGATGTGGATAAAGTAGATCCTATTGTGTTAACTAATTATAAAATTAGAAACATTCCTGTATTAGTCTTATTAAAAGATGATAAAGAAGTTTGGAGACATGTTGGAAGTATTTCAAAATCTGATTTAGAAAAAGAAATTGAAAAATATAAATTTTTATAATTCATGCAACAATTTAAATTTTTAATAATTTTTATTTTTATATTAAGTGTACAAAATATTTTTTGTAGGCCAATATATTCTTTGGGAGATCGAGTATTAAATATTAATGTTATAGCCGCTGTATCATATGATTATGAATACGATATCATGGAAAAACAAACTGATTATCCTTTTTCTATAGGTATAACTCCGTCTCTTTATGCGAAAAAATATTTAAAATATCAAAACTTAAATATTAGCTCTAATATTGAAAATATATCTGTATATAAAATTATTGGGAGTGAAGATTATATTGTGCTTATCAAACACTTTGAAGGAATTCGTACATTTCCATATCTTAATACCCTTGGTACTATATCTGAATATACAACATTTGATAGCTATTATGCATCTATTATACCAAGTTCATTAATTGATTCTATTTTAAATAATATTTCTATGTTAAGTACATTAAAATATTATCAAATTGATAATATTTTAAAAGATGAAGACAAATTAATCTATAGGTGTTATAATCCTGTTAGTTATATGTCAGAATATTACCTGATAAATAAAGATAATAAAATTCTATTATATCGTACATATTTTAATAAAAATTCTAGAAAATTTAAAAAAGCATATAATGTAATGCTGCAGATTATAGATAAATATTATTTTGAGATTGATAAATATTAAAATATTATGAAACTAATTAAACCTTATTTTGAAATTATAGAACAAGAACCTGGACTAGATGGTATATATAAACAAATAGAATTGGCGGGGCGTTCATGCTACAAATCAGAGGATCGTATTACAGAAGACTCAGCAGAGAAATTTGTTAATATGATTAAGGATAGACAGCATACTGCTATGCTTGAACATGGTACTGTATATCTTTATATTCATAAGGATCATGCTTACAATGTAATAGGTGATAATTGGGTAACTGAACAATACCTTTCTAATTCTTACTCAGTTATTAATACAGATTCTTATGGTAATTATCATATCACAACTAATTACAGAGTTTTATATGAAAATGACTGGCTTGACGATTTAAAATATCTCTGTGAACCTACTGAATATCATGAAAAACGAATTACAGTAAAGTTTATTTGTGATCGAGGTGTTTCCCATAGAGAAATTTGTGGCTTAGTGTAGTAATACACTTCGAAAATTGGGTGAATTGCTGGAAAGCTAAAATTTCAAAATATAAATTTGTTGAAATGTGTCAAAAAGTTGTAAATCATGCTAATCAGCAGCCAAGTCAAGATTAGGTTAAAAGATCTTGAAAGGTTCAGAGACTACGAAGGTGAGCCTAACAATAATCCTTCGCAAGAGTGCCCAATATCTTAATTAAAACTATATGAAAACTTATTTTGATAAAATAACTCAAACGTGAGTTAATTATAAACCTGAAATTTATTGATCTGGACTAATATGTTCAGAAACAGGAGATAAAATATACATCAATGATGTATATCAAGTGTTAAATGCAGCAGGTTGAGATAGACCTGTAACATTAACTTGCACAGAAGATACATGTAATAATGCTAATACATGATATTCAAATAAAAAGTTAAAATATAGAAAATTAAGATAATGATATAGTCCGATACTCCTTTGAAAAGAGGAGAGTACAGAATAAAGAGTCTGTACATAACAAATGGAATTTGTAAGGCATAGAGTATTTAGTTTTGCTCAAGAAAGTACCCGTTAATAGAGCAATAGCGGCCTAATAGAGTAATCTGTTATGAAAATCCAGTGAATTGCTGAAAAGCTAAACATAATAATGCATGCTAATCAGCAGGCAAGCCAACCTTTAACAAAGTTGGAAGCTTCAGAGACTAATAGTTGAAACTTTATGGAAAATATTATAGTAAATTGTAAAGAGTGCCCAGATTACTGTGTATTTTTAGAAGGAAAGGATTATGAATGGTGTAGTTGCTATAATTTCTTTAAAGAATATAATACTGACACGAGTGCTGGACATCCTATAAAGGATGATGATATAGTCCGATACTCTGAGGAAACTCAGAGAGTTCAAGATAAAGAGCTTGAACATTAACTAATTGTACTGTAATTATAGCAAAGATAAGTTTGGTAATGAACTTACTTTTATTATTCCTTATTGGACAAATATTCCAGAAGGACAAAGTTATTGGCATGATGGCATTGGGTATCGTGTAGGAGCAGATATTCAAAATAAAGATTTTGGATATATTGAGAAGTCTCCAAACTATTTTAATTTCTTATCTTCTTTAGAAGAATCAGAAAAATGTTATTTTAGACTATTAAATGAAGGATGGGTTCCTCAACAAGCTCGTTCTATACTTCCAAATTCTCTCAAAACAGAGTTAGTAATGACTGGAACCGTTGAACAGTGGAAAGGATTTTTCAAACTACGTTGTGATGTTGCTGCACATCCACAGGCTAGAGAACTTGCTATTCCTTTGAAAGAGGAATTCATAAAAAGAAACTTAATAAATAATTAATATGGAGATAAATAAATATGGATCTGATTAAAGCTTGTAAACAACTTGTAGTTAAAGATCCTTTTTATGGTTTATTTCTATTATCTTTAAATAAATATTATTCTAAAGATGATGCAACAGCATGAGTTGCAAGAAACGGGATTAACTATGAATTATGTGTTAATCCCGATTTTTGAAATACTTTAACTGATGATGAGCAATTAGGAGTATTAAAACATGAGCTATTGCATATTGCATTTAAACATTTGTTAATGCAAGAATCTTTTAATGATAAAAAAGTATTCAATATTGCCGCTGATGCAGAAGTAAATCAATATATTGATGTTCTTCCAAAAGATGCTATTGATATCAAAAATATTGATCCCATGCTTCCTCCAAAAGCAGGAACCAAATACTATTATGAATACCTTTATAAAGATAAGAAAGACTCCTCTGGGGGGCCGAAAAACCATAATCATTGAAAGGATTTTTCTGATTTATCAGACGCAGAAAAAACTTTAATTAACAATCAAACTGACCACATTGTAAAACAGGTTGCAACTCAAGTAATTAAATCTAGAGGAACTATTCCTTCCGAGCTGAAAGAATATGTGGATAAATTGTTTAAGATAAAACCTTCTATATTTAACTGGAAGGCCTATTTTAGACGACTTTTAGGATTTGCTATTGATGTCTTTGTAAAAAAGACACATCGCAAAGTATCTAAACGGTTTGAGGGAGCTGCGGGTATTAAACTAAAACATAAACATGATATTTTAGTTGCTATTGATACCTCTGGTTCTGTTAGTACTAAGGAGTTAAAAGATTTTATTAGTGAGATTTATCACATCTGGAAAGCTGGGGCAGGTGTTGATGTAATTGAGTGCGACGCTAGAATACATAGAATATATCCATTCAAAGGGACTTTTGATGGTACATTCACTGGTAGAGGAGGTACAGACTTCAAACCTGTTATTGACTACTACAATCAATGTAGAAAACAATACTCTACTTTAGTATTCTTTACAGATGGCTATGCACCTACAGATACTTTTAAAGTAATGAAGCAGATGATCTGGGTAATTACCTCTAATGGTAATAAAAATAATCATTATCCAGGTTACAGTATGTTTATCCCATCTGATAATGGAGCTGAATAAAGTTAATTTAGAAGAATTTAAAACTATATTTCAATATATTATTGAGAATAACAAACGTTTAGTGGAAGTTGGAAAAATTCCCACTGCAATTTCATTGGAAGCCGATTCAGGAATTGGAAAGACTTCTACAATTTTACAAATAGCTGAAGAACTGAATATGGGATTCATCAAATTGAATCTTTCTCAGTGTGAAGAATTGGGAGATTAACATTTGGAAATTAGTAAAATAATGTTTAAATTTGTTTTTATTAAATGATTAACATCAAATATGAAAACATTATTTACACTAAGTAGCAAAGAATTATCTAAAAAATCAGGTATATACAAGTTAAGCTGTGGAGGCCACTTGTATATAGGAAGTAGCAAGAGTCTATATTCAAGATTAATAGAACATAGAACAGATTTATTAAAAAATAAGCACCCTAATGATTTTTTACAAAAAGTATCCAACAAATATGGTATACAAAATATTAATGTAGAAATCTTAGAATTCTGTGATCCTCAAATTAGAATAAATCGAGAAAAATATTGAATAGACTACTATAAATCAGATATGAATCTTCAAGATCCAGTTACAAATGAACTATCTGAATATAGTAGAAAAAAATTAAGTAATTCAATAAAACAAGGTGTATTAAACGGCAAATATAAGACACAATTTGATTTTTGTGAAGTAGAGCAGTATAACTATTTTGGAGAATTCATGTGTAAGTATAAAAATAAAGAAGACGCTGCATTACAACTCAATTTATCAAAAAAAGATGTTCAAAAACTTGCTAGCGGATACAAAAAAGGTGTCTGTTGAAATGGAATTCGATTACGATATAGTAATAGCGAAGTTCCTGTTCAAAAATTTGAAATTAATCCGCAATATATAGGAAAACATTTTGATTTTTATTATTTAGATGATAATAAAAATGAACAATTTGCTTTTAGTAATGTCAAAGATGTTTGAAAATTTCTTGCTATGCATCTTAAATTAAATAAACAGATAATTTTAATTCCAAAATTAAAACTTCGTGAATCTGGAAACGTCTTAACAGATAATGCTGAAGATAATCCTAATCCAAGTACTTAAGAAATTAAGTAAAGGATCAACGACTAGTTAAAGTACCCTTACCAAGTGGTGTTGAAGGAGAAATAACCACGAGTGCGAAGTATAGACCTATATTTACCAAAATTTAGTGGTCTATAAAGAGATAGTCTGAACTATATAGAAATATATAGAAGTAAAGGATAAAGAGCCCTTACGATAACAAAAAAATTGCTAATTGGTTTCCCCATAAAAGAATATTATGTCTGCTCTGATGAAGGTGAATGTCAATGGGTTTCAAGCGATCTGCTGGCATATTATCTACAAAATGGGTACAAGGTCCAGAACCTAACTCGAATGTCCTACGCGCCTCCTACGTGAATGCCAAAGGAAGATAATGAAAATGGATGTATATTGCTTTTAGATGACTACTCGCGTAAATAAAAATAAATATAATAATATTTGTATAGTCATCAAATAAGTATTATATATGTATATAAAATAATATATAATATGATACATCTATTTTCAGAAAAATTAATACACAATTATCATGATAATAAATTTATGCAAAGAGTCTACAATAAGTACAAAGATGGAGGTAAAATTTACTATCAGATACTTGAAGTTTGTAATCAAGATGAGCTAAAAACTAGAGAAAAATATTGAATTGATAAACTAAATCCAGATATTAATATTGTTAAGGATCCTACTATGGAGAATAGCAGTAAAGCAACAAATAGAAAAGTAGAAATTTTAGATACTGTTTCTGGACTAAGTAAAATTTATAATAGTATTGCGGATGCAGCAAGAAGTATTTGTGAACCTCAAGATAATTTTAATTCTATTTGTGCTTCTATATCAGTAGTTTGTCATAACAAAGGTAAATTAGTAAAGCATAGGTACAAATGTAAATATTTATAAGTGCGCGAGTATAAAATTCCGTGAATCTGGGAAAATCCTAATAGGACAACCCTAATCCAAGCTTAGTAGAAATACTAAGAAGGATCAACGACTAGTAGATACTGTCTTAACAGATGATGCTGAAGAGAATGAACTACCACGAGTGCGGAAGTATAACCTATATGTATCAACATTCAGTGGTTATATAAGATATAGTCTGAACTATATAGAAATATATAGAAGTAAAGGATAAAGAGCCTTTACGATAACAATAATGGCTTTACCTATGTTCTTACAAGCAACTATGGAGCTTATTGATAGAGGTGAATATATCTCTTGGAAACTTCCTAAGAACTGTACTATTGTACTAACTTCTAACCCTGACAATGGGGATTATAATGTTAGTACAATGGATAATGCTCAGAAAACTAGATACATTAACTTTGAAATAGACTTTGATGTTAATGTATGGGCTCGTTGGGCAGAAACGGATAAACTGGATTCTCGAGCTATTAATTTTGCTTTATTGTATCCAGAGATATTTGAGAAAGAAGGCAATGTACAAAAAATTAATCCTAGAAGTTATGTTACTTTTTGTAATGCTATTTCTGGTTTAAAGGACTGGAGTACTCCATCAAACTTAGCTATGATTCTTAATATTGCTAAGGGATGTTTTACATCTAAAGAGAATATAGTTGGTAATTTATTTACTACATTTATTGCAAATAAATTAGATAAACTTATTGCTCCCAAAGATATGCTGTTTGAACCTTGGGATACTGTAAAAACTAAAATTAAGAGTTGTGTATATGATAGTAATGGATATCGTCCAGATATAGCTTCTGTATTATCTACAAGATTACTTAATTATAGTCTTTTATATTTCGGAGAAAAGGGAGCCAAAACAGAAGTAGTTCAAGATCGATTGCTTGAATTTATCAATTCTCCTGAACCTTTACTAACTGAGGACTTATTGTTTCATTTAATTAAAACAATCACTACAAAGTTTTCAGGAAGAGCAAATAAGTTAATTATGAATCCTAAAATCAGAGCTAAAATTTTATAATATGAAATTAAACGGAATTGATATTGCATTTCTTGTTCCTTATAGGAGAAATTGTGGATCAGCAAATTTATGTAAATGGTCTTTATATCATTCAGAAAATATGCGTTTTTCAGTTAGAACTTCAATGGTGCTACATACCCCTGAAGAAGTAAATACTGCGCTAACTAATAAACTTACAGATCTATCGGATGTAACTAAGCTATATTTTGACTCTAGTTCAACCTATCCACGGTTCAAAATTAGAGATACAAAATTTCAAAGAGTTATTAAGGTAGCAAGATGTGATGCTGCTATAATTCCAGATTCTCTTAACTATTATCCTAGTAGTGGAGAGTATTATTTATTTGAATATGTTAAAGAGGATCAAACTAAAATAATTTATAGCATTTGCCCAAAATTGTTTAAAGATAATGATTCATTTATTTATGATAATGTTTGCTCTCAGGGAACAGACTTTATAGATGGCGTCAAAACTATAAATACCTTACCTAAAGGTTCCACTTTGATTTATAGTGGAAAGTTAGTATTTTGTGATGAAACCTATACAGAAACAATTGATAATATAGTTTCTGTATATCCAAAATATGCAAAAGAAAGTGCTCTAGATAAATTAGTTAACGGTACATTGGAAAAGATTACCGAAAAAAGTATCTTGTCATTAAATGATATGCTAGCATCAACCGATGATACTACTGTGGAACTGGGATTAAAAATTTTACAAGGAATGAATGTTACAGAAAGCCCTGCTGCAGTAACATGTTTATTATATGGGAATTTCGATAATATATTTAAGAATAAAGCCATGGGAACAACAGGAGTATCTCAAGTTTTTAAGTCCTTAAATGTAGATACAAAATATATTTCTCATGATCCTATTACTGGAATAGCTAAAGCGTTAGAGTTAAACACTTGGAAAAATGCAACATCTGAAGATAAATCTTTAACATATACTTTATGTAGAGGCATCCTTTCTAATTTTTATAGAGAAAAAGATAAACAAGTTATGGACACTCTTCATAACCTCCCATTTAAAATCAAAACATATGTTGACTAGGAATATTCTATGTATAGCTGGTTTAAAGGGAAGTGGCAAGGATGAAAGTGCGAAAATGCTTCAATTTTGTTTGAATTCTCCAAGATGAATGCAAACATATTGAATGTATAAACATTGTAATATCTTTACAGAGGGAAAGTTTAAGATTTGTAGATTTGCTGATACTTTAAAATGTCTTCTTTCAATACTCCTTAATGTTAGTGTTGAAAGATTTGAAGATAGACAATTTAAAGAGGACTATTACATAGATTTCAGTACTTTAACAATTCATCATAAGAATTTTGTAGAAAGAGAAAAAATTCTAGTAGATAATAAGTTTTCAAAGTTAGCTAAGGATCTTAATCCTTCTTTAACTGAAGATTACTGACTTTCTATTAGACAGGTTTTGCAATACTTTGGAACTGAAATAATGAGATATTATTTTGGGGATAAATTATGGATTTTAACTACATATGAGCAAGAGTGCAAAAATATGATTATCTCAGATCTGCGATTCCAGATTGAATTTGAAGAATCAAAGAAACGAGGAGGGGAAGTTATTTATATCCATAGACCAGAGTGCAAGGCAGGCTCTCATGCCTCAGAAAGAGAGCTTTTAACATTATATGGAAATGGAGACTATGACTATCTGATTAATAATGATGGTACATTATCCGATTTATTTTACAAAATAAAAAATATTAGTAAACTATGCCTACAGAAATAAAACGATGTGGATATTGCGAAAGCAATAAAATTGAACATGAGTTCCAAGACACAAAGTATGGAAAATATATTCGAGTATTTAATCTTAAAGAATCTGGAAAAGGTTCTAATTGCACTGTGTGCAATGGAGGATTAAAAGTTAAAAAATAAATTAAAATACCCCTACTTGCTATATGCAGGTAGGGGTATTTTTTTTAACTTTCTTCGGTTAATTTACGTACAGCTGGACGTAAAGGTTTAAACATACCGACGGAATTAACAGTTCCAGACAGAGCTGCTTCAGCTATATTTAAATCATCATCTCCTGCAGCTCTTAAAAAGTTTCTTGCAGTAGTTTGTAAAATGTTAAATGAAGGAACTTCCCAAGTAAATAAACCTTGATCTAAAAGTCTTAATACAGAGAAATCTTGAGTAGATTGATCTGCTATCCAGTATAAATTCTGGAACATAGAACCAGCATTTTGAAGTTGCTTTTTATAGCTAATTCCTGTTACTTCTGGATCATCAAAAAACATCATTCGTATTAATGTAATAAATAAGGTTGATAATAGAAGGTCATATAAGCCTTGAAGTACATTTGAATGTCTAATATCCCCCTTTTTACCATAATCCTTCCATAATTTTTTATACACAGAAGTATCACCATTGCGAAGAGCTTCATATGTACCTATTCCTAAATCTTTAAACAAGTGAATATAGGATTGAAAAATTCCTTCCATATATGCACCAGTTCAGCCCAGCTTTGGTTTTGCATCTGCTGCATATTGTTTATACTCACCTTCTAAATCCTTGTCATTTACTATACGTACTTCTAATGGACTGTTATTTATTGCTATAGACCATAGTTTGTTTCCTGAAGAATCAGTCAGTTGTTCATAACTACCTCTGGCAGTTTGATCTGTTCGCACTTGGAAATACATCATTTTTTTAGCAGACATGAAAGCCATAAATTGCTTAAAAATTCCTCCGATAGCAGTCTTAAAGAACCATGCTTTCACCTCTTTGTCATAGTAACCAAAAGACATATCAGCGAAAGATTTAAAGGAGTTACGTTGTAAATCTGTATATGCTTTAGGAAGATTAGGAACTTTACCTGGTTCTGGACTTGGAATTTGCTTAGCTACTCCTAATTCTTTATTCATATCATCCCTCATAACCATATATAAAGCTTCCTGTTCATTAAACTTTGTTTTTAATTCTTTAGGTACTTTACTATAGTCTCCTTTGTACTTCACATAGATATCAAACCTTTTGTCTTTTGCCATGTTATACTTTAATTCTCTTACTCCATCCTTAGATTCTACTAACTCATGAGCATCCCAGCACCCATCATGAATCATTTGAGCAATGAACATTGACATTCTATTCCAATAATCAGGAGCAGTCAAAGACCATGACATAAACCTGTTGAATGTTGCAAATACACCAGTTTTATTAGAAGTTGCTTGTTCTGGAATTTCAGTAATTGACATATTAGCCATTCCATAGAATTCATTAAGAAGTTCTACTTTGGTAACATTCATAATAAAGTTAGGGACATCTCCAGTTAAAATACCTAAAGCTTTAATATATTCTCCCACTCCAAAAGTATCCTTACCATAAGATGCAAACATAGCTTTACTTATATTTGTCCAGAAGCCCATGATAACCTCTCTAGGAACGTTCATTATATTCCAACCAAGGGCTACTGCTGATGCAGCTGCGCGAACTGGGGCAATTACTTTATAAGCAGTCTGAACTTCAGGGGCCATGATACTATCATTATATATAGCACTTTTTACATACTTTCTGACAAACTCTTCAAAATTAGGAAGTTCTTTACCAGTTACATAAGATTGGAATTGTATAGAATAAAGAGCCCCTTTTATCGCAGGTATAACTTCCATATCAAAGACTTTCTGAGACTCCATAGCTATTGTAAAAGTATCAAGTATTGTCTCTAAGTCCATAGAAAAGTTTTTAATTCCTCCATTCTTCTCAATAATGTCTCTACGAACATTTGGGTTCTTCCTAGATTCAAATTCATTATAAACACCTTGGAACAAGTCAGAAACTTTTTTACGTTCTTCTATTTGTCCTTCCAAAGTATCTTTCATCTGAACTGCCTTATTTCTAATCTCATCATATCATGAACGAACAGAAGGGAAATTAATTCCTCCTTTTGGATCCCTAAATTTATCTAAGCCATTAGCTCTAAGTAGAGGGATAAAATAATCTTCTCTATTAAACTGCTCTTCTTTAACATCTCTTCAAGAATTTCATTTATACTTCTTCTTGTCGTAGGAATATTTATTTAATTCGTAAAGAGTATATTTGATAAAATCCCTTTGAGCTGGGGTTAAACTTGTAGAGGTTCATGGGTTTTTTAGGATATAATCATCATCTTCCAATTCATTATCACTATTTCTTCTAAATAAATTAAAGTAATTAGAAGAACTATCTCCAACAACTAGATGTCGTATTAATCCATAATCATTTCCTTTTTTGAGTTTGGCTACTTGTGCTCTATTTATTGCCTTATATTCAGAGAAGGTTTCTCTGATTTTTCCAAATGCAGCGTCCACAATAGTTCTAATTATCTGGACATTTTCACTAGGAATCAAGTCCATGGAAGCTCACATTGCTCCAGAATTCCACCCATACATTGAAATATCAGACTCACAAACCATCTCTCTATTCTGATAGATTGCTAAGGCTTTTTCAATTTGATCCATTAATGTAGTTTCTGGACAGATAACATTAATCTTTCCAGGATTCTCAAATAATGCTGGGAAACTATCTTTAAGCTGTTGTCTAATTACTTTTAATAGCTCTACCTTTGTAGAATCTATTAAATCAGAAGATGCAGTTTTTATTTTATCTAACCCCGATCTTTTTGTAAGAACTTCCTTTAAAAGATTAAACTTATCCCCATCTAAAAGATTACCCATTTTCGAAGGTTTGATATTTTCTCCTACCTGGGAAAGTTGCTTTGTAGAATCTATAAACTGATTAAACATGTACAGCACATTCACTAAGGGATCAACAAATCTATCTTTAGACAGATTATTATTAATTCCCAGGAATCTGGTTGCTATCTCCATGTTATTAATCATATTAGCAGTAGTCATCATATATCCAACAGGGGCACCTAATTGTAGACATGCAACTGTTCCAAGTTTCTTACCACTTCCTTTTAATAGATCATTAGCAATTAGTAAAGATTTTACTATTTCTATGTTACCAATAGTTTTTAAATTTCTATCTCCTACAACATTAGGAACATTTTCAAATAATTTGGCCTTCTTATTTGTAGAATCCCAAGGAATGTTTGGATTCAACGATAAACAATTTATAATGTCAATTCCAATAGGAGTTTCTATTAGAATCATATTATACTGTTTCGCAAGGTCTGAATTTATCACTTTTGCCCCAGAGCCCTTATACTTTAATAGAACTGCTGATAATTGGTTTATGATGTCTCCACTATTAGCTGCACTAGCAAATGAGGAAATGTCTTTATCACTTCTATTTAGGAATTCCCTTATATCACTAACTAAAGTTTCATATTGGTTATCAAATCTATTACCAGAACGTTCGACAATTTCCTGAGCAACTTTATCTATTACAGAATCCAAGTTTTCCTTAGAAATTCCTTTAATAGTCTTTCTCTCAAGTTTTGCTCCAGTTTCACTTCATATATTATATGATAGATTATACTTGCCTTTATATACAGAATTCTCAGCATTTTTTCTTAGCTGTGCCTTTATGTAATCAATATTAGCTTTTTTCTGACCTCTAGCTGATCCTTTTCCAAATAGAGATTCTATATTAGAAGCCATTACCTCCAATTGCTTTGGATTTACTTCCAATCTTTGAATAGCTCTAGAAAATATTGGATCTAAGTTTGCATTAATATTACTATCTGTCTTTACGCTAGTTGAAAAAGATTTTAGAATTCCATTAGTAGCAGTCTTATCTTTTCCCAAAGTAATATTATATATATCAAGACCACTATCATTTACTGGAAGTCCTAATTTTCCCAGTAGTCTCCAGTACATAGCTAACTGATATTTTGTTTTCAAAGTCTTTTCTGACGCCCATTCAGAAATATCATTCCTTGAAACTTTTAGATCAATTATATTAGGAACACCATTAACAACTAAAATTGCATCTAATTTACCTCTGATTTTTTTCTTTCCGTTAACCTCAGAATCTAAATCAGCGGTTATACGTTGTTCCGCTAACCAGGATACAGTGGGGGATTCTCCTCTATCTCTATACGTCCTTGTATAAACATCTTCAATGTCCTGCTTTGCCTTTACAACTCAGTTATAATAAGAGTCAAAGACTTGTTCAAGAGATGGGGAGGTTTCTGTACCTGCAATCAAATCCTGAATAACAGTAAGTGAGTCAGGCACCTCATCATAATCCTCTCCATATTTTACCCTGAAAGTATCTAGCAAATCTGTTATTGCATTCCAGACTTTAGTTTTACGAGTTGCTGTTTCTACAGGATTTTTAATAATCATTTCAAAAATCTTGTGGATAATCTCTCCTCGTAACATAGTATCTAAATTATTTCTATTCTCCTCCTGAGCGTCTAAATCAAATTGAGCTAGTGTTTCTTCATCAAGCGTAAATTCAGAATCTTTAATTTGCTCCTGAAAATACATAAACCACTCTTTAGCAGGTCTTAGTTTAGCATCTCCTCTTCATTCCGAGGGTAGAGTATTATCGAAATAAGTAGTTCTAATCAAGTCTATTGCTTCAACGTTATTTTCAGCTTCTCCTTTAAACATAGCATAAGCTCTAGCTATAGAAGTCTGAATAAGCACATTTAAATAGTTGTTAGTTATAAACTCAGGAAATAATCGCTTATACTCCTCCCCTTTCAAAACTCTTATATCAGCCAGAGCAGTACTAAGAGATATAGCATCACTTCTTTTGCCATACTCCTCAGTATCCCAATCGTTTAATTTGGTTTGAGTAAGTAGCTCTTTTGTAGCTTCCCAGGATATTTGATTTGCAGCTCTAATTACATTAACTGTTCCACTATGAGTATCCTGTACATTTACATATAATTCACTTTCTTTAGTAACAGGGTTTATCATTTCCTCTATTACTACATTTGTATCTTTTAGATACTCTCGAGCATCAGCTTCAGTATCAAATACTTTAAACTCTTCTTTTCCTTTAATTTTAACTATACATGCCATTATAACTCACAACTAATGATATATAAACCTTTATCTATTAACTCTTGAATAAAAGTATCTACTTGTTCTTCTGTTTTGCCATATTTTTCAAATAATTCTGCTCTATTTCTTTCAAGAGTATTTACAAAAATATCTCCGTTTGTGGAGTCCAATATATCAGAACTTAATTGGTCTATTGTAGACTGAACTTGTTCTGAAACTTCTAAATTTTCTTGATTGATAACAATATCTTTTAAAGTTCTTCAGAAAACTTTTGGGTTTGCCACTTCTGATGGTTTTTCAACAGCCACATCATTCAAATACATGTAGTAATTAAGTGCTAATTTAAGCTGCCTATAGGTGTCGGAGGTAGCTGTAACCTTTCTCCTCATTCCTATTTGTAATGTTGGAACTACATTTCCGTTAATAGTTGCTGTATTTACTTTAGCTAATTCCTCCTGGTCATAATTAAAAAATATAGTATCAAAATTAGTAACTCCAAATAAATCATGTAGGATTATTCTTAAATCAGATGTACTTAATATTTGATCCTCATTTTCCACTACTTTTAGTGTCAGCAACAAATCTTTTAGCTCTTTATTCCCTTTAGTAAATGTGATGGTATTTATTTTTTCAATGGGGTCCAATGTATAATCCCCATTTACAAACTCATCTCCTTGCTTAACATATATACCAGAAGAAGTACGTATTATACTCCCTTCTGGAAGAACAGAGGTTAATTCCTGCCCATTTACAAGAGTATTACTAAATATAGGTTCCTGATTGTTTCAATATCTTAATTTTTTTTTATCAGAACTTTTATTACTATAAAAATCTATAGTTTCTGTAGTATCTGAAGTAACTCCAAATCATTTTCTAAATAAATCTTCAGAATCTTTAGGATCCACCTTGATGTATTTCCCATTAACTATATTATACCAAGCTTTTCCAGCCAACAAATAAGATTTTCCTGAATCACTAAGAGTGAATGGAGTATATAGTTTATTTATTCTACTAATATCTAAAGTCTCTTCAGTTCCAGTATTTAGATTTAAAACTTTTATTGTGTTTTTCTCATCTCTTGACTGAACTATATAATCCATTCCTTTAGATTTAACCAAATACCCAACAACTTTTTTTGTATCTGTTTTTAGGATATCCTTAACCTCTTCTGTAGTCATATTTGCTGCAGATTCATAAGGAATATATAGAGCAGCAACAAGTTCTGGAAGACGATTATTAGCTAGCCAAGTTAACTGTTTATAAATATCTTCTATTGAAGTATCCCCTTCTTTGGCGTATAATTTACTAATAATTTCAGAAACCCTTGAAGATCCCTCTTGCAATTCTAAATACGACTTATAAAGGATTTTAACTTTAGGTTCTTTATAAAAGAAGTTATTTCCTGTTAATAATAGAGCCCTTTGTTTAGTAAAGCCGTACCAATTTTTTGTATCCCCTCAACTTGGAATTACTAAAGCATTTCTTTGAAACTGATTAGCATCATATGACTCAAAATCATTTAGTGCCCAGTTTAATTCAGAATTTCCAACAAACTTATTTATAAACTCATCTTGAGATAGACTGGAGGTCAGTCCCCCAATATATAACTCTTGATTAGTCTTTTCATTAGATAGGGAATTCAATATAGTATCAAATAATGTGTACCTATCTACATTATCACCTTCAACTCAATATCCAACTGGAAGAGTTCCTCTGGTGATAAAGTTATAGATAAGTTCCCAATCTGAACCTTGTACAGACTCAGATTGGGGCTCATCATTCATTATTTTAAATATATTATCTCTAACTTTAATTTCAATACATGCCATACTAACATAATTTTATAGTTACAATACCTTTAGCAAAAGCACTTGATAATGCATTTCTATGTAATAATACTTGCATACCAAAGTTCTTAACAGATACAAATAAAGGTAAATATGTTGGATTCACAGCTCAAGATGGTCTTTTTGATCCCATAGAACCTATTAATGGATCGAATGAATCCTCATATATATCATACCCAGGAAGTTCTTTATTTCTTCCAAAAATATCTTTTAAATCTGGAATTTTATTTACTTCCTCTAAATTTGCATATGTTGAAACTGCTTTATCATATTTATTAACGTATCTAACCCATTTTGAAACAATACTATCTGGGTCTTCGATATTAAGATTCCCATCTAAAAGCATTGTAATGGAATTTCCTCCTACTGCATGCTTATTTACTAATAAATCATAGATATACATCCATTCATATATAGAATGTCCATTTATAGTATCATTCTGAATACCATAAAAATTATTTTTTATAATCTCTATAGTATCTTCATACTGTGGATCTGATAAATTAACTCTGGACCCAATAAATGTGATTCTTTCTCCAAATAATGGATTATGAATAGAATTAGCTATAAGATTAGAAGCAAAACTGTTATTAGGATATCGTCTCTTTAACTCTGGAATAATAACCCTTTCTATATAGGGTTTCAGAGAAATTAACCCATCAAATGTATCTGTAGACAACACTATTGGAGTATCCGTTACAACCTCCTCAACAGAATTATTATTGTTGATTCTTTTCCAATATCTATTAGATTCATATTCAAATGGTTCACTTATAAAGAAGTCGAATATCTTTCTATCATTAACTAGTCTAAGAAGAGATCTTAACACAGTGTCATCAACCTGATAATCTCTTGAAAGATCTTTATAAGCGATTGTGTATGTATTATCAATATCCTTAGATAGTAATTGCATATTACGCTTAAACTGAATTGGAACTGAAAACATCTCCCTATAATGAGGAACTGAATTAATAATATCTAATAAATTAAAATTAATCTTAGATTGATCATAAATGCCAATTCACTCTTTAGCATACACTGGATCATTTAAAAATTTCTCAAAAGAAAAAGATCTTTTAGTTACAGCCTTTATAGTATTCTCAATCTTTAATTGGAATAAAAGAGGTGAACCAAATTCAACCTGAATTCCTCCATTAATTCCAAGAAGTTGACCTAGGCTAGTTAATTCCTCTGCTCCTGCAAATAATTTTTCAAGAACTTTTATTTTGGCAGAAAATTCTGAATTGTTTACAGGCTTACCTAAATATTCCCCATATAAAGTTTTTACTCTTGCTAGAGTTTTCTTTGTAGAGAGAATTTTGCTGATTTTACTTATGGAAGTTTCCTTATTAAAAAGATCTCCTCTACTAATAGTTATTAAAACATTAATTAAAGGGTCAGTAAAAATGGCAGCTGCCTGATCTAAATTCACCCCTAAAGATAAGCAAAATTCGTAAGCTGGCAAAATCTCAGGAGTAGCATTTAGTAAGTCCATTTTCATTTCCTTAGCATTATCCGTAGATGAACTGATAACACTAGAATTTATAGTTGTAGGAATGAAATCCCCTATTTTAGAACCTATAGGAACTAATTGTAGTTTTTTTGGACTTTCTCCTATAAAGAAAGAATGAATTTCTTTATCCCCAATAGTTTCTGATACTGTTTTTACATAAATTCCATCATTAAGATGAAGAGCTTCAGTTCTCTCATCTGTAACCTTAGTATCTATTGTCTCCCAGCCCTCAAATAAATTATAGAGATATTCATAAGATGCCAAATTTAGAGTTTGCCCTGGATAACCAAAACTTACAATATTTTTACTACCTGCTCTTCAATCTGCTGGCAAAGGTATTTGAATATAATTGGCAACATTATCCCCAGCTTCCTGTTTTAAATTATAGTAATAAGTTAAAGCATAAAAAGCTTTTTGAGCTACTGCAGAGATACCAATATCTTTTTTACCAACAGATGTAGTTTGATTAACAAAAATATCAGTTAAAGGATTAAGGTGATTTCTTTTAGCTGCTTCAAGGTTTCTATCTTTAACAGTATCATTAACTGGGTCCATGGTAGTAGGATCAGTAGATGCCATTAATGTTCTTGGATCTCTATAAATTCCTTTAATCGATTCTAGAATATAATTTTGCATTGCTTGGATCTGATCTGAATTAGAATTCTCTAATCCAGAGCGTGCAACTAACTCATCCTTAATTATTGAAAATGCCCTCTCAACTCTTCTTCCAATTTCTTTAGGATCTAACCTTCCCCATGCTCTAATAGTGTCCTCATCAGCTGCTATATTTACTCTAGCTAAGTTATTTATGTCAAGCAAGTACTCTTTGTTTAACCTAATATCAGTTGTATCCAGATAACCAGATATTTTTGAAATTAAATTTGGAAGTTCCTCAAAAGTATTATTTAAAATAATATTTCCAAGTTCTACATTTATTTCTAATTCTTCATTAGATAGATTTATTCCCAAATCAGAGGTAGAGTCAATAATTGTTAATTCTCCCTCTTTCATTTCCTTATATATTCCATTTCTATCCAAAGCTGCCATTATAGCATATGCCTTATCAATGTCATAGTCACTACCCTCTAAGAATACATTCATATTCGGAACCATAGTAACATTGTTGCCCCAAGGTAGATACCCTACAGTTTTTATAACCATAGCAAATGCAAGTGCTTGTGCAGGAATACGAGACATTACAGCGTCATTAGACTTTAGCCATGAATCATATTGTTTTCTAGCTACCCTGTCAAATATCTGATCTACATTATCCGAATTAAGATTATATAAATGTTTTCTAGATAATGTACTGTCACTCCTATAAAAAACGAAAGGATTAGAATCTAAGATAGTATTAAGATCTTCCTCGTTAGTATAGATCATTTCTACTGTGATTTTGCCTTCAGTATATTTATATAACTTAGCATTATCAGGCCATTTGTATAGTTTATTTCCTAAAGCATCCAATCTGAAACCATCTTCATCTACAACTGGAATAGTTGATTTATATACACTAAGATCTAGCAATGAAGGATCTGTAATTACTGCAGTAGGTTTTCCATTAGAAGCATACATTAAGTAATTATATGGGACTACTATATTCTGAAATTTATCCTGAAGCTTTTCTTTAAAATAAGCTTCCTTCTTTTGTAAGATTTCAGATACATTCATTCCATCAATTCCAAAAGCATTTCTATAGTTATTAGTAGTTAATCGCTCTTCTTCCTTAATAACATATTCAAAGGTATCCATTGGGGTAACTCCTTCTGGAAGCTCTTTATTTATAATTTCAGTATTCTTTGAAACTATGGCATTAAGTACAACATCACTAAAATACTTTTGTAATGATTTCTTTAAATTAAATAATTCTTGGAAAGTGTAGGATTGTCCATTGTAATTAGTGGTATCATTTTTACCCATAGAGTCCAGGATATTAGAAATATCTGCAATTTGCTGCATGGTTTTAAAATGATACATACCAATAACCTCAGATCCATTAGTAATGAAAGCTTGTTTAGAACGTAAATTTCTAGGTAAATCAAGAGCTCTTACATAAGTAAATCCTTTAAGAATATTATCTCTTACAGCATTTAACTTATCCCAAGTATCAATAACTATTGGTTGACCACTTCTTGTTACAGGATTTACTAAGTAGTAGACATCTACAGGCATCACTTCATACGGAGATACTTTTTGGGCTTCTATGTAATCTTCTCTAATTGAAGATTTAGATTCATCTTCCCAAACTAAAGAACGTAAATAATCCTTGATGTTCATCTCTGAACCATCAGGAAGATATTTAATATCATCCTTAAAATAAGTAATTCCAGATTCATCTTCATATAACATACACATATTATGTGAAGGTACTAAAACGTCACCTCTACCTGACCATAATCTTGCTATGAACTTATTGAAATAAGAACCTACAGTAGTATGTAGTTTTCCAAGCATTTGGTGGTCACTATAAGGAGCTTTATATGGAGATGGTAATTTAGGGTTTAGATGCTGAATTTCTCTCATTAATTCATTAGCTAATCCCATAACATCCAATGTAGGGTCAGCAAAGATTCTTTCAATCTTTTTTCCAAATAAATTATCCAGTTTTTCTTGAGCTATACGTCTAGCATTTTCATCTACCATTGACATGGGATCTATAAAAGTTTTTTCCTTTAAAATAGAAACCATTTTACTAAGATTCTGATAGATGCGCTTAACTTTTTCTGGAACATAGTTATTCTCAGTAATAAATGATATTAACTGAGTAATCTCATGGATTTCTCCATCTTCTGCACTATGGTCAGGATCTAATTGAATACCAAAATTCTCAATATTCATTTTCACCGTATATCGCTTACTTAGATCCTTTTCAGCTACTCTAAGATCAACAACAGGTGTTTTTGCAGATTTTTGAGATGATGATGTTGGGAAATAATGAACAATAGCTTTTTTAGCATACTGATCAATATTGTTTTGAGAGTCTATACTATCAGTATTGTTAAGTCTGTTACCTAATCTATTCAATAATATAGTCATAGTGTCCATAGATTGCTCTCCATAAACCCCATTTTCATCACAGCTATACTCACCTCCCAAAATATCTTTCCATATAGAATATAGATTATTATTGGTAGATAATACATTAGTGACTCCAGTTACAGAATTGTACTTCTCATATTTTAGAGTATCGGAACTCTTGTCATAAGTAACATTAGAAATTAAATAAAGTACTCCATTTTCTTTTACAAAGATATCATCTAGCTCTGCAATTGTATTTCCATCATAATCAATAACTTCATTATCCTCATTGATGGAATATAAAGGATTTATTTTAACTCCTTCCAAAGATAATCTAACAAATATTAGAGGATCAATTCCTCCTACAACTGCAATATTATCATCGGAAAATTTTCTAAGTCATGCATTATCAATACTAAAGTCAGCTAATTTAGAAAGATACGCAAATCCTTTTTCAGGATCCAAAGAGTGCATCAGTAATTTTAAATCATTTCCTTTTGGCTTTACATCAGTTAATGATTGTTTAAGAAGATTATCACTAAATCTACATGAGAACATAGCACCATCAGCCACTTCTAGCGAAGTCCTAAACCCTTTTCCAGAAGATGCATTACCAGAATATGCAAACATTTCTGCAACATCATTTGCTATAGTCATAGTATTAATCTGATTAGATAATCCACTTAATACATTAGGCATACAAGAGTGCATAGTTGCAGTTAATGCAACCATACGTTTTACCATAGTTAAATGAGACCCAGAATCCATACTAATATAATCCTTACCCTTATTTTTATGAGATAGAGGCACTCCAACAGTATTAGCTAGAATATTTTCACTTAAAACATTTTTTATTAAGAAATAAGTATATAAAGGAGATTTCTTAGCACCCTCTGTTAAATTTCCATCAGTGGTTAGAAGATCTCTTACATTAATTGTAGTTTTATCATCTAACTTAATTGTAGGTAAAATTACAGATAATTGAGATAAGAACTCTTTATATATGGAATCAAAAGGTGCTTTTTGATTGAAAAGGTCAACAGAAGCCATCATATAAGGAGAAATCTTAGCTGTTCCTTTATTTAAAACATAATCATGGACCATTGCTATGTTTTTATTTGTTCCATATTGGTTATTGAACGCAAACAAAGCATCATTTATAGCATCTTCTCCAATGTTATTTTTCTGTAGATAAGCATTTATACTATTGGCTGCAGATATAAGATCTTCTAAAGAGTTCTCTTTAGCATTAGCCTTAATATCTATTGTAAGAGGAATATTGAAAAGTAATGCAAAATCTCTGATAGTATTTGTCAGATTTTGTGCATAGATATTTCTAAGCTCACTTAATACTTTAGATTCTATTTCAGAATTATTTTTTCCAAAATAGTTTTTAATAGCTGTTGAGCTAAATTCAAATAAAGGAATCCTAGGTTTATCTGAAGGAGTAATTGCCTGTATTCTTATAATAGAATCTGAGGAATTTTTCCAACTATTCCAAAAGTCTTCTATAAAAGCTAATTTAAAAGCTTCGGGATTACTTAAATTACCAACATCCTTAATTACTTCCTCTCCATTTATAGTAGTTCTTACAGTTGAACGGTAGATTGTTCTTAAAAATAAATTCTCTTCAGAATTCTTTTTATGCTTGAATAATATAGTTTGCTCAAATGGAGATACTGGGGCCTCTATTCCAGCTTTCTGATACTGTTGATTAACTTTCTCTTTTCTTAGTTTATTTCTATAAATCTGTTCCTGCACCGTTCCAGCAACACTTGATAATCCAATCATTGGGAGAGCTTTTCCTAAAACATTTTTAGAAGAGCCTTTAATTGAGTATGGATTATAAGCATTGATTTTGTTTAATACCACTAAGATTTTTCTAGCCCTTTTATCTTTGCCTTGATAATGCTGTAGGAAATCAGAAAAGTGTGTATCAACTGTTTGATTTTTAAAATCAACAATTTGTTGAATTGCTTCTTTAAATGCCCCAGCAGATGCCGCATCAATATCAACGGATTCTCCAAATATTTGTTGAGAGACACTACTTAAAGTATCTTCAGAAACATTTGCATCCAGGATATATTTACCACTATCAGTCCGAATAAAAATACCTTTGAATACTGGATTATCTAAGTCAAATAATCCAGAACTAACATAATCACTTAATTTTCCGTATGCAGTAGAATTCTCATCTATTGAAAGACTTAAAACATTAGCAGTTCCAGATAAATTATAGTCTATATATGTATTAGTTTTATATTTATCAAAGCTTTTTAAGAAAATATCCACAGGATTAAAACCTGTAAACTCTGTTAACTGTTTCTTGGAATTTTCATAAAAATCAGTGGCCTCTCCATCAGAATAAATCCATTTATCAAGAAAACTATGAAGAACATTCTGATAAAGCTCGGAATGAGCTCCAGTATTACTATATTTTCCTACTAAATAATCAATTAAAGAGTATGGATTTTCTAGATATCCTATATAGGCATCTTCAGGCATAGCATTAATTTCTTCAGAAATAGATGCAAAAAAAGTATTTCTATTTAAAGTTCTATTATTAAGCCTGTCTTCTACCTCTCCATCAGCATTAAACTTACATAATGGTGTTGCTTTTAGCATGATTTCAAGCATAGCGTTAAGCTCAGCTTCTTTATCATCAGTATCTTTCCAATCATTTCTAATATCATGCTTAACATTAAACTCATATAATCCAGAATCAGTATTATAATGAATTATGTCTTTAAACCAACTTTGAATAATAGTTGGCAGATGATTTATAATTAGGTAGTTAGCTAATAGATTTGGGCTCTTAAAATACTCTTCTTTTTTTAATTCTATAGTTAAGTAATTAACCAAAGGTGAAATAATATCATCCGTATAATTTGCGTATCTTTTTGTTGTCTTAATTAATGCCTTTAATGAATTATTTAATTCAGAATCACTTCTGACAAGATATCCTGGCCCGCTCAATATACGTTCTAATATAATATTTCTAACTAGTTTTTTAGTTTTATTGTATGCTATTCCATTTAAAAGTCCATCATTGGAAAAGAAGGACATTAAGTTTTCTAAGGCATTAGGCCCAGCTGTATTAGTTTCTTCTGCAAATAATTCATTTAGTCTGTTTTGTACAAATGAAACCTCCAGTCCATTTTGTCTGGAGATTTCATTTGCAACAGAACTAATTATTTGCTCCTGCGAAAGTTCCGCTGAGATACTATTTCGTATTCCCTGCAGTATTTCTCGTTCACAAAAATTCATAATTAATTAACATATTTTAATAACACCGTTATCTTCTAATATTACTTCTATTTGATCTAAACTTTGTTGTTCTGCATTTGATAAGTTAGGAATTTCAAATTTAGAACGTTCTCCATTTAGAATTTCAAATAATTGTGTTAATGCCATATTTCCAGTTTCAGGGGAATTCTCCTGTAGAATTTCAATTATTAAATTTATATTCTCGAGGACTTTTGGTTTTAACGTTGGTTTTTTGATTTCTGAAGTTTTATTTTGTTCTTTATTGCTTTTGTTTAAAGCCACTAAGGATTTATAGGTAATTACCCTCTGTTCCTCTGCTGGAGAAGCTTCTATAGTAGGACTCTCTATTTTAGGACTTTCAACCGTAGAAGATTCAGTTTCTATTGTTTGTGAAATTTCCTTAAAATCATCAGCAGTAAAAGTATCTACAACATGAGCATAAATCTGAGCTGGCTGAATTACTTTTGAATTAATATGGAAACTTGCTGCTTCTTGAATAGATAAGCTATCACCTTTGGCATGGATTGATAGACCATTATCTTTTAAAAGCTTTGGGAATACATGACCACTAAATACTTCCAAGAATTTCTTGTTAGCATATTTAATTCCATTGGTCTTTTCTATGATCTTACTCCATCCAATTCCCATAGAATCAGTTACATAAATATCCCTTAGATAATTCATAAAGGCCTCACTCTGCAATAAGTTCTTATCATCAGTAATAAAATAATTATTACTAATTTTAAATTTATCTCCATATAAGGCAATTCTACTTAAATACTCTAAAAGGGTTTCCTCAGTTTGCTGTGCTCCAGTTCATACAGAGTATGCATTTATTAAATCCTCTTTATATTTACTTCAATGTCTTCTAACATTTTCAGCATCCCTTTCATTAAAATATCTCTCATTATTTCCTCATTTAGTCTTTGGATCAGAGATAATGGAACTTAGTCGTATTAACAATAACCCTAATTGATGTCCAATAGCAAGGTTATAGGCCCCTCTATTACGACTTGTTGCTAGGATAGTATTTGTTTGAAGACCATTAAGTGTATAATCAAAATCCTTCTCAGATTCAATTACTTCATTATCATAAGTTAATACAGAAACAGTTCACTGGGTTTTATTAGCTAATAGTTCTGCAATTTTACTTTTTTTATCTTCTGGATTCAAAGAATCATCTTTAAGAACCACTAATATACTTTCAAGCTGTTTGTTTCTCTCGAGTATCTGATTTAAATACAGAGTAGATTTGGTTTTCAGATCTGCAGAAATATTTTGAGAAGTATCTCCAATATTTAAAGATACAAAAGAACAAAATCTTCCTTCTAAATCTGGAACAGATCGTGCTTTCCATTGTTTCTTTGGATCCTCTGTATTTAGTTTACTTCTATCTAATGATAGTAATTCAGTTATTGGCCCAAATTCCTCTGGGCTACTGTATAATCCACTTTGAACAGCTAAACTTTCAAAACTACTATAATTATTCTTTAAATTAGATAGAGCTTCCAAAATTTGGTTAACAGGAACAATAGACTCATCTCCCTTTGCAAAATAAAAAGCAGCAGTGGTTGAAGCAAAGTTATATGCATCCGTTTTTGAAGTTTCAGATACATTAAACTTTCCACCTTGATAAACTATATTAATATATCCAGGATCGTTAGTTTCCCTATTCTGAATAGCAATAGGATTAATAGCCCTTGAAAAAGTAATCTTAGAAGGATCAATAGAATAGTATTTTGGTTCAATTCTACCATTAACTGAAGATTTCGCTAACTCCCCTATAACTGAAGCTGCTTTTGATAATGCTAATCCCCCAGTTGTAGAAGTTTCAGGATTTTGGAACATTCCTAAAGTAATATCTACAGGCGTCCCTTCCACATTTACACTATATACAATTCATGGATGAACTCCATTTAGATACTTATCGTCTCTGAATTTATTTCCAAGATTATATAAGTCTTCTGTTCTATTATATTGAACTTTAATCCTAAATTCTCCAGATTTCAAGTGTTCAGGTAGTAATTTTTCATACATTCCTTTATTACTATGATCTGTAAGAATTTGATATAAAAGATTTCTCACTTTATAATATTCACCGAAGTCTATCCCTAATTGTTTAACATAGTCAGCAGTGAATTCTACACTTGGAATAAATCCAGGAGTAGCTTGAGCAATAGAAGTATTGACAGCAACCTTAACTGTTGGAATGGTAACTTTAGGAGCATCTTTTGCTTCATATGGAGCTACATCAAGTATTTCCATTCCATCAAGGACTTTCATTTTGAAATCCTTAAATGTTGCTATAGCTTCCTGGGTCAATCCGTTTACAATAGGTCTAAATTCAGACTTATCATTATGCTGTTCAACACTAGCTCTCCATACTTCTCCTCTTCCTTTAAGATTATCAAGAACAATAGGCTTTAAAGAAACAATTCCGTGTCTATGTCTAGTAAATATAGTATATAAATCCTTTAACTTACTTAGAGTTTCTAAAGTTAACTGAACATTTTCTTTTCCATTTTGGAAACTATTATCCACAATATTTAAGTCATAATCTGAAATAGTATAATCCCATTCCGATCCTTGGATTTCTCCTACATTAGAAGCAAAAGTTATCCCTGGATATTTACTACCGAAATTATCTTTAGATAGTTCCTTAACATTATCAGATAATACTAAGACTCTAGTCTTAGGATCCAAGTTATGTGAAGTAAAGAATTTTTCAATATACTCTTGAGTTAAAAGGGCTTCATCAAACTTAATTCCTTCTAGTTCAGTATCAGATTCATAGTAAATGAAATCAGATAAGTTATCAGTTCTTAACTCCTGAGAACCATAGGAATTAGCTTCAAATAATTTCTCAAAGTTTAAATTATTTCTTCTAGAAATATCAGTACTAGCTCGTTTGGATTCAGCTAATTGTAGAGTAGCATTTGCATAAATATAATCTATATTGTCAATACTTCCATGCTGTTTAGTATCTCCAAAATATGCAATGTCTATATTATACTTTGAGCATAATTCATCTAAGCTAATTAAATCTGCAGATGAAATATTAGTTGCTTCATCAACTATAATAATGCTATTTTCATACTTGTTTCTAAAAGTATCTACATTAGAAGAATCATTTAGTAATTCAGAAATTAAAGTAAATTCCGAATTTTCTGGAAGAACTTCAGATAAATTTTTTACTTGCTCTGCATTGTTTGCTGCAAATATACAATTTTTTTCTGGATTAACCGCCTTCAGTATTGAGTAAATTGAAGGGATTATTGCAGAAGTTTTACCTGTTCCTCCAGAACATGTTGATTTAATTGCATTATAGATAACTTTTGGAGTTCCAGGAGTAGAATTTCAAGTTTTAGCTACAGTATCAATCCAAAGTTTTGCATCCTCTTTATCTGCTCTTAAAAAGAACTTTAACACATGAGTGATTACTTCTTCTTGAGAATCAAATGGACATTTAGAATCGTTGGCTTTAACATATTCCTTATAAGCCTTATTTACTAAATCAGTATTTCCATATGAAGAATTCATTAAGTAAATAAAGAAATCCTGGTCTGCAAATGGGATTTTGTTATCTGTAGATATAATTGAAGTATCTGTATATAACTCTGTGCCTGAAGTTTTTAAGTTATCAACAATCCAATTAATTAATTCCAACTTACTTTCTGTATCCAAGCTTTTATATAAGCTAGAAAAACGTCTTTCAAAGTCAGATAACTGATTTCTATAATCAACCCCAACACTAATAAAAGCATCATCTCCCTTTAAATCGGAGATATCAGATAACGTAACAGAATATCCTGCAAATAAAGTATCTTTAACAAACTCTGGGGCATTTTCCCAGTTCATCATGGACTGAATACTTTGCAGTTTTGCATGACTTAGAGCAATAGCTAACTGCTTCTCTTGATTGATTACAGCTCCTCTATTTACCTTGTCTAATTCAATAAACTCATCTAATGTTCTATTAAGTCTTGCAATTTTTTCATTAATAAGGCCAATAATATTAGGATCTAATTGAAGCATTTCAATGTTTAATCCCTTTTCCTTAAATGCTTTATTGAGGAAATTATTTGCTCCAAATGGAGTTCCCATTAATAATGTTCTATAATTAACATCTGCTCCCATAGAAACAGACTTAAGAATATTTAATGCAGATTTTATATCCTCTATGGTAGAAGATAATTCTCCATCTAAAGTGTATTGATTTCCTAACTCCTTAGACCTTGTAGTTTCTCTATTAATAAAATCGTTGATCTTGATTTGTTTTGGATTAATACTTTCTAAAATCCCATCAACAATATTATTAACTCCATTAGTATCAATAGTTGGTAAAGCCTCAATTGATAATTCCTGTCCTAAATTTTCTGTATTAGCTAAAGCTGAAAGTACTACTTGTCTAGCCTTATTAATAGCATCAATACTACTAAATCTATTTATGATTGTTCGTTCACTATCAGTAAGCTGTCTCCAAATACTTTCAAAATCAGAACTTCCTTGTGCCTTATCCCTTGCGGATTGAAATAATTCTACATAATGATCAAATATGTTATTTGTAATTATTTCTCCTTGATTTTCAATAGCTGATTTTAACTCTTCTGACATACTGTCAAAAGTTAAAGATGGAATAGCTGTATCTCCCCAAAAATCAGGCATTGCAGAAGTCAATCCTAAAAGTCTATATGCAATATTAATACTTTGTCCTAGAGATAATTTAAGATCAACAAGCTCTCCCTGTAATTGAGAAGTTACCTTTGTCATGTCTAGTAAAACATCCTCTCCAGTAATAGTATCTGTTGAAGAGAGTTGCTTAGGCCAAACCTTTCCATTTTTTACAGTACTTTGCAGTATAGCAGCATTATAATTTTGAAATTCTAAAGCTAGATTTTGGAATTTAGTTTGAATACTTGGATTAGAAGCAATGTTCTTATAAACATTCCAAGCAGACATATAATTAAGCTCAGTTTTTCCAGAACTATCATTATTAGAAATAATTTCATTTACTTTTTCTTGTAGAGTTCTTGGAAGATCATCATAATCCTTTGCATATAAATTTTGAGCCCATGCATTCTTTGAAGTAGGAGTAAGACTGTCTAATATTTCCTTATTAGTCTCTAACATTAAGCGACCAATATAACTATCATCTTTTCCTTGAACTAGATTTCTAACTTGATCGATTTTAAGATTTAATATTTCTTGAAGAGTCCCAATTTGTTTATCAAGATCTGCTTCTGATGAATCCTCCATATTAGCAACTTTCTGACTTCTTAAGCCTTCAAGATCAGCATATAATTGAGAGATTTCATTGGTTCTATTAATATAATCGTTAAATAGAGAATCTTGCAAACCTTTCGAATTTATTCAAGCAGCTCGTAAACCTCTAATTAATTCAATATTTCCAAACTGCTCATAATCAATTTTTAAGTTATTATTAGATAAGAAAGAATCAAGATCAATTATAGCTTTCTTTAAGGAACCAAAAAGAACACTATTTTGAGACTCCTCAGAATTTGCAGCGACCACAGAATCGTTGAACGCAGATAAATTAGAGCTAATTAAAGGAGTTTTTTGAAGTTTATCAATCTCAGAAAGAATTAAATCCTTTTTCCCTTGAGAAACATATGTTACTAATTCCTTGGAGATTTCACTATTGTTTCTTAGCATCTGCCTCCAATTTTTATATGCTGCTTTATCAAATATAAAACGATCACTTAATTTAAATATAGCTCCACCAAGAGCACCACCAAAGAAAGCTGTTCCATAACGTGACAAAGGATCACTAGCTAAATATGTATAATCATGGTCATATTCCTTACCTGTAAAAACGGATTTAAGATCATTCCATCCTTTACCTATTTGGAAAGCAATATCCTGTGCTCCTTCTTCAGCAACCTCCTCAAGGCCCTCATTTAATGCTCCTGCAGCAATTCTAAAACGGCCAGATTTTACATCATAGACATGATTTTTAAGAAATGTAGAAATACTATTACCCCACTTTTTAAAGAGATTTTTCTTAGCTTCTCCTGTTGCATTTTCAACTAATTCTTTAGACATTACTTTAGCATTATTTCTTAAGTAATTGTCTACTAATAGCTTTATATCCCTCTTTAACTCATAGTCAGGAGTATTATATAGCATACCTTTAAAATAGTCAGTTTGAAATAATGCTCCTATACCTATATAAGTTCCTAAAGAAATCATGGATGATGTTTGAGTATCAAATCCATAACTGCGTGCAAGGTTGTAAGTATCTTCAGTAGAAGTAGCTATTAAATAAGCACGGCTAATTGCTGTACTTACTTTAGTTGCATTATTGATAACTTTTTCTGCATTCCTATATATAGGACTAGCCTTAACTAAAGCATTCAATACTTCAGGATTACTTTTTAAGTATGCGATTCTTTCAGAATCTCCTGATAACAATGTTGTTAAAGTAGCTGTTTCTGCAGATTTTTCTGCTTTCTTTAGCATTCCCAATCTTTTTGGAATTTCAGCAATTAATCTTTGTTGTCTTAATTGCATAAATGAATCTACTGCTAGATCCATAATATTTTCAAAACTAAAGAAATGGTCTTGAGCATAATCGGAGGTAGACCTTCCAAATTTTCTCATATTATTATCCCACCTATTTAAAGTATCAAACTGTACATCTTCCGAAAAGAAAGAGGTAAAGGTCTTTAATATTTGGGGCATTACTCTAGTAAGATTTACTGCTGCTGAAGTATATGCAATAGTGGGACCTACATATGGAATTAATAAAGAACCTCCAATAACTGCAGCACGTAAAATTGTTCTTGGGATATTTGAATCAAGACTGTCAGAATCAAAGATGTCAATTTTGTTCCATGCACTATTATCATCTGTAAGAACCTCAGACCAAGTAACAAATTGCTTGTTTAAGTTTTCTTTATTTCCTGCCTTTTCAGCGTAGAAGTTACCAAATTCATCAGTTTTCCATTCTCCAGCTTTATGCAGAACTTTTTGCTTGGTCATTGGATCTATATGTTCCCCATCCTCATCCCATGTAGCATATACTAGGCCTTCTTCATTTAATAATCCAAATGCACCTAACTCATTTAATGTCTTTGAGGACCATGTATTCGTTTCTGGATCAAAATACTGATTAGTTTGTGCTGCTTCCCTATTACTAATAGTTGGGTCAGACCATTTATTCCATACCGTTAAACCTCTGGATTGCTTTAATGGATTTGGAGTAATTGAAGCAATAATATGTTGATCTTTTACTTTACCAAAGTTAGTAGTAAAATTGGAACTTGATTTTTCATAACTATCTAATACAAAGTTCTCAGAATCAATTGCACTTAAGTATTCAAACTCCTTTGATATCGCAGTATAAAATTTGTTGAAGGTATCCTCATCAAAATCTCCATTATCCTTTGTAAACCTTTCTTTAACCTTAGTTTTATTTTTATAAAACTCTGGAGTTTCCATTTTTGAATTTAATGGAGTAATTCCTTCAGTTAAAAGAAAAGCTGGGTCTTTGTCATCATTTAATAATCTTGACGCAAACCAATCATTTGTTTTCGCATTATTTTCCATATTCTAGTCTAAATCTCCAGCAGTTGTTCCCGCTAAATTTCTATTATATAAACCTGTTCCATAATCATATCCTCCTCCCAATCTAACTGCATCTTGTCTTGCTTTTATTACATCAGTGTTTGGTTTAGGCATGTATGCAGCACCTCCTGCGACTAATACCTCATTTTGATTATCTTGCATTGGGATAAATAACATACCCTGATAAGATTTTCCAAACCATCCTGCAGTTAAATCAACCTTAGATTTATTCTTATTATTTGGATTAAGATTATATGCACTTCCTAAATTTTCAATAACTGAATCATCTACAGGACTTAACATAGATGATGATTTTAAATCCTTATTCTTAAAGGAATTAGCAGCAGTTGAAGTGTAAGCGACTTGAGTTCAATATCTTCCAAGAGTTTCATTTACAGGAACTCCTACATCTAAAGCCTCATTATAAGTAAACCCATTGTCCTCCCAGATCTTTTTCTTAGCTTCAGTGTTAGTAATTCTACTTTTTATAATCTGATCTTGAATTTCACTCATTTGCTTCATCATACTAAGATCTAGTTCTCCATCCTGCTTAATTGGAAGATACATTACTGTTCCTCCACGGGTGTTATCAACAATTATGTCTTTTCCAGCAAATGCCATGTTATCTATAGGTAAATCTCCAATATAAGAAGTTCTTCTTGTATCAATAAGTCCTTTAGAAATTAAATTATTGAATGACTCATCCCCTAAAGTTACATTATCAATAGCAGTATTTTCTTTACCTTCAATAAAATTATAGTGTTTAGCTGGAACATTGAAACTAACGTTGCCCCCTGGCATTACTATATTCGTATTTCTGTATGATCCTCCATCTTTAGTTACAAAGTCTCCCCAAACTTCTTTTATTTGTGAACCTGCAGAATCACCGCTTCCAGAACCACTACTTTTAGTTGGATCTTTAATAGCATTAACTTTAATAGAAGTATCTGTATGTTCAAATAAAGCTTCTTTTAAAATACGTGTAACATCATTCACATCACTTGGATTTAAACCTTCTGCAGCTGTTGTAGCACGTAACACATTTTTTGCATTAGTGTTTAAGTTTTTATATAAATAAATTATTGCAGAATTGATATCTTGGGCGGCTTTTGAATCAGAAGTTTCTATTTCATAAAGTCCATCAGGGCCTAAACTCATCAATGCTTCCAATCCTCTTTGAACCTGACCTCCAGCCTTAACTGTGTATCTTTTTTGAGTACTTGTTCCAAACTTTTTAATTGCACCTATTATTTGTTCCATAATAGACTTCATCCCTATTGAATTTGATAAATCATGTAGAATTGATTCATCAAATTTTAACTCAGGATCCCTCTCTCTTAAATGTATTAGTTCTGCATTAGTTAAAACTTGATACTCTTCTGGATTCTTACTATAATCTGTTGGAGTAACCTTTTTTACCGATTCTCCGTCATATACATATAAATTCCCATCATTAGAAATAGCAACATCGGAACCAGTATTTTCTACTTTAATTCTATCTGTTGCATTTTTATATAGTGCATTATTATGTTGTAATCTATTTGCTAATGATCTGAGTCTGATTAATTGACTCATTGTGTTTGTTTTTTTCCCAGAGAAGATATTAGTTGAATCTTGCAAGAAAGATTGTGCTTGGCTTAGAAAATAATCAACATCAGTAGGAATTCCATTCTCTCCTAATACTTTAATGATCTCTTGTTCTATTAGTTTATCGTCTTTCTTTTCAGAAGAAGGAGAAGTCGCAGGTTCTCCCTGCGACTGTCCCATTACTTCTCTTGAAATTGGAGTATATGAAGCTCCATATTGATATTTTTGAATTTTCATTACGAAAGCATTTTTAATAATAATTTTATTAAATTATCATCCATTTTCTGAACAGCTTTTCTATAATCTTTTGCTTTATCTAAGATTGCCTGCTCATCAAAATTACGATATCGCTGAGTTTTAGTTATAGTTCCTCCTTTTTTCTTAATTACAGGAATTGTTCTATAAAAAGAAGGATTTCTATAGTAATTTCCTATTGTACTTTGAGGCATGTCAATAGTTCTACGTCTTCCAGTGAATCTACTACGACTATTCAAATAACTATTTAACTGAGATCTCATCATCATGTCATTTTGAAGATTTTGAATAGAACCAGAGTAATATTTCTCTAAGAATTTTTGACGTCCTGCTTCAGAGTCATCATAATCAGACTGCCAGTTTGGATTAGTAAGTTGCTCATTCTCCCAAGCCTTTTGAGCTTCTGCAGAATTAAATAACTCTAAATACGTTTTTAGAGCATTCTGTTGTAAAGCAATGTTATCTCTAACTGTAGTAGCTAATTGCTCATCCTGCTGATCTCTTACTAAATCCATTCTCTTTTGATCAATGAAAGGATTTATAATCTGGTTCCAAGCTGTAAATTGTTTAGCTGCTTTGTTTTGAGCTAACATATTTTCCATTTGGCCAAGAACTGCCTTATTGTAATCTGCTATTTGAGTGCGTTGATTAGCATATTCTCTTCTTGCAGCAAGGTCCTTATCATTAAATTCACTAATAATTTGAGATAATCTAATATCTCTTTCATTAGCCAATTGATCAGCTTGTTGATCCCTCATAAGCCTTTCAGCCATTACTTGATTAGGATCACTTGTGACAGTTTTAAACTGACGAATATCCTTTATTCTATCCCCATACATACGAGCAATTCCCATATCTGTATATGGAGCATAGATTTCTGTTGGCATAGATCTTAATTGCCCTTGAGCTGCTGCTCTGATTCCTCTTGCTAACTCACGTCTCTGACGAGCATTTGAGATTAATCCCCCTGCTAATGAACCTAAATCTAATAAATTTTTAGGATTAAACGAAAAGCCTCTTCCATCAGAAGCACTTCCAGTAGAAACTACGTTATTAGATGCAGTGTTATTAGAAGATTCAGGCTTTGATACCTCCTCTTTAAGACTGAAGGTACTAATATTTCTATATGGATTTTTTAAATCTAAATAGGCATTTTCTCTCTGAGTCCTATTATACTGAACATTAAGAGGGACTTGATTTTCTATTGGTTTGAACTGATTCCTTCCTAAGAAAAGTTGAGGAGATGAAGAAGCTTTAAACATCGTTTTTGGATCAATTCCTGTTATTTTCTCTGCCATTAATCTCTGTCATGCCTCTTTTTGTGCTTGCCATGGTGTGATTACTCCTGTTTCCCATGCTGATACTATAACAGGCTCTGCATTAAAAGAACCATAAGCTCCTTGATTATCCATAGATTTACCAAAGAATTTTGATCCACCTTGAGCTTTAAGAATTTTGCCCCCTTTTTTATATAACTTTTGAGGTTTATAAACTAGCCCTCCTCTATCAGGTAGTTCTTCCCATACTCCTGCAAATTTTGGAAGTAATAGTCTAGATTTTGGAGGGATAAATGTAGGAGTTTTAGTAAACACAGGAGAACGATAGAACCAGTCTCCTCCATGATTAGAATTCCAACGTAATTGTTCTGGTAACACCCAACCTTTACTCTGTACCTCTTTTGCAATATTAGGATTCTCCCCAATAAGTCTGCCTAGTGTTCTTAATTTAGATGTATTTCCATTAAGTTCAGATAATTTAAAATCTTTAGGTAAACTTCTGTTGGACATTCTTCATCTAAAATTCTTGCTGAAAGGATTATAACTTCCAGAAAAGGTATTAGAATTTATATCTTCTATTACACCTTTTGCCTTATTAGTCAGCTTTCCTAATTTCCCAGTAGATTCGGTCTCAGTTTTAGTAACTTTAGGAGCCTTGCCCTTATATTCTGTCATTAACCTACCTTGAACCTCATTCTTGATTCCCTTAATAGCAAATAATCCTGTGCTTAGAGATTTTCAATCATCTAAAGTTCCATTGCCAGAAGCAATATTAGTAACAGCTTTAGCAGCATTGTAAGCTCCTGCACTTAATAAAACAGGTTTAAGAAGCTTAGCTGATTTTTTAACTACCTTAGCTAGCTTTGCTGTTTTACCTGCAATCCCGATTCCAGGAAGAAGTGATACAGTATCTAACCCAAGACCAAGAAATAAATTGCCAACATCCCATACATCAAAGCCATCACGACTAACATCTGATCCAAATTGGGCTAACGTAGAGGCATATCCAAGTCCTCCAGCAATAGGGTTTCCTCCAGTAGGAATTGCCGCAATTAGAGAAGCAACATCACCAGCAATACTAGCAATCTGTAATTTATCAGCTTTAGTTAAATCTCCACTGGCAACTTCAGCATTACTAGCAGCCTTTGAGGAATCTCCAACTTTATTTGCCTTTATAGAACTATCAATGTTCTTGTTTTCTACCTTTCCATAGTTAATTCTACCTCCAGATTGGTGCTTAGGAATAAAGATATTCTGAGGAGTTCTGTTCCATGGCTGACCATTTACTTCTGGAGTTTTAGTTGTATATGCTCTTCTAATTAATGAAGATATTCCTCCAAATAATGAGAAATAATCAATTGCTTTGCCCCATCCAGTTTGACCTCTATAGTTTGGTCTATTAGATTGCAACTCATCAACCAAATCTCTATTAAGTGATCCTCCAAAGACATTATTAAATAACTGTGCATTTTCTGGTATCAATCCTTGAGAAACTAATTCATCAACTTCTTGAGGAGCTAGCTTATAAGGTTGATTCATTCCTTCTTTAAAGAACCAAACATCTTTATTGTCATATGGATTCCTATATAAAGTAATTGAATTTCCATCATTATCTGATACAACAGATTCATAATATCCAGGAGCTCTTTCAGAATATTCTTTGATATAGTTTTGAATAGGTTCATAATTAGAACTTATTCCAGACAAAGGATCCAATTTAGTAGTTTCTCCAGTTTTAGTATTATATTGGATTCTATTAATCCCTTCTGGAGTTACAAACCCATGAATATCTCTGGCAGAATCCTTATTATAATATTCAAATATTAAATTGTCGGGATCTTCTGGATTTCTTACAGTTCTAAATCTTATGTTAGATTTATCATCACGTAATCCAGGGATAAAGAACTTAGAGGAATCATAAGTTGTAAAAGGATCTGAACTATTACCCCAAACACCTATATTTTCAGTTCCATAATTATTATTTGTATTGTTATATCTCCATGCTGCCAAATTCTTATAGAATACAGAATTAGTGTCTTCAGCAACAGATTTAGGAACTAATCTATTATTATACCAAAACCATCCTTTTAAAGGTTCATATTCATGGTGAGAGTCTAACCAGTTATCATTAATGTAAAGATTTCCAGAACCAAATAAACTACTTGCATCAACACCTTCCCCTAAAGAATATGTACCATCAGCGTTCATTTTTAGATTCAGATCTTTAAGATATGTATTCTTAGGATCTAATTCTGCTTTTGTATATGCTTCTTCAATAACAGCATCTTCAGATTTTACTTTTGAAGTGTTAGTTTTATCAAGAATACCTAATTTAGATAATGTATTAATATCACTATCTGTAATACTTCCATCTTTAATTCTCTGATATAAACCATCCCAATCTGTGTATTCTTTAACGAACCTTGAATACACATCTTTAGTTTGATTATTATACCCTTTTCAGTCTACAATATTTTCTTCTTTTTCAAGATTTCTTAAAAAGTCTAATCTATCAAAAATGCTTGTATTATCAGTGTCAGTATTATATATTCTTCTCCCGTTATCATCAAGTACTAAGTTTCCATCCTTATCTCTTTTATATGAAAGAAATAATTTTCTAGAAACATCGACACTTTTATTTTTATTCGCTTGTGGAGTAACTTGGTTATAATTAAACTCACGTAAAGCGTTTGTTGCACTTTTAACTTGATTTACTCTTCCATTAAAAATACTATCTAATGCTTCTCCAGTTTTTGAGGTACGTCTTGCAGCACGTCTTCTTTGGCGGTCATTTATGTTGTCAAACGTTACATCTCCTCTTAACTCGTTAGTATTAGAATCATATGATAAATCGGCACCAGATCTAAGAGCATTAACAATAGCTCCATAATCAGCTCTAGCTCTATCATCTGTGATTGAACTACCGTGTGCCGTCATAGCCTGTAGAAAGTCGTCGTCAACTTGATATGTCACACCATCCTTAGTAAAGTTGCCGTATTTTTTTACAGCTCCTCCACCCTGGAGTTTTTGTATATTTACCTGTGCCATTTTATCAATGTATTATACTTAAAAAGGGAGATTGACTACTTACAATCTCCCTTCTATCTCTATTAATCATTAGTTAGATTTATTTCTTCTTAATGATATTTAAGTCTCCGCCTTTCTCTTTCTTTCCACATTTCTTACGTCCAGCGATTTTTCCGCCTTTCTTAAAGACGGGCTCTCCTTCTGGAGCTTGTCCTACTGGAGCTTGTCCACCTCCCATAGCTTGCTGAATTAAGGCAACAAAGCCTTCACATACTTGCATAGCCATCTGGCAGTCCTGTCCCTGTAAAGCTTGCATAGCCATTTCTGCTAACATCTGAATAGGATCTTGCTCACTACCTGCAGGAGCACCAGCGGGAGCAGCTGTAGGAGCAGCTCCACCTTCTTGGAATTTCTTAATATAAGCCATATTACTTATTGTTATTTTATTAATATAATTTAGTTTTTACTCTTTATAAGACATATTGTCATATACTCTTTTTACTTCCCAAAATTACATATATTATTTAAATAATCCAAATAATTTAAATTTAATTTGGAGATTTTACATATTCTGGTTCACGGCTATCCTGTTTAGATAATATTCCAAACATGTATTTGCCCAACTTCTTATAGTCTGCGTCTTTTTTAGATTTACTAGCTTTCTTAGCTTTACGGATTAGTTCTCGTGTCTCTTTTCTACTAACAATGCGCTCTCCTCCAACTAAGTCCATTTGAGGTTTTCCATCAGATCCAAGAATATACATTTTATCAATATCCTCTTCACTAATATCCTCTTCATCATCCTCAAAATCTAAGTCATCTCCAATCTGAATACCAGAATTAGCATTAACTTCAAGTACATACTTAGTTCTCCCATCTTCTTCATCAGGAGTAGAGGTAATTAAGTCAGAACTGTGAGCTTTACCTAATACAACATTATAAACTTCATCATCTTGATCTATGAAGACTAGATCAATATCGAATTCCATTTCCTCTGTATTAAATACAACCTGACCCTGATCTTCAGGCATAACAAATAGCATACCTTCATCATCATCCATAGATTCTACATTAGAGAGACCTTGAGTTCTTTCCTCTTCTGTTTCTGCAATTAAGACTTTATATTTCTTATCTGCTATTTCAATTATTGTTTCTTTCATATATTATAATCCTGGTTTAAAGTCCTGGTAATTACGTTTTCAACTTTTATCATAAGGCCCTCTAAAGTAACCTTTATAAAATTTATCTGAGTAGTCAATATAAGTATTTAAAGTAAATGGTTTGCCTCCTAAAATTTTACCTATTTCATAATTAGATCATTTTGTAGGTAATATTCGGGATAATATTCTAGCTGTACTATTATTTTTATCTTTAAATGGCTGTAAGTCTCAAGTATTTCTCATATGGTATCTACCATATCTTTCAATTCCGTCAATTGCAGTAAAAGTATCATTTGCTTTAGATGAAACTATAGTTGAATAGTTTTTTAATTCTTGCGGTGATAAATACCTATAACGAAAATATGGATGTCTGTTAGGTAATAAGCTATTTCTTGATATATTCTTTAATGTACTATTACTTAATTTATTTATTCCAACATTTTGATCAACCCCTCCAAATACTCCAGTTATAAAATCTCGTTTAATACCATCTTCAAATGACTTAATTTGAAAATCAGTAGGTAACTTTGGATTTTCTGGCTTCAATAAAGATTTTAAATAAGACATATTATAAGAAACAGATCCGTCATGATTAGGAATAAAAACAGGATACTTAGATTCTATACCAAGATATTTTCTTCATGCTTCATCCCTTCCTATTTTTGCAATGTGAATCTTAGATTCCTCAGTAGCATTTTTAGCGCTCACAAAATTACCTAATTCATCAGAGAGTGTATATTTTGGATTTAAATCTATTTTATTAAGAATAAAATCTTTAAATCATGGTAATATTTCCTTTTTATGAGCTGAAAATTTATAACTAGCTGGAGAAATATTATTATAAGTATAAATATTTCTATTTCCTACTCTAGTTATTAATCCTTTTCCAATACGTTTAGTAAGAGATGTACTTCCAATTACATCTAAAGTATCACCCATTCCTGATAAAATAGCATCTTTATAATTTCCTGCAACAAGTTCTCTTTTGGTCTTTTGTCATCCATTATCGCTAAAGAAATTTCTAGCTCCATCAACAGTTAATCCAATATCAATTCCAGTTTTGACCCACTTTGGTAATTGACTATATATTCAAGATACGCTTGGAGCTGCTAAAGCTCCTGCTCCAATTATTGCTGGAGCATACATAGCTGTATTTAATCCTTCATACCCTCTTCTCTGTCTAGCAGCATCCTCTCCTATCTTTCCTAACAATTCTCTAGCTTCTTCATTTCCACTATTTGCAGAAGATGTTAATGTAGAAATGTATTCTCTATATTTGTTAGGATTAGTTTCTTTTAAATCATTAATTCTTGTTTCTAAAGGTGTAGTTAGTTTTGGAGGAGTATACAGCTCTGGATTTCTATTAATATTATCCAGAGCTGTAACAACTTGTGATCTTATATCTAATGGCATATTACTCTATACTTTTAATTAAACCACTTCTATCATCTGTATTCTTTAGTAACTCAAAACAAATTAGTTTACCTGCTTCTATAGCTATATCCTCAGATGAATCATCTTGATATTGCTTATACAACCTTTCTAATTCATCAGTAAACTCTTTACGAAAGATAACTTCTTCTTTCTCAATTTCTGCTTGTTGAATTACTCCTCCTTCTCCTTGAGCAACAACAGGAATTCCTTTACGAGTGATTTGCCCTTCTAATTCAGGATTTACTTTTTCTAGATTATGTTTTCTAGCATGTAAGGCACCTTCTGGTATTAGATTCATTTTTCCTCCAAGTTGAAACTTCTGAGGATCTTCTGTAGGTTTAACTTTTCAGGAATTAATAAGACTTCTAGCCGTATCTAATTCTGGAAATTTCATTCCTTTTTTAGATAATAGTAATTGTGGAGTGTATCCAGCATATTTATTTTGATTTTGTGATAAATAAGTATCACCAGCACTATTAGATTTTCTAAGTTTACTTTCTAAACTAATATCAGTTATTAGATTATTAACTCTATTTTGCTCTCTAATAAACTTATTAGCTTTACCAGTTCCTAACATTCTCTTACCACTTAATGATTGAGCGGCATTAATATCTGCAACTGATCCTCCATAGGCATTTGTCATTTGATCAATTTCTGCAGATTTATAAGACTTCGCAGTTCTACCTCCAAACATACCCACAAGCATGGATACACCAGGAAGACTATTAATAAAACCTTGAGTGGCAGCTTTACCACCAATACCTGCTCTTTTTGCAGCATCCGCATCAATATTATCTAAATTTAGACCTGTTGCAGAACCAATTGCATCTACTACTCCAGAAGCAGCTCCGATAATAGCTCCAATAGGGCCCGCAGAGCTAATTGCACTGCGGATGCCCTCTCTTGTTGAAGCTTGTTCTTGAGTTAATCCTGAAGTAGATAATCCTCCAAGCACGGAACTTGCTGCCCCTAAACCTGCTTGTAATCCTCCAGACATTCCCATTTTATTACTAATAAATGCAACATTATCTATACTCTTGGCATTTTTTTGAGCTGCTTTAGTAAATTCTTTAGATGGTCCTGGAGCCCTTAGTTTCATTTTATTCCTATCATCTAAGAGGCTTTTGGGAGCTTCAAAAGGGTGAAATCCTGTAGGTATAATTGAGTCTGATGACGCTTTTACTATTTTATTATGCATAGCTTAACCGTAATAATGATTGAATAGCATTAATTACTACTAGTTTCTCACCAGTATATTTAATCCTAATTTTAATCCATTTGTCTCTGATTCGTGTACTTTTTAATCCAGTAGAACTGTCAGTACCTACAATTCTATCTTTATAATATATAGGAGTAATTGTAGTAAACCATCGATCTTCTTTGTATTCAATATTACCAAGTCTTCTGCCATAAGTTTTTATATTTTTAATTGGCTGTTTAACTTTTAATATATACTGATTCAAAACATGGTCTTTCTCAATTTCTACCTGTTGCTTATCAAAAATTTGAGAGTATTTGCCGTCCTTTGCAGTTGCCTTTTCTAAATCTAATTTCTTCTTAGCATACCCTACACTATCAAAATTTCCATCAATATTCCAAAATTTATCTGAATTAGCATGCTCTGATTTATAAAGACCTGCCTTATTAAAATCATATACATCTCCAATAATTTCAAATTCCAAAGTTTCTGGTTCTACATTATTAGAAATCATAACAAGATTATCAAAGATCTTATGCACTCCAGCTGGAGTATTTACAACAAATTCAAACTCAAAAGGCTCTTGTTTATTGTACCATTTAGTTGGAAGTATATTATTAGTTTGATTTAAATCTAAATAATCTAATTCATCAAATATTCCAGCACGGCCATGTACATAAAACCCATTTTGTAGTAGTTTATCATACATTTGTGCATCTTTATCTGAAAGGTTCCTTCTATTTTTGACAATGACTATAGAATCGTAAAAAGAGTTTGCACTTATAGCTTTATTCTCATCTTCATCTGTTACTGTAATCTCAGATACTATTTTAACATCTATTTTAATATAGCAACGATTCCTAAAAATATCTTTATTTAATTGTAATACATTTGTTTGAGAGTTGTTACTTATTCCTTTAGCAACTCATGTATTATTGTCATTAACAATAACGCTATTAAATTCATCAGTGTCATTATGTTTAGTTCACTTCTCAAATACCTCCCTTGAGTCTTTAATGTATGAAGTCGTTATACTTCTTAATTGTAGTTTAAATTTATCAGAAAGGTTATAACCCATATATGATATGTCCCCTTCATAATCTAAGGTTTCATCATTTCATACATTTCCACATTCGGAGAAGTTTAATGGTTTTGAGTTTGGAATATTGTGGTTATTTATACGTAATCCTTTATTAGTATTTTGATTATTCCATAGTATGCCTAATAAACTAGCTCTATTTTGATCCAATGAATAAAATATATTATCTATATTTTCTGAATATAATGGTGTTCAAGAATATTTAGTAACTCAAGTTCCCATTCTTTCATTAAAACAAAGATTCCATATTCTATTTTTATTGTAGAATGTAAACATTACATCTCCCTTATAATTATTATAATGTGTTTTTACATTCCTTGCTGCTATTATTGGGTATTTATCTAATTCAGATAATTCTATACTATCATTTAAAAATCTTTGGACTTTTATATCTGATATTAATACAAAACCATCCTTTTCGTTAAAACGCCATATCTTTTTAGCATATGTATCAACCCCATAAATACCATTAGGTGTACGAATAATCGATTCTTGTCAAATACTGCCATAATCTGGAGATATTGGAGTAACCTGATTTTGTAGTACCCCAGCTCCATACATGTGGATTGCTTGTCCTGTATTAGTAGATATTAGAGCCTTTTCATTAATAGGAATAATTGCACATCCATGTTCAAATACACAGAATAGATTAACTCCTAAGGGAATTAATTTAACAATTGCCCCATATTGCCTTTCTATATCTTTGTAAGCTAACCCTTGAAATATACGATATGCATTTTTAAAATCATCATCGATTTGCACATCACTAAACATAATTCTATTATCAAATATATCCTTTACGTATGGAACATCTGGAGCTGTAAAATATTTTTTAAATGGCAATGTAACACTATAGCCAGCATTTAAAAGCCACGATTCTTCTACTTTTCCTGACGGAGCAGTTAATAGGCCAGATAAAGGGTAAAAACTTCTTGGATTGCCCATTAGAGCCATCTCTTCAACATTCTGCCTATTTTCTGCTCTTAACCCTAAATTATAATTAGATAAACATTTATATGTTACCCATGTTCCAATTGGTACACTATTAATATCTGCTCTATTGATATCTTTTCATTCATCAGCTGTAGTTTCTTTATATCCTTTATATCCATCTTTTCAAGTATTAGGATTTACAATTATTTGATTTGTAGGAACTTCTGAATCTATAAAATTTGTATGTATTCTAATTGTTACAGTATTTGTGTAACAGTCTCCTCTATATATATCTGGAAATGTTATATATTTTTCATCTATAGTAGTTTCGAAATCATCTAATAATTCATATCTATTTGATATGCTCATAAAAGGAGATAGATCATTACCTCTAATTTCAAAATATTTATCAAAATATACTGAGGAATAATTACTAATTTTTATAGAATATATAGAGGAATCATTAAGTATACTTTGTGTTCCAATAAAAGGACAAAAAACCCCTCGGATTATATTTTTATAGTCTTTAGAATAATCTTTCTGCCCTATGAATCCAAATTGTTTAGTGTCTTCTGCTGATCCTACTCTTGTTGAAAATCCATATTTATTAACATATTTTAGTGGTATATCACTTAGAATGTATAATAAATTAGAGCTAACCCCTCCATAATTTTGCAAAGAGGTATTTAGTTCCTTATCATATTCACATACATAATGCCGTAAATCTGATTTTGATGCAGTTGTTTTATATCTTGATTTTAGTTCTAATATAAATTTACTATTATCAAATAATGATTGCATTTGCGAATTCACATTTGCATCTAAACAAAGTAACCCACTTGATTGACTTAAATTAGTAGTTCTTTTTCTATCTTTATAATTTGTTGTTAAAACCTTATCTTTAGATATAAAAGATTCAAATATGTAGTCTTTATTGTTCTCATATAACATTGGACAGTAACTATTTGGATCAATCCCAACAGTATATCCTTGAGCTAAGGTAATTGGAATTCTTTTTTGCCTTACAAAAAATAAACCCTTGATATTAAAATTACTTAACTCGTTTTTTACATCTATAGGTAATTTAAATTTAAGATAAATAGGATGTATTTCTTTGTTCTCTTCATCCTTAACATTACATATATTATAATCAGGCATTTTAAAAACACCCTTTGTATTTAATAAATATTCTGTTCCAACGAATGTTTCTTTTGGAAGATAGTTATATTCAGACTCAGAAAGTTTTAAATAATTATATAAATTAGTACTTTCTTCCTCAGGTTTTATTTGTCCTTTATATTCAAAATTTGGAGTATTTAAATTTTCAAATCTACATCCTCTTAGATTATATACAGGACTTAAAGAATCATCATTAAATATATATACAACTCCTAAACGATATATTTCATCAGGTCAATATCCTAATGAATAGTATATTTGTAATGGGTTGTAATACTCAGTTTGATCAGCATCATCATTTAACTTTTTCTTATAACTAGAATCAACATATCCAATACTATCCTCTTTTCTTCCGCAAGATACTTCTATATAATATGATAAGTTCTGTAGATTTTTATTATCTACTATAGTTTGTTGAACATTTCCAAAAAATAACATATTTTGTACTTGAGCTTGTGTTTTAACTGCAGTACAAACATTATATTTTATATTAAGCTCCTCTTGTTCTATTTCAGTTACTTCTTCGTATCCATTAAAACATATAGATAATGTTGAGGACTTAATTTTATATGGCTGATTTACAGAATAAGTTTTAGAAATTAATACTCCATTTAAATCACTTGTCTCGCGTTTATAATATAAATACGCATATGAAAAGCTAGTATCTATATTTTTTAAATTAAGTATCATTGCTTTATCAGTCCTTTCATCCACCAGTGTTCCAGATATAGATGAAATATCAGTCATTGTTCCATTAAAAATACTAATTAAGCCTGATTCTGCAACCACATCTGTTTTATTATAATCATTATCAGCTAATTTTAAATAGAAAGTATAGTTCCCACCTTCTAATTGTCCATAATATGTTACATTATATAGATCAATTTTTGGTATTTTATTTATGTTCCTAAACAATCTAGTTTGTGCATCAACTTTTTCTTCTTCGTATAAATTAGTTTGCATAAACTGATCTCTTGTTTTTATTTCATACCTGTTATTTTCGATTTTAGTAAATCTATTATTAATTATTCTTGGAGGATTTAAATCGTCGTTAATAATTAAATTTACAGTTCCATCATATGAAGGCTGGCATTGTATATCTACAGGATTATTTAAACTAGATTGTATTTTATCTGTTCTAAAAGGAATGATTTCGCCCTGAGCACTAACCATTGTTTGTAACGGTTGGTACTCATGAGCGATATCTCCCTTAGTTTGATATTTCAGAACATACAAATTTGTATTGTTTTCTGCCATAATTATTCATTGTCTTTAAATTTATCGCTAACATTAGTCCATAACTGTTCTTCATAGATTGGTAATTGGAAAGTAGACGTTGGCGGTAGATAATATCCATGATCTGTTTGTCCCTTATTATTTCCTCCTGATCCTATTTTTAAAGCATGTACAACATCTATATTATTTGCATATATAGAATAAAAACGAATACTATTAGATACCATTTTTTCAGCTCTAAATGATGATACGAAAGTATCATATGATGTTTTAACCTCTGCACGAATATTAATGTCTGATAATTCATCTAAATCATGAGCTACAGTATAAGGATTGATTGAATTTAATTTATCTGTTAGTTCTTGACGTTTAGAACTTAGATCTTTCATAGTATATAAAAAATTATCAATGTCTAACTTAATATCGTCAATATTAGTTTCTCTATCAATATTTGTATCAAAATCTTTATATTTGAAAGAACTTGTTAAATCACTAGAAATTATAAGATTGATATTTTTAAATTTACTTTTTTCAACACCGATTGTTGCAGATTTTACATTGTTAAATTTAACATTTTCCGTGCTACTAATAATAGGTAAATTATTAAGTAATAATGTATCTTTACTAACAGTGTTTTCTGTTATATTTTTTTCATTTCATTTTACATTGTTAAATTTTCATGTATAGTTACCAGTTGTTATTGTTTCTGATAGTTTTTCATCCGTTATAATATAATTTGGGGTCAGTAAATAATATCGTACAGTTGAAGAGCCTGTTGATGGTACATATGCAAAAATATGTACAGCAAATTGATTGGTTATTCCTAGTAATTGATTTTTTACCTCATCACTATTATATTTTCCTCCAATATCCATTTTTCCGCCATTCATAGGAACAATACATCACACCATATCTGTTGATATTTTAGTTCCAATTCTTATTCCCATAACTTGATCTGTATGATCAAAATATGCAGACATTCTTCATCATTGTTTACTACCTTTTGCATCAAACCAAATAAACATATATGGGCTTACTACAGTTTGGTCATTTGTTCACCAATTATAAAATCCATCTCTACTGCCACCACCATTAGGATCTGAAGTTTTCCAAGTATTATTTAATAAGCTTGGAGGATTATTACTAATACTAGATAATTTACGTCTTTCTAAATGATTTAATTTTGACCCGCCACTTGCATAATCATAAGTTTGTCATCCTCAATAATAATATGGACTTGAATCATTAATTTTCTTTTTTCTATCACTTCTTTTTGTACATTGACAATAATCATATATATATACTCGGTCTAAGTTTTTTTCTTCTCTTGCTTGTTGTATTAAATCAAGTTTATATCGTTTATATAAATCAATTGTATTTTCTAAATTTCTTTTATCAAATTTTAGTGAGTTTTTACTAGTTTTTACATCAAAAGAAAAATTTCAATCAATCTCGTTATTTCATATACCATCATTGTTTAAAACAGACACTTCATAATTTTTAACAGTAATAGTGTCAGAAGAATTTACTCCAATAGCAGGAAAAACTGATGAATCTAATAATGTATCCGTTTCAACACTATATGTATTTTGCCATAGTTCTCCGTTTGTTTCTTTCACTAACCTATAGATTCTATTTTTTACTCCAGTGTTACGATATATTGACATATTGTTTATAATGTCGTTTTTATCTTCTAATGTAACATCAGGTAAATCAACATAATTTTTTAATTGATTTATTCAAGTTGCTAAATCAATTGTTGAAAAATCCTTAACAGTATTATAAAACGGATTCATTAATTCACTAGTTATTAACATCCTATGTCAGTTTTGATATTGGGTTTTTGCTTTTCCGTCAATATATATTCTTAATTGTAATAGATATATCTCTTCTTTTTCAAGAACTTCTGTTAAAGGTTCTTTTTCATTATCAATAACATAGGTAGAATCTTTAAAGTTACAAGTGGTGATGTTTTGTCCTAAATAATTAATTTCATTTAGTTCCTGTGCTCATGCTAATTTTAGATTATAATTATCTCCAGTTCCCTTAGTAATCTTATATATTCTTAACTCTGTAAGTAAATTAGATACTGTTGCTAAAGGACTAGTAATAGTATAATTTAGTGTAACATCATCGTTAGATACAAGGTATTTATATGTATCAAATACTGCAATCTCAGTAATATCTTTAATATTATCTAAATCGATTATTAATGTAGTTTCAAAATTATCATATATAATATGTTTATTAGTTTCAGCATCCTGAATTAAAGGAATAGCTTCAACAAATACAGTTTTAGTTTTAGAATTAACTGGTATATTTAATTTAAAAAATTCTTCTTCTAAAGATGGGTCTATATCTTTGGTAAACAAAAACTTATTGATCGATGTATATTTAATATCTGATATATCACATATTAGTCCATAGTCAAATTTTGAAGCAAAATCGCTATCTTTTACAACTTTTTTTGTTTTTTCACCAAATATATAATTTTTATTACCTGTTTTATCAATATATCCTACTGCTATCCAAACTTTTAATTTCTTTAATAAACTACTATTGTCAAATAACATATCTGATGTTATAGCTTGAGCTGTAACAGAGTAATCTAAATTAATACTATTATTTTCTTTTGTAAATCCTGGTTGATTTAACTTTGTTAAGTATAAATTAAATTGATCAATTGTTGCTAATCTGAACTTATATGCCAACCATCCTGGTATTTCTCAGGTCACAGGCGAATAATCATCTCTGTCTGGGTTATCAAGTTCGTGTTTTTTAACTTGTTCATCTCTTAAAGGAAATAAGTTTTTTTCTTGACTAAGTACATAGAATTCAATAGTTTGATATACTTTATTTTGTTCTAATTGTAGATATAGATAATACTTATCTCCAGGATTTAGCATAAATGTTTCTTCAGTAGAATATAATTGAATTGCTTGTTGTTTTGATAACACAGTATATTTACTATATTCTTCAGCTAACTCAATATATTTTGCTTCTCTCTTATTATTATGTTCAGAATCAAATATAGTTTGAGGTGATGGATATGATCCAATTTCAGTTAACTTTTCTATTGGGTTATATGAAACTATATATATCACTCCAGCATATTCTTTTACACCGATTGGAATATAATTTGGGGTTAGAACCGTATTCTTCAACTGATAGTTTCCCATATCATTTTGCAGAATATATTCGTTACCATTATATGTAATAATAGTACCATTAATGCAGTCTGTTAAAATGTCATTAGGTGTTGTTAATGGATGTAAATCAGTATTCAAACCACCTGTAAAAGTATTTATTGCTTGTTGTTTAGTGTTATTTGCCATACTTAAATCATTTGTATATTTCCATTATCATCTCTATAAGCAAAATATCTTGCTCTTCGAGTGGTTCAATTTTCTTTGTAAAACATCCATCCTACATCTTCTGGATAGTCAACTATAAAGAAATATTTACGACCTCGATCAGCAAAAGCTTCTTCTTTTATTTTGTAAGCAAACATATAGGGGTAGTGAAAGACTTGTCGTCTAGTACCTCTATTTTTCTTCTGAGATTGATAATATTCAAATTCCTTTTCAGTCATTCCAAAATAGTAATGACCATCATAGATAGTTTTTTGTCGTCTATAAAGAAATCTCAACTTCTTCTTATACTTCACTCTTCAATAATGATAATGTGTAAAATCATCATTAAACAATTTACCAGTATACATAGTATAGTAGGATGTTATATTAATAGTATCCAAACCATTTCTGTGACAGGTATTAAACATTTTTAATCCATAATTTAATATTTGCTTTATCTCATGTTTACTCAAAGAAGGAAACTTCTCATTCACTTCATCAATATAGTCTGTATAGTATTTAATAATATCCATTAGAAGTAATTTTTTCCTGCATTCGTATTATCACTAATAATATCTTTTAGCTTCTTGTTAACATAGATGGGTTTTTCTTTCACTCCAGATTTAGTTTCAAAAGTGTAGAATATTTGATGTCCTCTAAATCCAGATAATACAAAATCAATGTCTCTAAATTTACCTTTTCTTCACATTTCTTTGAACTCATCTCCCTGGAATGTTTTCATAGAGATCTCAGAATCAAATCCAAATGTATCAGGTAATGCAAAAATAATATTATTATTTATAATATCCAATAGTACTAAATATAAACAATAATTAAGAACCTTAGCAGCTAATTCTTGCCTTGTATCTGCTTTATATTCTTTTAAGTATTGTTTTTTTGAAAGCTTTATTTTATCCTTCTTAAACTTTCTAAATAATTCAGTAGAAGTTATACAATGATTAGTAAAATATCGCATTTATAGAATTGGTTTAAATGATTTTCCATATTGTTTACGATCTCAACGAGTTTTCACATCGAGAATAGCATCCATATCATTTTGCGTAAATACATCTGGAATTCTAGCTGCGGTACAGGCTTTTAATCAATCTGCTTTAGCTACTTGTGCAAGTTGTACAAGATTCCCATCTTTTCTCATCAATGCTTGTTTATAAGTATCAGAGTATACAACATAAGCTGCTAAAGCTCGAACTTCTTTATCATTCAAAAGTGGCAACCCTTCTTCATCAGCAATAATTCCGTGATAAAGAATAATTACTTCTGAAAAATCCCTATCAAAAACAATTTCATCCCCTTCTTCTCGATATTTAATAAGTTTTCCTGATTCATATAAAGGGGCTTTATCTCATTTTCAAGCTTCAATATATCTTTCAACGTATTGGTTGTACACTTGTGGATAAGTGGTTTGATTAGATGTCATCTGAGCATCCATATAAGGAATTGTAATCGATTCTATTTCCACTAAATTACAAGGTAGTTTAATACGTTTATTTATTGTATTGGTAACGTATCTATATAATTTTGTGTGTCTATTCCCTATTAATTCCCATCCTAACATTGCAACATCCTCAAAGTTGGTAGGATCTACAGTAATCCCATAAACAATACTTGCCATGGAATATACAGAATTAAAATTATGTAATTTCATTATAATGGGGCTTGCGTATTAGGTTGAGGAGGTAACATAGCAGTTCTGTAATACCTCATCTTTTTTTCAGTAAGTCTGTGAATAATATCATTAGAGATAATTCCACATTCTGTTATAGTTTCAGGGTCATTACAACAATCAAATTCTAATAATTTTCTTGGATCTAAAAAAATTGCAATTACCGAGATATATTTTACAAAAGGCACATTAAAGATATATCCATCGATATTCCCATTAGCATTTATTGTAGGATCTATGTAAACAAATGGTTTATCTGCCCCTCTTTTTCTATAAAAATGGAATTTATAACTTACATCAGTATAAACGCTATATTGTTCTTGTCTGTCTATACTTCCTACAAATTGAATTGTAGAAACTCCATTCATAAGAAGAATAGGAGGAATTTCAAAGTGCAAAGCTTTCTTTCCAACTGGAAGATCACAACACTTTGACATAAAATCACAATTAACTTCAACACAATTTACTGCATTATAAAGTTCTTGTAAAGTCATAACTCCTTTTAAAAGATATTCTTTTGCAATATTATTTCTTTCTGCAACAACCTCATCAGTTAATTGTTCTAATGACATCGCTGGATTACTTACAGTTCCTTTTAGGCCGTCATAAACGTTGTTTCATACGGCACTAGCTATGGCTTCTATTGTCATAATTAAAAAGAAAAAGCAGAACAGGAATTAGTCCTGTCCTGCTCAGTATTAATAATCTTTATGCTGTTACCTTGATAGGCTTTGAAACAGATACATTGCCAACTGTAGCCGTTACTGTACCTGCATCTCCTTTAGAGGGGCTTGTACATTTTACAGTTGTCTCAGCACCTTTAGAAGGATCTACTGAATAACCAGAACCTTGAGTCATATTAATGGACCACTCAAATTCTGCATTGCCCTCTTTTTGCTCAGAGAAGGTAGCTTTCAAACTAACTTGGTTTCCCGTAATTTGATCTACGGTTACTGTAATCTCGTTTTCTTCTTTTCCTCCGTTAAGAATAACAATAGTTCCATTCATCGGAACAATCTCTCCAATCTTACTAATAGCCTCGTCAAATTTAGAAGCTAAAGAGTCCAGCACATAGAAGACATGATGAGTAACAGAAGTAAGTGCTTGTCCAACAGTACCTTGTCCAGATAGACCCTTACGAGGAGAAACGTAGTCAAAAGTATATTGTACATAGGTAGCTCCACGAATTGGTTTCTCATCATCATTTACACTAGCATAGCGTAAATTTGGATATGTTGGGAAACGTAAATTTTCTGTTAACCATTCACCCGTTGCAAAAGGAGCAACATTTTTTGTAATATTTACTGCTACATCAGTATCTACATATTCGCAGTCAGAGCAACCTTCATAGCATCCGCTTTCCACTACTTTTTGGATTTTTGCAGATTTAATAACCTGATATGGATCCGCGCACATTACCTGAACTTCTCCAGCTGCCTTCTTTCTAGAGATTGCATATTTATAATCAGAAGGAACATACTTCTTAAGTGCAGCTACTACAGTATCTGTTAAGGTTTCCAACTTTGAACTTTCAGGAACATCAAATTCAACCATAACAGGTTTATGGAATGCTGACCACGGATATTTATAATCACTATAGTAACGATTTTCCAGACTAATATCTATGATAATTCTGTACTGCCCTGGAACTGAATTGATGCTGTTTAAATTAAACTCAACTTGTGCAACCTTTCCTTTAGTACCAAAAGTTTTATGGATTTTTCCATCTTTAACAGCAGATTTGGTATAATCTGCACAACGTAAAACACGGAATACTCCTTCTTTAGGGGCACGATAATGTGCAGGATCTGAGCCGATATCTTCAGCTGCGGTATCTGGAGTTAATGCATAAAAGCGTTTAAAAGGATTGCCAGAAACATCGATGCCCTCCTCCGTAGGAAGAGTATCTGAGTTGATTATTACCTCTTTAAAAAAATCAAACATACTTGTGTATTTATTTAAAATTAATACTATTAATTCCTAGATTGTGCTTCAGGAATGGTCTGATTAAGTGGAATATTTGTTTGTAATCGAGGATCACTTGCATTTTCCATAATTAATCTAACAAAAATATTCAAGATTTCGTAGCATACATAATCTGGGAATTCTAAAATTTGGGATACGTCAGCACCTGGATCATCAATTTCGGCCTGACTCAATCTAATGTACATAGGAGCTTTAATATATTCAATATATACTTCAGATGGAGTATATAAAGTATCATCTCCGAATCTTAATTCCAGTCGTACATTAGAGGGATTTGCTATACGCTCACCTTTTTTGGCTTCAGAATCTCTTAAAGATTCTATATCTGCTATATAATTTAATATAGAATCATCTTGTTCCTTATTGGTAACTATTTCATTACTTGTATTAATAGTATTTAAATAGTAATAAGGCCTCTTATATGAAGGTTTTTGGTAGTAATTATTAATTACCCCTCCATACATGTCTGCAGTAAGTCGTTTAGCAGTAAAATAAACTTTGGTTCCTACCTCACTATCACAATGAGTTTTCTTATTAGGATTTTCGGTTCTTGCAAAGCCTACAATACAATTAAGCATATGCATATAGTCTTTTGGAAGATCTACATAATAAGTTGATGATAAAATCCCATAGTTTATTTTGCTTTGAATAGATACCAAATTATCAGCACTTTTTAACTTTTTAATATCTTCGTCTTTAAACAACGCTGTGGCTTTTAGAACTCTTAAATCGTCAGTAGATTGCTGATTAATATCATATCTATTATATGTTAAATTTATGTATTGTTGAACCGCTTTATTTAAAAAATAAACATAGTCTTCAGTTAAGAGACTTGGCGCTTCTAACTTATTAAGTTCTATCAAACCATATTCATATAAATCTCTAGCGGTCATAATATTCTAATTTATTATTTCTTTTTAGACTCTCTGGGCTTCGTTTCGAGATCATCTGTTTTCATGTCCCCAAAAACCTCGTAAACAATTGAATCATAAATAGCCTTATTCTTTGGATCTTTTAAGAATAAAATTGCGGCTTCATCAGTAACTCCAAGAGCTGTATCGGAATACATTAAAACACCGCTTTGTGTTCTAATAATATTTTTTTGTTTGCCATCAATTAGCAATAATTTCAAAGCCTGATCTGCACTGGTATAAATATCAATAATGAGATTTGGGTCTTTCTCTGCTTTTTGATATAGATAATCCTGAATGTCAGTATCAGGAGCATTTCTCATTGATTTTCCTAGAAGTTTACAAATAACCTTTCTGTGTTCTGAGGTATCTTGTTCAATAAATGTGTAAGCCTTTGTTACTAACTTAATGCGGGATACACGTTTCTTGGATTCAACTCCAGGACGTTCAACATATAATTCTGCTAATCCATAACGTCTAATGTCTCCATCGATAAGAAGATTGCCATGTTCATCTTTTGCACCTCTTTCTGGAGCAATTAAATGAGAATCTTTAATGCACTCCCAGATATTTTTTTGATATTGATTACTTAAATCAAATGTCGTTCCATCAGTTACAATAATTTCGAGATCCTCTGGGATAAAAAAGTCTCTTTGATCACTATTTAATTCTTGTTCACTCAAAATCATTTCTGTATCACGACCATCTGCACTTACCCTAACCCTCTTTACAAAAGGAGGATATGTTCCATTTTTTCCTCTCATTGGGTTAAAGTAGTATGTTTTTACTTTTCCATATACACTTCTAAGTGTTATAATATTACTGGGGTCATTATTATTCATATTATTCATATTTTGTCTTATTCAAATTTATCTATACATCATACAATCTATTTAATGGTGATAAGATTCCCCTATTACAAGGGGAATCTTTCACACATTTCTTTTTAGTTCTCTGACATCAGGATGAACGATCTGTAAGGATTGAATACGCCTACTCCAGCATATCCCCAGTTGATAAGTTTAGCTCCTGCAACAGGAGTTGAAACCTCTCCACCTGACTTACCATCGCGTCCACCAGGACCAGTTAACCAGTTATGAACAATCTGCAGACCTTTGAATGTGAACATAGAAAGTGCAGGACGTCCAGTTTTTCCGTCAGCTGTTAAGTCAATGAAGATACCAAATCTACGAGGAGATGGGAACTCAATATCAAAGGAACGGTCAATCTTGAATGCAATAGTGTTACCTGCAAATTCATATGCATTGTAGGTTGCACCAAGATTAATATAACCATTAGTAGCCTTTGAATAAATGAAAGCTCCGTTAGTCTTATAGTCACGAATCCAATTTGACATTACTCTTTGAACATCATTCCACATTGCAGTATTGCAAATGAAGATGTACTGATTTCCAGTAGGCTTCTCTGACTTAGCAACCATTGCCTGCAGAGCAGTCTCAAAGACACGCATATTCAGTTTTGTAAAGATATATTTACCTGCAAAACGCTCAATTTGAGGAATAATACCATCACCAGAGATAATAGGCTGACCAGTTTCTGGATCAAAAATCTTAGCTTTGCCATACTTATCTACGTTAGTTTTACCCCAAAGTAATGAATTGTTACGAGCTAACATGAAAGTATCCAAACAATCCTTAGCAGCAGGATTCATCTTATATGTTACATCATCTTTTCCATCACCCTTACCAATTGTGATAAACTGATCTTCCATTGCAGCATATTTAGCTGAGTAGGAAACATCACAACGGTGCATTGAGATGAAAGTTCTATGTTTCTCAGTATTGCTCTGATATTTCGTATAACCTTCCTCATGCAGCTCAGGCTGATAGTTTGTTAAGAAACGAGTATTCATACCAGGCTGGCAAGCTGAGAGATCTAGCGTTGCAGAATAGTCAGAATCCTGAATCTTACAAATCAGCTCAAAGTCAGCATCGCTTCTGCGAACTGGACGGCTAAGAACGATTAATTGCTGACGTGAACCTTCGATAATAAACACGTCATTTTTTTGATAGTAGTTCTCAGGGAAGTGAACTACGATGTCTGTTCCCTGTGCACCATCGCCTTCTGGCACTGATAAGAAAGGAACACGCTTGATGAAATTCACATCAATATCCCACTCAACCATGAATGAGTTAATTGATTGAAATGCATTCTTACGATCTTTCTCCATCGTATAAATGTTCATCAGCGATTCTGTAAGGTAAGTTGCCGTATACTGATCATATAATGACGATACGATACCTAGTCTAGCAGGATTAGTGCCTAAGAACTTAGAAAAGTCTTCATACGTTCTTGTAGAAGCCATTTCAGGGCGTATGGTAGTAAAACCTGTAATTTTCATATACTAAATTATTTATTTTATTTATAATAGTTCGTCCCATTTGGAACTAAGAGAGGTTCCCTGTGATTGGGGTTTAGTTTCTTTTTTTATAGTAACATTAGATTTTGGTTTTGGAGGAGTTGCTTTGCGATTTTTCTTCAACTCTTCTTTCCAATAATTACTAATGTCAGAAATTGTATCTTTACCAAATAATCTATACCAAGCTAGCTCAACAATTACCTCAGGTTTTGATAAATCTTCAACAAATTTAGTTACACCTTCTGGAGTTTGCTTAAATACATAATCATAAATTAGATTTTTATCTTTCTCTTCAAGAATTAAACTATCACTCTTAGGATCTTTATAATCCAAAGAAATATAGTTAAAATCATTTAATGTATCTACAAACATATTTTGATATGCCTTCTGTTGCTCTTTTTCAGCCTCTTCTTGCTCCTTGATATGATTTTCTTCTTGTTCCTTATATTGTTTTCTAATTAAATCTACTTTCTTTTTAAAGAGATCTTCATTAGATTTAGCTACATCTAGTTCAATTCTTAATTCTTCCTCTGTCATTTCAGGGAATTTAGCTTTTTGATCTGCCAAATATAATTCCTCATCAGAATAACTATCAATGGTATAAGTTTCTTGGCTGCTGTTTTTAGCCTTATATTCATCAATAGCCTGTTGCTGATAATACGTAATTATATCTTGAAATGACGAATTCGTCTTACGAAGTAAATTGATAGTTTCAATTTCATCTTCTGAAAGACCTGGATCTGTTAAAGATTCAAGAATTGAAAGCTGCTCATCCTTACTTAGAGTTCCAAAATCAACCTCTTCAGTCTCTCCTGTTTCCTCGTTTTCATAAATGATAGTTTTTCCATCCCGAATTCCACGACTCTTTAAGAAGGATGAAAATGCATCCAAATCATCTTCTTCCCCTGTTTCTTCAGTTCCTTCTTCAGAAGATGAAGAATCTTCTTCCTCTTCCTCAGTAGAATTACCTGCTGGCTCAATAACTTCCTCCTGAGTTTCAGTATTTAAATCCTCAGTAGTCTCATCATCCAGCAAATTGTCAAATTGATTATGTTCAAATTGCATATTTCTTATTTTTCCTTATTAGTTATAGATTATCTATTCGCTGCAAATATAACTACATTTATTTAAATGTCCAAATAAAATATTAGAATATTTTTTATTTTATAATACAGGCTTCTGGAATTTGAACTCTACCATCTGCAGTAATAGTAATTTGTGTTTCTCCACTACCAATTGTTGCTGAACCATCCTCTTCAACTCTTATAGGTCCAAAACTGCAAAATGAAAGATGATTGTTAATATTATACATCTTATCCCTTCTCATATCACAACCTCCATCAGTTTCAATGGTAATCCATTTTTCATTTTTCTTATTAATGCCAATGAAAGATTGTTCTTTATTATAGAGCTTCAGATAATTTAAATTATCAGTATTAACTAATGCAATTCCAGGATTTACAAAGTAACAATTACCTTCTGATGTAAAACCATATCCACTTAGTGTTCCAAATATAGAATTTTCAATATTTGTAATGTTGCCAATTACGGATTGCCCTCCAACTGCTGGTAATAATACTGATCCTGTAATGGGAGTATAGTTTATACAACAAGTATCATACTCTTCACTATTAGGATCATATAAAACATCACAATCTTCACTGTTAGTAATGATAACTATTTTTTTTTCTGAAGATTTAGTTACTAATCCATATATTGTAGAAAATTCAGTTTCATATTTAACTTTTTCTCCAATTTTATAAGGATTATTTGATAATTCGATATTTCAAACCAATCCTTTAAAATTAGCTAATTCAGTTGTATAATTGTTTTTATCAAATCAATTATCATAAATTCCAATTTTTGCATTAGAACTTTCATCATATGGAGTATTAACTCATATAGTATCAACATTTTTTGGACGATAATAATATGATTTATAAGGTAGTGTTTCTGAATCATCTTCATAAAACATATCTTCAGTTACAGTTATTAATGATGTAAATGAAGAATTAGTACTAGTATCTAAAAGCATATTAACATAATATGAATAACTATCATCTTCATCATTTGTATAATGTTCTGATAATTTTTCATCATTAACTGCATTTATTATTAATTCAACAATAGAATCACCACCATTTTCTCAGTTTTCATTTCAGTTTACTTCTTCTTTTAGCATCTCATCTGATGAGATTATTTTAGACCCTTCACCTAAGTAAGTTTGTTTTTTAATATAATCTATCTCAATATTTGTACTATCATTAGAATCTTCTTCCTCCGAATTTTCGTCTGAGATTATTGTTAAGTTTTTTACAGTTATATTATCAATAACTAAACTGCTAGTTTCAAAATCTAATAAAGTTTTTTGAGCTGTATCACTGATACTTTTATTAAAAAATGTAGTATTAGTAAAAGTTCAAGTTTCAGTTATAGTTTGAGGAAGATTAATAGTTATAAATACTTCAGACGAATTACCATTTAAATATTGCGCATTTAAGTTTTGCACTAAACTAGCATTCTTTATAGAAATAATGCCGTTTATTTCTAACTTATTATTTACAGTAAGGTCATTAAATACAGTATTTCCTGTACTACTAAAGTCAAACGGATATATTGTTCCATCTAAATACAGGTACATTGTATTTTCTGATGTAATGATAATGCTGTTCTTAGTTAAAGTATTAATAATCGTTTCTACCTCTGAATCAGTTTTAAGAAGTATTAAATCAGTTAAAACTTCATTTTCTTTTACTTTTTCTTCTGATTTTTCTGAATTATTATAATTTAAGGTGTAGTATCTATCTTTAACTTTAACAATAACTTTTCCTGCAGTACTTATAATTACATCGGACTTTCCATTTCCAAGATTTATTGAGTTTTTATATATTGGATCTGACATTAAAGTACTTTTATGTATTATAAAAAAGAAAGGAATGATATAAAAAATACCATTCCTTTCTATCTTCTGATTTCTAATGCGAGAGCATGTCTTTTAATTCATTTAGATCTTGTTGATTCAAAACCAAAGATTTATTAACCATTGGGATATCCATCTTTATTTTTCCTGCACCTATTTCAAGTTGCCCAAGTAATCCAGTTTCCACTTTAAATGGTTTAGTATTAATTATGTTATCTGACATTTCTGTTAAAATACCTTCAACATCAACTAATCCATCTTTATCTGAAATCTGTTTTAGCAAAGCTTCAACTTTGTACATGTTATTATCAATTACTCTAGATGCTAGAGGCTTCATTAAAGCCATCATAGGATTATTTTGCGATAATGAGGTTAATTTAACACTCACAAAGTTTCGCAAGTTATTCATTATAACGTCTACGTGTTGCGCCATTGCTTACAGAATTCTTCATAGGTTAGACTTGGGTTATCCTTAGAAAATTCGCGGAATTTATTAAAGATAGCCATCTCATTGTCAGTCTCTTGGACGATCTTATTCTTCAACTTCTTAACTACTGATAATTGCCTTTGTAATAACTCTTTACCTTCTTGCGTGCCTTCAATTTTAGCTTTAACTAAATTTAAAAGCTCTATTTGAACCATCTTTTGAAGTGATGTAGTGATTTCACTATATTCTTTATCTTCAAAAAATCGATTCTTTTGACTTTCAGTTAGAGCATTCATCTCATTATCAATAGAATCCCAAATAAGCTCCTTTGAAGCTGTTTTCTGTAATTGCATTAATTGAGATTCATAAGCTTTTACCCTTTGAAGTTGATCGGTAATGTCAGAAGCTAATAATGGATCTGGATTACCTAGGAAAACTTGATTCACAGGATACATCTTAAACTAAGATTTTAACTAGGCTGCAGGAGTTGCAGGAGTTGCAGCATCAAAAAGAATGCTGTTAGAGAATCCTGAGCAAGGGCATAAAGGATTATACAGTGAACGCTGTACTGTATCGGTACCTACTTCAACAGCAGCTACACGAATAGGATAGAATGTATTATTTGCATAATTTACTATCTTATTATCAGCACACATTCTGCGCTCAGCCTCAAGTCCTACCATGCCAGCTACACCAGCAATCTCCATCTTAGTTACTTTACTTCTCCAAGGTTCTACAGCAGCTTGTACAGCAGCAGCAGTTTCAAGTTTTCCAATACGATCGGCTAATACGTCGAATTGGTCTCTCTGATTTTTGTACAGTCCGAAGTCTGCATCAATTTGGCTTTTGTATAAACCAAACATCTCTGAATTGATTGTTTGACGATCGTTGAAACGAGCGTTAGCTGACAGCAAAGCAAAGTCATAAAGAGCTTTTTGATTTGCTAATTCAGCGTTGCAAGAATGCTGCCAAGCTTGGAAAGTTGATGGGCCTGAAATAGCCTCAGCTGCTAAAGCACCTGCAGCGGCACAGCCTGCATTTCCAAACAGGTTTGATTTGCTAAGAGCCCAAAGGCCCAGAGCAGTTCCTGCGATACCAAGACCTAAGCCAGTACCAGCAACACCTTTTGATGCATACTCTTTGCGATCCTCGTCGTACTCATGTACAATCTGTTTTTCTACTACGTCCATAATTTGTTTAATTTTAAAGTTAATGAAAAAATACTACACTGGATTCCAGTGTGGTTATCAAATAACACGTTTTATAACATCATGCATGGACATTTTGGGAACTCACTTGTCTAATTACGAATTTTCGTTAAAATTTTCCCTCAGTCTGATACTATATCACTACAAAACGCATTCTCGAATCCCTTTTATGTATATATTCCTCAAAGAACTTGTTTTGCGTTATATGATATAACTTTAAAACTAAATATGTAGTAGAATAAACCTAATTTTGAATCAACTCTACAAAATCAAGAATATTATCTGTAATGACATGCTTCTGATCCATTATATTTATAACAGTTCGTAAGAACTCTGTCTCAGAATCATTAAATTCAACTTCAATGTCCTCCACATTTGGAGTTCACGAAATTTTTCCATCGGCTTCTTTTAAGTTAAGAGAAGTTATCTCCTCACTTGAGAAGTCTATTTTCTTACGGATGTTTCTAGCAGAAATCATCTCAAGAACACTTCCTTGTTCTGGAAGATTAGTTAAAATAGCTAATCTGGTTGCAACATTCATTTTCATAACCATTAAAAATTCATTTTTTCTATCTCTACAAAATTAGAGATTATATTTATAAAATCAAAATTTTAGTGCAAAAATATTAAAATTCTTGCACTAAAATTTTGAAATCTTATTAGCCATAAATAGCACCATTAACTAACACTAACCCAGTATTAATATAAGTTATACAATAACACTTATATCTACCTCCACTTAAATTGTCTAAACCCTTCATTTTTACGTAGTTACTTCCAAATGTTACTGTTGTTATAGTAGGAACTACAATAACTGCATCAGGATTACTTCTTGTTACATATACAGTACTTACTGAATATGATGAAGAAGAGCCATAGAATATACCCGCCTTACCTGGAGTATTTACACTAGCCAAAGACTTTGAAAAAATACTATCTAAATTAATAGTGGATGTTGATGACCCAGTATAGTTTGTAGTTGAACCTCCTGCTGTAATGTTTAATGCATGTGGATTAGGTAGAGCAGTAGGAATTTCAGGTAAATCTATACTTTTCCACATAATAGAGCCAGCTGTACTGCCAGCCATTAATACCTTTCCATTATTAGTTGTTCCAGTTGCAGGAACATGTAAATATCCATCTTCCTTATTATGATAAATACCTACATCACGACCTGTTATTCCTACACTTATACAATTATCTCCTCCAACTATATTTAAATTATTATTACTTGCACTGACAAGATAATTGTCTCCAGTCTCATCATTTACATAGAAATTATTAATAGCATCTGTAATACCATATCCTGCTAATGTAGTTGGCTTATCTGTAATGCTTGACCAAGATTGTGCAGGTACAGAAGTTAAATATCCCTGACTTGTAACCCAACTTTGAGTTGCATATTCACTTAAAGAAGGAATCTCACTTTTTAATGCAAGATTAGAAAGAGTTTGCCCTGAATTTTTAACAGATTTGGTACCTGCTCCAACTATAATATAATCTGTAGAAAGGTCTCCACTAGCCATTACATCTCCACCACCTGCAGAAGCTATTTTGTCATCTACTTCCTCCTTAGTGTAAACTTCATTAGTAGTATAATAGTTTCCTAAAGTTACATTTAAGTCAGCTGTTTTAACATAGCTACTTAGAGTATTGGTAATAACTTTATTTTGAACAGGATTTTTTGAGGTTGCACTTAAAGCAGAATCTATAACAACTCCTTCTGGAATATTGAAGTTTAAATCAGATTCATCTACTTTATCCTTAGAAGCTAAAGCTCCAAGAGTTGGAAAATCAGTTATCTGATTTACAGTATGTGTATGAGCAGAAGGAGTAAAAGTTGAAGGCTTATTAGCTATCTTATTCCACTCAGGTTCAAATTGGTTTACAAATTCTTTTGTAGCAAGATTAGTTAATAAGATTCCAGAATCTTTAATAGTTTTCCCAGCTCTACTTGAAGTAATTACTCTATCAGAAGTTGTAAAAGGTGCTTCTGCAATAACATCTCCAAATCCTGAATCAAATAATTTTTCATCAATTTCTGCCTTACTATAAACACTAGTACCTTTTGTAGCAATGACTTTATGTTTATTAATAGCATCCACTTCTATAGAAGTAATAACATTTCCAACTCCAGTCATTCCAGTTTCTACATTAGGAATTGTTGGAATATTGCTCTCAATATCATTTTTAATGTTATCAACCTCAGTTTTAGTGTATACTTCAGATTTTGAATATACCTGCTCTTTAGTATAGTAATTAGATAAATCTACTTCAGTATTTCCAATCTTTTCCCAAGTATTTTCAACATAAATGTATTCGTCATGAACATCAGGATTTTTCCCTACCTTCTTAACTAAATAAATAACATTTACTTCTCCAGTTGAAGGAAGCTTAGTAACAACTTCAATTCTCAGATTAGCTAAGTTGCCAATCATTGTTTTAAGTATATTACCTTGATTTGCGGAAAGAGCTTTATCTGTAGCTGTAGAATCTAAATTATCAATGATAGATTCTTTAATAGCATTAGGAATATTAACTGTTCTTATTTGAGAAATCTCATTAGTTAAATTAGTATTAACTTCAGAGATCTTATTAAGAAACTCTTGATTTGATTCCTCAGATGATTGTTCTACCTTTTTAATTGCAGAATATACACCTCCAGAAGTAATTAAATTATCACTTCCTTCTGTGGGAGTATTTTCAATCGAACTGATAATTACAGGGATTCGTGATAATACTATATTAAACTCCTCCTCTGATCCTGTATATCCAGCTAACTTAGCAGTTTCATATGCAGAACGTCCTTCTGTAGAATATAGAGGTTCCCACTTCTGTGTCTCCTCATTAAAATATTTTTTTGAATATGTTGTCATGTCTATAATATTTTAAGCATTAAGCATATACTGCACCGTTAACGGCAACCTTACCATTTGCCATATAACTCAAACGATAGATATAATAAGTTCCAGTTAAATTTCCAAGACCATTCATCTTAATTGCATTAGAAGCAGTAAAAGATATTTTTTTAGTACTTATAATAACAGCATCAGGGTTACTCTCAGAGAAATTATCTAAACTAACAACTGTTCTAGCTAACGTACTACTGTAACTATATCCAGCTTCTATTACAGTTAATGACTCAGTTCCAATAAAAGTAGTAGTTATTTTTAAAGGTTTTAGTACAGTTATTGAAACTGCAGATGAGCCTGTGTATGATGTATCATTAATTTTTAATCTATGTGGATTAGGTAGAGCAGTAGGAATTTCTGGTATATCACTAGTATTAGCAGGAGTATATCCTAAAGCAGAAGTTACATTAGCTTTACTTAGTGAAATTGTTCCAGAAGATAGTGTAATATTACTTCCAACTTTAATACCTCCAAGTACTGAACTTGTAGCTGTAGGAAGAGTATATGTGGTAGGGATTGGTGCAAGCGTTCCATCTCCTAGGACCATCTGGGATGCAGTTCCACCAGCAGTTATGAACGATTTAGCTTGCACTGATGCATGATTTGCTGTATCAGTTTTACCTGTACCAGATAAGAAAACGAATTTAGTTACTGGAGTATTTACAGCACTAGAGATATCACTAGCTCTACAATTTATTAATATTACTCCATTAGTTTTACACCCTTTATGAACAATATTCCATTCATTATTATAAGTGATATTATTACTCTTGATTCACGGTTGAGTAGCTAAGTTATTATTATTCCACTTTAAGTCATCCCCCATAGCACCTAATTTTCCGTACGAGGTCCCTTGTTGCATAAATTCTATAAACTGATATTTATTATCCCCATCAGTATTATCTAGTATTAATTTTGAATCAAATGATGATCTGAGTTTAAGCGTTCCAGTAACAGTCCCTCCAGATAATGGTAAATAATTATCTAATTGGGATGTATTAACTTTATTATCTAATGCGAACTCTAGTTTTCCTAGAGCAGCATTTAAACTATCACTTGTTACAATAGCACTTGTTGTAGTAGGTTTACTATATCCTGTTAATATATTAATATTACTAGATGGATGATTATGTTGAGATGGAGGATAAACAGAAGGTTTTCCTGTAATACTTTTTCAAGTTTGTGCTGGAACTGAAGTTAAATATCCTGCATCATTAGTAAACTGACTTACTTTCGTAGGAGCATTAGTTACTCCAGACCAAGGCACACTTGTAGCAGCTCCTGCTGTATAAACAGAATAACCAGCTTCATTATCTAATTTTGTTGAATTAATAACAAAATACATTACTCCTGTATCACTTTGTTTAACAGTATCTCCTTCTTGTACGTCTGCTGTGGTTAATGCAAACCTTGCTGTTTGATTAGCCACAATAACAAGTCTTTCTAAGGCACCTTTAGGGAGTCTTTCAATATTAATTGTTCCAGAAGTGATTTTTGAAGCATCTAGTCCATTAGCTGTTTTTATACCTATAATATGCCCCTTTTCATCTTTAGTGATAGAGTTTATGATAGTTCCAGCTGTAATAGTTCCTCCTTCAGGAGTATAGTGATTAGCAGCACTAGTAACTTTACTGTCTGGAGTAATTATATTACCTTCTCCTAGGAGTGATTGATTATTAATTGTTTTAATTGATTCTCCACTAACAAGTTTATCTTGTTTAGATTGATCAGATGGATGTATATGATCTTCCTTAGCGTATCTATCTGATTTTCCTATTGCTGCAGAGCCATTTGATAATGGTAATGAATTTGCACCAAGTGGAATAGAAGAATCTTTAGCAAGGATTTTAGTAGTTCCTTCACCAAATAACTTACTTTCTGGATTATATAATAACTCCTGAATTGCTTCTTCAAATTGTAAACTTCATGAATTATTGTTAATAGACATTAATATACTAAAAACATCGTCACTTAGAGCAATAGCATCTCCTAATTTTCCTGTCTTAAACGCTACTTCTGCATAACTAGTATCAGATGTTAGTTTACTAATATCTCAAGTATTACTTGATTTATAAAAGTTACCATGAGTGTATATTTCTGAAGTTTCTTTTATAAATGTTGTATAATTATATAGGTCGTCTGCATGATATACTAAATAATTATCAAATGCAGCCCTAGTTTTAAAATGTATAAATTTGTTTTTGATTGCCATAATAAACTAGTCTTTAAAATAAAAATAGGGAGGAAGTTTTAATGCTTTCTCCCTTATATAATTAGGCAAAATCAGCCCACTCCATTAAAGAATCAGCATAAGCTTTCGCATCAGTAAGAGCTTTGTTAGCTGATCCAGCGGCATCAAATGCAGTAGTGGCTACATATGCAGCTGAACTTAAACCTTTAACAGCTACATCTGTTCCATCAACTGCAATAGTTCCATTGGCTGAACCAGTAGCGATATTCTGAACTGCAGAATCAGCTTTTGCTCCTTGAGTAGCAGTTGCAAATGTATTAGACTCAACAAATGCAGCAGACTTAAGTCCAACAACAGCACCTTGTAGTTCGTTGTTATTCATAGTTAAATTAACTGCTCCATTTGTAGAAGCTGTAGCTTTTAGTGTAATAGCACCAGTTTTGCCACCAAATGATTGTACTCCACTAGCAACCGCAGTAGTAACTTTTTCATCAAGTGCATCGATTGCATCCTGTATACTTCCATCTTTATATGTGCCTTCACCTCCAACAAGAATATCACCACCTGTAAGTACTACATTAGCGGTAAGAGGTTTAGTGTTTACAGTTCTAGAAGTCGGAACTTTTGCATTAAGTGCACCTTGAAGACCTGTTACTTTAGAAATAGCTAAAGTAGGAATGTCAGTCTCAACTAGAGCTCTACGAGAAACTGTAATAATACCATCAGTTTCAGAAACTGCAGAAACTACTTGTCCATCAACTTCTGTATCAGCTTTATCTAGAGTTCCAATTTTTGTCTTAATTTCACTTGTAACAGTTGCTTTAGTTGCATAAGGACTCAAATCTACTACACCAGCAAGAGCATCCCAAGCTTCGCCATCATAAGCATAATTAGTACCAGCGGGTACATTACCATATGCATCAGTAACATTCCATACATCACCTTTTACTGCATTTTCTGGCAATTCTGCATATGTACAACTGCCCATATAACGGAAAGTAGAAGCTACTTTTGCATTAATTGCATTATCTACTTCAATCTTTGTATAAGTAGTAGCCTGAGGAGCTGCTGCATCAGCTGTAGTTTTAACTGCGTTAAGAGCAGTTGTAGTAGCTTTATCAGCTAAGTCTGTAATCAGATTAGTTACTTTACTTTGAGGAATTTCTCCTACAGCAAATGTAACAGCAGTACTAGTTTCAGACTGAGTAACTGTTGTGCCATCTCCCTTATAAACAATAGCGGCAGGAATTTTGCCAATCTCAGTATCTGTATATGATTTAGCTGCATTTGTAGCAGCAGTTTGAGCTGCAGTAATATCTTTCTTTAAGCCATAATAACTCTGAGTTCCAGCAGCATCACTAGATACGCCAATATTTAATTTCTTCGCTAACTCTGTAGTAACTACAGAATCTGAAGCTACATCTGATAAATTTAGAGAAATTTCTTCTCTACTTTCGTTAATAATTTTAAGGATTTTAGCACTCTCATCCCAACTTGCAGACTTGACGCCATTTCCAAATTTATCAACTGCAGTAGCACTTCTAGCTACTTTAATCATTCCAGTTGATGTTTCAAAATAAATTCTACCAACTACAAGACCTGAAGCAGGAACTGTAGCAATTTTTTGAAAACTTAAATTTGTTGTCATTTATTTATAAAATATTTTTTGATTAACCCCCCCCAGTTTACAATGAGGGAAGAAAATTAATTACTCGGCTTCCACCCAACACATATCAAGTTTGCCATCTACAACTTGAATTGAAGAACCAGTAGAAACTAAGCTTGCAACATTAACTACTAAACCACGTGACGTACCAGTTCCTGTAATTGTAATCGTTTTGTCTGGACTAGTTAAAGAAGTAATACCGCCAGTTACAGCAGTTTGAATACTGTCGCTCAACGCTTGCATACCTGCAACAATAGTCTGATCTGCTCCAATTTCAACACCACCTGTAATTGCAGTTCCAACCTTTACTGTAGTACCTTTAACTCCACTCAAGTCGACCTTGAGTCCGTTTGCAGATTTAGAAAGAGCAGCATCCGAGGCTGGATCAATCTTTACATCAATGGTATTCTCAGTAATTGAAATAGCATCCCCAAAATCTAATGTTGCAGTTGTATCGTCTGTATATGTAATTATAATTCCGTTAGCAGTCGAATTTAGCTGCACGTCAGAAACTTTCTTATCAGAATCTCCGCCATAGGTGATATTATTCATGATAATTTTATGCGTATCTGTTGTAAAGAAAATTCCATCAGTATGTGTTGTCGGATTATAAGCGGCACTAAGACCTCTATAAAATTTTACAACCTTGTTTGCCATTGCTTAAAATTTAATTAATAACATCATTTCACACCATAAGCCCTTCTAAATCCTGTTTTATAGTATCTACCTCAGCTTTTGTATAATAATTAGATAAATTTACAGTTATAGTTCCACTTCCTCATTTTTCCCAGAACATAGTATCCTCTCTTTTAACAACTATATACTCTTCATACAAGTCATTAACTCCAGTCTGAGAAGCAGGTACTAGCCAAATGATATTTTGCTTTTCTTTTGTAGGTTCCCCAAGAGCTTCAAGATTATCAACAATTTCAATTGAGAATCTAGTTAAATTAGCAAAAGCTTCGGCAAATTTAGATTGATCTAAAGCAGTTCCTCCAGCTTCTTTATATGCATGATATACAGCATTTAAATGGTCGAAATCAGCTTTATTTTTGGTATCAACCCAAATCATTTGTTCAGCATTCTTGTAGGCTTCTTGAATGTCTGCGTCGTCTAAATGAGAGTTTTTAAAGGTAACTGGATCTTCTGGACCAACATGTACAGCGTGATTGCCAGTAAATCCTCGAGGGATGTAAAAATCTCAAATAGGATCTTTAATTGAACCACTATTTTCAATTTTGGGCTCTTCTCCTGGGCGTAACATTTCTATTTCGCCAGCAGTAAGAGTAGCAGCTGCTTTGCCCTCAGTAGTTATAACCTGTCCAGAAGATAATGTAACCTTAAGATGAGCATCATCAGTAATATCAACATTTTCAATACCAACACCTCGTAAATAGTCCATATAACAAAGAACTGTTCATTCACTAGAAGGTTCTCCATCATATCCTCATTTAATTGAGTCATCAGCAAAATCTCGATATAACTTTAATTGCTTGCCTGCTGGGCCTCGTTCTCCTTTGTCTCCTTTGTCTCCTTTTTCTCCCTGAATACCTTGAAGTCCTTGTTGACCTCTTGGAATAGTAAATCTGAAAGCAGCTTCAGAAGCAGTGCCCACATTTACAATAGAAGCTTGTGAACCAGGATCTCCAGTAATAACAGAATCTACTCTGATAGTTGCTGCAGTCCCAGCAGGACCTCTATCACCTCGATCTCCCTTATCACCTTTATCACCTTTATTTCCTTTTTCTCCTTGAATTCCCTGAACTCCTCTATCACCTTTTTCTCCCTTGTCACCTTTCTCTCCCTGATCTCCTTTAAGTCCACGGATACCTTGGTCTCCTTTGTCACCCTTGTCGCCCTTGTCGCCTTTACTTCCTGTATCGCCTTTATCACCTTTTTCTCCCTTCTCGCCTTTTACATACATAGGAGGAATGATTTCAGAAGGGTTTTCTTCTAAAACCCAGGTAATAAATCCAGTAGACTCATTGTACTCAGGTACGTACACCTGGCCATTTTCACCAGTTGCACCCGTAGCACCTGAAAATACAAATTCCCAAAAGGGTGAGTCTACACCAGTTGGCTTAGTAGAATCCTTAGGATCGTTATAAAGTAATTTTGGCTCAGATAGACTACTTGATAAGTGACTTTTATGACAAGCTAATAAAGTTCCTCTATAAGCTACAAAATCTTGAATATAACCATCATTATAATAGTTAATTCCTGGTGCCCATCCTTGGGCAAAGTTAAAAGATTTTCCTTTATAGAAGTCCCTTGAATTAGATACTCCATAGTATTCTCTTGAATTCTGAAGGTCAATATCTGGTTGTATATTAATTTTTTTCATATTTTATTATACTGTAGCAGTTTTTTGAGTTATGGAAGTACTTTCTTTATTAGCATTCAGTTGGTATAAGCTAGGATTAAGAATACAATAAGCACCCTTCATATGATACAAAATCAATGATATTTTCATCATTGAAATATCGTGTATTAAGATCTCATGTGGACATCTTAAAAGATGTTCCAGTATAAAAATCACGAGAGCTTCTTAATTTATAGTATTCATCTGAAAGCACTTTCTCCATAAAAGGATCTATGTTATACTTCTTCATAGTATTGCATTATTTTAATTATTTCATCACTAGAAGGGTTCCCATTCTCAATATAGTCAATAGCATTAACTAATTCATTCATTGCTGATAATGTTCTAGCATTAAACTCATAGCCAATATTTAGATTTAATAATTCATTTGAGAATAACCTATATAGTGTATTATATAGAATTTCCACAGCCGCAATCGTTATTAGAATTATTTAATAAATCTCCACATAATGAATCGCAAGAAGACATATTATCTAACACTCTCTGAGCTTCAGTAAGGTTTCCTATATCCTTTAAATAGTCAAAAACGTACATTGCACTTAAAAGAAAGTCCCTTCTATTTCTCAGAGTATTGTCTGTGTCGCATTTATCATAACTGCAATGTTTGCAGTTAATAAGTAATAATTGCCGCTGTAAATATACTAAACATTTTTGCAATTTACAAACACTGAATACCTTTTTTACAGGGCAATAAAAAGTTTGTGATGCGCTATTATTTTGGACAATTTTATACGCATCTATATAATTGTCAAGTACAGTACTATTTTTTATCACTTCCTCGTAGGAATGCTCATCATCATCTTCGAGATTGCATTTATACAAGGTCTTTCCATCAAAAAATAACTCATCGCTAAGATTATTATAAGTATCATCTCCAACTTTAAACCTTTCTAAAATAGGAATGACTAATTTATAATAACAATACGTGCCATCTTTGTCAAGAATAAATTCTGAAGAAAATCTTGAAAGTAATTGACCTCTCTTGACTACTTCTCTTCTCACCCTGATTGTCCTATCAATGGGAACTCCAGTTTCATTATAACTTAGGAAGTCTAACATGATAAAGTTTATCATGTCATCTCCTAAGCTATAATAATCACTGTTATCAATTGCAATTAACTTACAATCAGGTCTGACAATCGTCTGAATAATTAAGCGTTTATCCATTATTCAACTTGTTTTATTTTATCATTATAAGGATTATTGTCGAACATTTGTGCAACTTGAGCTTGCAATTGTTGTTTTTTAACCTCAATAGATTGATCCTGAAAATCTTTATCATTCTTAATCTTCTCATGGTCAAGGGCAACTCTCTGTTGTTCAATTTCAATCTTAGCTTGTTCCATTTGACTAGCTTGATTTTGTAATTGAGATAACTGAGACTGCAGTTCTTTATTTTGTTTCAATAGCTCTTGTGCTTGTTGTTCTGTTTGTTGTAACTGCTGTTGAAGTTGCTGAACAATAGATTCTTCTTCTTTCTTCATCTTCATTGACTGCTCAACATAACGTTTAAGTTCAGTCATATTTTTGGCAGCTACAATATTAACAATCATTTCAGGGTCAGAATAACCAGCTTTAACTAATTCTGTACTTAATGCTTTTATAGTTTCTCTGTCCTTAAATGTTGCTGTACTATCCTCAATATGAACATCAAAATCTGTTACTGTATAATGCTCAGGAAGTGCTGAAAATATTTGAGAATATCTATCTCCCAAAATAATAACACCTTGAAGACCATCTGGATATACTAATTTAGTGAGATTAAGTAAATCATAATTAACCTCTTTATAAATTGTATCCATGCAGTCAAAATATTGTTTAGTAAGAAGTCCTGAAGTAGTAACTCCCAACTTAACATTACTAACAGCATCACGTTGTTCATATTGTGCAAGCATTTCTGGAAGTACTCCTGTAATGGAGGAAGCTTGCTGCTCAATCGATTGAATAGCTAATTGTATAGCTTGGATACTTTGTACTTTGACAGTATCATCAAATCCATTGAATATTGTATTTAATGGTTGTCCTTCTTGAGATGAATCAAGAATTCCAACACCAGTTTTCTTATAGGCCAACCATTTTTGAACTCTCTCTGGCATATCTACACCAAGAACAGTTGGCAGATTAGCTAAATCTAACCAGTCTCCTACTGTACCAGAAGATGCAATTAAGTTATCTCTATAAAAAAGTAACAGGTCATATTTATCTTGAAGATTCATGGTGTTTAGTACTAAACTAAAAGGATCACCATTATGATCTAAGAAAAACATTCCATTTACAGATAATCTACATTTACTTGGATAATCGGTAGATCTTATTACATTTTCTACCTCTCCTCTAGTAATATAGATTTCGTTTCCAATTTTAACTCCTTCATGTCTTGTTAAATATCCTGTCTTTTCATCAACCTCAAGCCATTCTACTTCATAAACAGTAATTAAATGAGGATTATAATTTGATAAGAGAGCTTCATCACCTGGTATTGCAGGATAAGCTTCCAATCCTCCTAAAATACCTGGAGTTAAATCAGGTCTAGGTAATCCATCAGGAGGAATAGCAGAAGTTCTTACCAAATAGGTTGTAGTTCTAACATCCCCCATTTTTGGAGCCTCTTTTAGTTTAGCAACCGCCTCAGTAGTTAATTCACTACGATATTCATTCAAAATCATTTCTCTTGTCATCATCTTACGAATAACTACTCGTCTAGAATCTGCAAGATAAGGAGAATTTGGATTTCTTTCTATAAATGTATTTAAAGTATTTAAAGCTTCAAAATTAATATTTTCTCCACTTTCAGTAGGTCTTGTTCTGTAATAACAAGTTCCACTAATAAGCAGATCTGTAAATAAGAGTCTCATCTTATTTTTCATATCAATATTCCTTGATTGCTTTAAATAGCGCAATATATTTTGAGCAGCTATTTCATAGTCTGAAATAAATGTTCTATCTAAATTATCCTGAATAGTTTTTAGTTCCTTTTCTATAAAAGGATCATTAACAACCTCCTTATTGTCTAATAATAAAGAAATTATATTATTTTGTAAATATTGATGTAACTTTTCATATAATGCTTGATCAATCTTTAATTGTTTTTCTCGCATTATATTTGTTACTGTTAACGAGTCCTTACAGGAAATTTTTAAATCTGGTTCTAACTCAAGATACTTTCCAACTAAAACATCAATATGTTTTTTAATTAGTGGAGTGAAATTTACTGCTGTTGGAGTACCTACTCCATAATTAAATTCAAGACTTTTAAATTGATCAGCATCTCGATGACAATGATAGTACTGATAGGCCTTTCTTAACCTAACTTTTTCATATACTAATTCATTAATAGCATCATCTATTAATTGGATTTCTGTCTTGTTCATTCTAGTACAATATAATAAGTATCATCGTTACCAGTATCTACCATCATTCCTTTGTAATACTTAGCACGATCGATTTGTCGTTGTCTTAAATCTCTTAGTAAGTAATCAAGAAAACCATCTTCACTTCCTTGATAAGAAAAATACATTGGAGCTTCATGTTGATTTAAATCCAGCTTTAAAGTATAAGAATCCTCATCATGCAATATATCTAAATTACCAATATATTCAGAGCATAAAGCTTCCCTTATCACATTTCGTATTTTATCTTCTAAATTATTCATCACCAATAACTCCAAATTGTTTATAACCTTTTGAGTTAATAAATCATCCAAAATCTTTCCATTCTTTTTCTACACTATGTGCAGGCTTTGGATTAAAACCCATTAGTTCCTCATCAGCAATTTCTGCCATACCCATAGCTGCAACAATATCATATTTTCTCTTATTTTCATAAGAATAGTTTAATAGTTGTTCCAGAATCATATCAGAATCTATTGTATAACAATAATCGTTTACATAAGTATTAATAAGTTCCAATCCATGCTTGATAATAGTTTCTGTAGCAGGGACTCCAATCATTTGTGAATTACCTCTCTTAATATCACTTAGACTAGATTTTGGACGCTTCATAAAAAGATTATCTTTTTTCTTACTTTTGAAATAGGTCAATATACTGATTTTAGTGTGCTCAAGTAATGCTTTACAATTATATCAAGCTAATAACTTCATTGCATTATCATACGCAAATCTAATATCTCTTGGCCTTTCTTTATACACAGCTACATATTTCGGTTCTTTTAAACCATAAGCTCTACGTTTTATTACAATACAAAAGTCTGATACATCTTTTTGAGTTGCAGAGTCTTCTGTACCTTGGTCAATAGAGTCAATGCCAGCTACATATAAATTTTTATAAGGATCTTTATCATCAAGCATTGGTTCTTCATAAATAAGAATATTACTATCCACTTTATCATAGACCTTTACTTTATTTAAAGTTTCATCCCCTTCACTCTTATCCCAAAGAAGTGCTACACGTCTGGGTTTAACTCCCATTTTATGTATTCTAATTTGAGTAATTCTATCTGAAATAGCAATAGCATCAAAGATATTATCACCCTGCCTTAATAAAGCTTCTGCTGGGGTAAAACAATACTCTGAACAATATTCAAGAAGGCTCTTTCCACTTTTAGCAGCTCTTTGCTCTTCATAATATTTCTTTGCTTTTTCTATATTTGTAACTCCTCTATGATCTGTATACTCAGATCCCAACATAAATGTATAGGCAGGAATAAAAAATCCTGTATATTGAACAGTTCCATCTGAGGAGTAGAAGTTCTTATAAGGTAAGACATTATTAGCTTTAGGATCACTAAATATCTCAGATAATCCTGTTAATGAAGGGCCTTGGTCACCACCAGTTCCCCAACCAATCTTAATGCCTCTACGTACACCACCAATTTCAACAAGGGCAGTTCCCTGTGTTCAAGATGTTCTAGATACTGGATTAGAACCAAACTCTTCAAACATCAGTCTATCACAACGAGCACCACGAACCTTACGAGGATTATCTGCAGGAATGCCCTCAATCTCAGCCATACGACCAGATTCAACACCCTCTTTATCAAGCTTTGATGCACGCTTTTGTTTAATATTATCAATTTTCTGACGTACACGCTTCATACCTCCGTCAGTGTTGTTGCTTAACCAGTTTAACTGATACCAACATTTAGTAAGTACATCATCCACATAACTCTCTAAAGATGCTGTATATACTGTTCTAAAGTTTCTTGTGGTAATAAAGGGCCGTACTCCCAAACATGCTCCTATCTCACTAAAGCCCCAATTTTGTTATCCTATAGGCTTTTTATCCTATAGTTCTTATAGTTTCCTATAAGTTCAGCGTACATTTTCATCTAAATTCAATAGATGTTCCATACTCATGGGAGAATTATTTCTGTTTCTAGCGATCATCTCCTACGCGTTACAGTGGTCAGCAATCAACTGACTTACCTCGGTATTAACATAATAACTAAATTTTTTATACTTTCTATTCCCATAAAAGTTACTATCATCATATAAAAAATGAAATAGGTTCTTAATATTAGGAATAGATGCTGTAGCTAATCTATACATATCATCTCTTTTTAGATAGATTACATTAGATTTTATTCCATTTTTTGCAAATTCTTTTTGAAATTCTAATGCTAATTGTGCCTTTTTAAACTCTATTGTAAAATTCATAGTCATTCTTTCTTTTCTGTTTTCCTGAAGTTTACGATAACTTCCAGTAATACTGCCATCACCATCAAAATACCCTCGAATAAAATGCCTAAAAAGTTTAGAATCCATTCTTGGTAATGTATGCTCTGCATAAGTTTTATTGTATCCAAATCCTAGATTAACTAAAGATTCACATAATTTTGAACTTGTTATATCTACACCATAAGATTCATGAGCTTGTACTTTTATTCCATTTCTTCCAATTGTAGTATGTTTTTGTAGTGTAAAAGTTCTTGCACTTTTACTAATATACATTTTATACATATCTACTATGTCAGAGTCAATGGCACATAAATGAATTCTCAAAGTTTTTCGTTTTTCATCTATACTTCCATCTGCTGCATAAAATCCTAATAGATAAGCTTGCAATTCAGTTTTAATTTCAGAAAAGAAATCATGTCTAATAGCACGTTTGCTAAAATGATTTGTATATTCGGGATAAGTATCCTCTATAAATTTAATTTGTTCTTGCTTTGTCATCGTAATAAAATCACATATTTAGTTATCGTAGCCTTCACCGATTTTACGGAATTTTTACTTATATATTACTATATAAGGCGGCAGGTTAATTTACCGCTCGTGCCTTTAGTGCAACTACGTCCTTTTTTAAATACTCACAAAGTTCTACATAATGAAAGAATTCGTATTGTTTAGATGTAAAGAAGGGGAAAGACTCTTCTGAACCAGCTCCAGCTTTCTTTTTATCGTTAATAATACCCATTCTATAGAAGTTTAAGAAGAAATAATGATCTCCTGTAACCCTATATTTCCCTACTGTATAACCTTCAACACAACGCCTTATCTGTTCTCTTCAAAAGTCCACATAAGGCTTACCTCCTTTTTTATGTGCAGTATATCTTCCAGTTCTCTGATATACTTGCCCAACTTCTATAAAAGGAGTGGGGTCAAAATCTAATCCTTCAGTCTCATTAATAGGTCTATACCCTGTTATTTCATAAGACAATTCTGGATCAAAATAATGAATCTCATCTTCTAATATTACATCTCATAACCCTTCAGTCCTTTTCTTATGTACTTCTACTTTATCTTCATAATAAGGGGACTCTTCAGTTTCTTCATCTATAGTTGAAGCAAGCAACTCCTTCCTTAACTCTTCCTCAGTTTTTTCTGTGAAGGTTGGAAGTCTATCAACTCTCTTACGTAATTCGTCTTTATTTTTCTTTGATCTTAGTTCAGCCATACTTTATTTATTAAGGATTTAATCGTCAAGTCCGATCTCTACATCTCCTCTATAACGAGTATTTGTAGATTCCTGATCTTTCTTGTAATCATTCTCCAATTCACGTAAGTAATCATTCATCTTTTTAATCTGTCCAATACTTTCAAGAACCTTTTTAGGATCATTTAAGTATTTTCCATTGCCATCCATATCAGTGAATTCAATATTGTCTAAAAATACTCGCATTTTTTCTAGTGTCCTAAATGCGGTTTTAATCAAACTAAGAATTCTGGATGAGTCTTTAATCTCCATATATTTCCGACATGCTGCTCTAAAATCAGGATCTTCCCACTCTTTGTCAGTTAGTTCACTGTCCTTCATAGCTTGCTCATGTCTTTCTTGTTCTATATACTCTAAATAGGGGGATTTAAAATCCAACATTAAGAATATGTATTTAAATTCTCTCCATGCCCTCAATCTATTAATACCAGTAGGATCTTTTTTACATTTATTCCTACTGGCATCATAGAGTGTTGCAAATTCCTTAACTAACAGTATCTCATACTCATTTAGAGTAATTGCTCCTGTAGAGTTATCATAAAGGAAAAAATCAACCATTATTTCACTTTCTTGAATTTATCTATAATAGTAGCTTTTCTTAGTTCCTCTCATTTTAAAGGCTTTTTCTCTTGAACCTCACCGCCATTATTATATCTTGGGGTACTATATCCAGCTATACTATCAATAGCTCTATTAATCTGATCGAATGGAGAAGTTCCTGTAACAAACTTTCTAATAGATCTTCCTAAAGAATTACTGTAAAATTTCCCATTTTTAGATACTAAAGTATCTGTAGAGAAAGGATAAAATGTACTTCTTGTATAGATAGGACCTCCAGGTAAAGCATGATATGTTGAATCAGATCTGAATTCTTGTTCAGCTAATCTATCAGAGGCTCTTTGAGCAGCTCTCTCTTTAAAATAACCTTCTTTATATCCAGCATCCCGTCCATCAATGTCTTTGTATCCTCCTTCTCCATCACTATGAATTGGGCCTTTAGGGGTATTTATAGTTTTCTTTCCTCCATTTTTAAACTTAGTAACTAAGTAGTTAAGCTTTCCTCCCTTCTTAAACATTCCAGTTTCCTCTGGTTGAATTGCAGCATTTTCAGATTTAAATTCCTGAATAAGTGTTTCTAGTTGCTTTTGTCCTTCTGGAGTTTTAGAAAGCTTATTTAAAGTCATTGCTATCTCTTCTGGAGATTTATTTTGCAATTCCTTTACACGTGTTGGAATTCATTTTATGAATTCCATTAATTGAGTTTCGTCCATGATGTTTCTTAGTATTTTCTATAATAATTCCTTTCTTTTTTAGTTCTACCCATAGCTTAATACGTTCTTCTATAGTTTCTCCTAAACATTCAGGAATATCCGCTAAATCAACCCATGTCAAAAGATTATTTCCATCCTGCAGTTCAATAAATTCAGCAGAGGTGCAATCTACATGGTCTATATTTCCTAGTCTATTAAAATATACTTTCATTATTTTACCCTTTCAAGATCTTTAGAAGAAAAAATTTCCTCACAAAGATCACCATTTACATTAAACCATCTACATTTAATCCCTTTAAAAGAATTTACTGTTTCATCATTGTGTTTATATGACCTTGTCACTTTTTCCACAACATACATCACTGGAATATTACTTAGTTTACGATGTCTAACTCTAACTAAGTCTCCAGGATTGTAAAATATTTTTTCAATTTCACTAATCATTACTTACAATTCTACATATTACATTTTGTTCACTAATTGCCCAATATCCTCTATAATCAAAAGGAACTGGAGCTGCTCCAACATTTCTTATATAAATATCATCACCTTCTTTGACATATTTACATTCTGGGCCAACTGATACAACATGGCAGCAAATAACTCCCATTTCATCTTGCTCCATTTCTCCAGCTTCATTTAGATGGAATGAATCTACATCCATAATTAGGCCTGCTCCAGACTTATATTTACGATAAGGATTTTTCTTATACTTTGTAAAAATAACTGTAAATCCTGTTGCTTGAACTTTCTTATTTTCTGCAGACTTCCATCCTTTATTTGCTTCTAATTCTGCAGAAGCTGCAGCTAATTTCTCCATCTCAATTTGTTCTTTAATATCAGCAGAACTAATTCCAGAAAGATTTTTACTTAATTGTGCGCCATAACCACTCATACCAGTGGCATCATTTCCATTTAAAATTAAATTACTCATAATTTTTACCATTTTCCTATAATACATTTACCGTGAATTAATCTAGTCTTAGCAGATAATCTGCAGGAACAGCCACGGACATAACCATCTTTTTTATATGCTGATGTTTCCCCTTCTTTATTTATATAAAGCTTAGGGTTACATATTGGGCCAACAGGGGTTTCTTTATATAATGGACATTCTTTGCATATTTTCATTCTTTCCTCATATAACCCCTCATTAGCATTAAACATCTCATTTACATGTCCATCTATAATATCAAATATACTTCCCATATTTAAAATACAATAGGACGATCTCTATCAAGTACAGTCGTCTGTTTTAAAAGCTTTTTATAATGCTTTAACATTCTCTCTACATCATTTTTAAGATAATCTACAGTATATTCTGTAATTTTATCATCGTGATCAATGTGTATTAGCATTAATTTTTTAATATTTAATTCTGGATTAATTTGCTGAAGTAAATATGCATATGTTGATAATTGCAGCGAATAATGATAAAAATTACAATCCTCTATATTATTTAAAGGGTGCTTCATCATTATTCTACTAAACTTATTCTTATCAAAGTAAGAATGTTTCTTAATCTCCTTATTGGTTTTATAGTCTGCAATTATTATATCATTTCCATCTTTAATTAGTAAATCTATTTGTCCAGCAACTCGTAATATTCCATCGGAAGATTTTAAGCTAACTAAAAATTCTGGGTATACTCCTTTTTCTAAATCAAGTTCGTAATATCCTTTTTTACAAGTAAAAACTCCTCCTAAACCAAACTTTTTTAAATCTTGCTTCTCTGAAGTATAATACATCTCTTCAAAATTAGAGTGTATTTTTGTACCTCTTTCACAAGATTTATTTCTCTCATCATCATATCCTTTTTGTATTTCTTTTCTTGTCTTATCAAAGATAATCGGATCAAGATGAAGTTTTTCAATCATATCATCTGTCCACCTCTTTGTAGCTAATAAAGTTTCTTTAAGTACATGAAAAGTTTCTTCCGACATTAACTTCTCGCAAGTTTTATAGGAAGACCAAAAAAATACATCAAAAGGATTCTCATATTTGCCAATTAAAGTAGTAACAGAAACATATTTTTGTTGATCTGTTTTGTCTATATATACATGAGCTTCATCAGAGTATACTACATCCTTTGTCTCTTTGTCTACTTTAAGGCCATTTACATATTTTTCCTTAACATTTTTTAATTTAGGCATATTGCTTCTCGAAATTGATTGATGTCAACTTCTTTCAAAGAAGTTAACGATAATAGTATTTGAACCCTTCTTCTCACCTCAAGCATATAATCTCTTATTTGTTCTTGAGTAAGTTTGGGGGAATTTTCAAAAGAATAACCAAGTATTCCCATAAATTGATTAGCAGAATTTTTTCCTGGAATTTCAACAGCTACTAAGAAATGTGTGCCGTTGACATTAATCATTTGAGCTAACTTAGAATCTATTTGAGATAATTCATCTGAACCCCCATAAAAATATCTGCGTTTGTTCAAATAATCGAAGAAAGGGAAAATACTGGTTGGCATATCTTTGTATTGCCAATATACTGCTTGATCTAATGAGGTTTTTCTACATCTTTCATAAGTCATATCTACGTAATAAAAACCTAATCCGCTACTATTTGCTTTTCCATTGTGCCCTTCCATAATAAAAGCCCTATCACATCCTATATCCCGTATAGAATTATCTAATAATTCATTAATAACAAGATTAACATGCCTGCGAATTTCTTCGCTTGTAGCATGCTTTTCCTTCTCAATTACATGAATCCATTCAATAATGGTTTTAATAGTTTCTTTTGGATTAAAGGCAATGTTCACAGTAAATGCAAATAAAATTATTAAAATACATGACTTAATAATATTTAAAAACCCATAGTTCTTCAAAAACTCCAGAATTTTCTCAATCCATTGAAGGAAATTTTCCATAATTTATTGAATAATATGTTTTATGTGAAACTATTTGTTCGTTGCAAATATAATTATTATTTTTGTAAAAGCAAAACAAAGATATCTATTTAACTATAAATACATTTAGAATAAAATGAGTAAGTATAACAACGAGATTTTAGATAGTATCTACGAGAGATACTCTAAATTCAATAACGAAAATACTCTAAGCCTTAAGGAAAGTAAGGATGAGTATGTATTAATGATGAAGAAAGGAGCTAAGATCCACATCAAAAAAGAAAATAGAGGAAAATTTAGTGCTAGTGCAAAACGGGCAGGAGAAGGTGTTCAAGAGCATGCTCATAAAGTAATGAATGATCCGAACGCTACAACATTGCAAAAGAAAAGAGCTAATTTTGCTATACAGGCCAAAAAATGGCATAAGAAATAAAAACAAATAGTAATGAAAGAGTTCTTCCTAAAGATGTTTACTGCTCATTCAGGGTTGAGTAGTAAAAGAGTATGTGGATTTTTTGGATGACTAGTTTGCCTATTTATATGTGTTTATTGTACCATCATGGTAATTCCAGCTCCAGAAGTTGTAGAATTATTATTCATATGCAGCACATCTTTATTAGGAATAGATAGTATTACAGGAATCTGACATAAAAATATAAATAAATAAATGAAAACATATAAGATATGATACATATTAGGCTTGTTATTTATGGGATTATTTTTCCTTAGCACATTATCTACAGGAACTCCATTATATGTCTTAATAAGCCTAATATGTTTTTTAATTAGTGCAAAATATTATAAAGAATAATGATTAAACAATTTATAAGCCAAAATATTATTGGGGTTAATGTAAGTTTCAATCTGGAGCTATAAACCAACAAACAATTGAAAGTGCTTCTATACAGTTTTATAACTTTGATATGTCAAAAACGTATACATATACCTACTCTAGAAGTATTTGATGTAAAAGTTTCTAAAGATATACTTACAGAGGAAGCTTGAGGTTTTATAGTTACAATTAATAGCCAAACGCTATACGACCACAATTATAGATATAAAATGGATGTAGATGGCAATAATGTTGGAGACAGTCCTTGCGATAAAGTTTCTGAAGGAGTTGTTCAATTTCAATGTATTTATACAGGGCCAGTTAGTAATATTCAAATAATAATTAATTATGTTTCTAACTTAATTTTTAAGGGCCCTCTACATATACCAACTACAACTGCAGGATACAACGAACTAACTGGAGTTGATTTAATTAAAGGAGAACGTTATAGATTTTATTTTAGATTTGTTGCTTCTGGAACAGTTTCTATCCCAAGTGGTAATCCTGAAGGACTTACATCTATTGTTAAACTATTATCAGCAAGTAATAATCAAAATGAACTCGTAAGAATATCAAGTAGTAGTGGAAAATTAATGTGTCAAATACGTGTAGATTATTATAACAATAAATGAAATATACTTCTTAGCACAGCTTCTGCATCACAATTTTATAGTCAAATTATTTTAGAAGATATAATAAAGTTATAGTATAAAGTAAAAAGGAACCCAATTGGGTTCCTTTTGTTTTAAGTTCTCATTTCTACACTAAATACTTCGAAATTAATCTCCACCTTTAGTTTTATTATATCCATAATTATGATCAGTACTGTTATAATAAGCAATTAAATATATCTCAATTTGTTTTGCTTCTTTTTCTGATAGTTCTGAATATAAAATTTCATGTTGGAAATTATTTCATCCATATTTTAAAATTGCTCTAAAGAAATATGTATTATTAATGTAGCCTTTTCCACCTTGCCAACGCTTTATTAGATTGAGTTTTGTTATTCCAATATAAACTTTATTAGATGGACTAGTGTGTTTATATACAATAAAAGACATTATCTTTTGGGTACTCCCCCGAATTTATCAGCCTGGTTTTCTGGCCAAACTGAATAATAACTTTTTCTTCTTAATTTTTCACTAATTCTTCTAAGACCTACTCAACAAATACTACATAAACCAGGGCCAGGCAGATAAAGCCATCCCCATCTAATACTTTGTCTTGTATGTCCTCATTCATGATCTTTAATAAAAGATCTATTGTATTTCCAACTTGATTCTCCCATTAAGATATATAATCCTAATGAAATACCTCCAGGAAAGTCTCCTGCATAAATTGGAATTTCTTTATATGTTTCTTTATACTCTACATTATAAAGTTTGGTTAAGATGAGACCTAGGAGACACTGAGGGAACTCCCAGATCCATCTTAACAGTTTAATATATCATTTCATAAATTTAAATATTTTTATGATCATTTAGTTAATGTAACACGAGGAAGTGGAAGTCACCCTTGAGGACCGTGCAAACCATATGAATCCTGGATTTCTCTTATAGTCAAATATTTTGTACTTCCTGGCACTGTTTGTGAACTTGCAGATCCTTTAATAAATGTATATAATTCTAAATTATTTTAAACTAGGTATGTAACATAGAGTTCTTTTTAGGAACTCATGCTACATCATTTAGTAATCTCTGTATAGTAGAATCATCAAGCCTTTCGAAAAGTTCTTCAGGCCCTTTGTAAAGATTCATATCTATAGCTTTTTCTATGGGTTCAATTTTCTTAGGAATAGTTGGATTGTTTATATTACTTTTATAGAACTGATTCTCTGTTCTAATTAAATAATCACCTGTATGGTTCTTATTTCTAAGTTCTTGTACCTCTTCTAAGGTATATTCATGATTTGGATCTAAGTTATTATTAAATCTTAATTCCATTAATCTGGAATAAATTTCTGAAGGCTTATCCAAATAATCATCATACATTATTCCTGGTTTTAATCCTCATCTATCAATAATTTCTTTAACTTTGGCAATCTGTTCATAAGGTCTAGATGCATGAGTTCATTCATGAACTTCTGTACTCTTACTATCATCAGAAGTGGTTATAGTTTTCTCTTTATGATTAGTCAGTCCTGTAATTTTGCCTGGGAGTTTTCCTCTTTTAAAAGAGTATTTACTCATAGATGCAGATTGTCTAAAATAAGGATTTTCTATTAATCCAGGTATTGCCAATCATCCTGAATAAATAGAATTATTTTTAAGTTTATCCTTCCTCTGTGAAAGCCAATTATCAACTCATTTTCGAGTATCTGCTCCATCTTGAGCTTTAATAATTCCTCCATTACGTTCTGATACTACCTCATTTCCAAGAACACCTGCTCCAAGTATCGTAGGGACTCTTCTAAATAATTTCAAAATGATATCCTTATTCTCTTTCCAGAAGGTTTCTTTAGTTTGTAAAGTATTAGAGCTTGTAGTTGGATAAAACATATTAGCATCTCAACCTATATCAAAGATTTTTCTAGCTTCTGCTTCAGTTAATTCTGTAAAAGAGGATCTAATTCCAGCTTCTGCTTTGTAACTCATAATTTTGGAATAGATATCTTTAGCACTATTTTCCTGAGTCATTGCAGATAAGAATTTCTTTGGAAACAATTCCTTCTCTGTATAAGATAATCCTCTTAATCCAAAATCATCTTTAGTTCCAACTAATTCTTGAAGAAGCTGCTTTGATGCAGCCTTCTCTCCTGAACGTAAAGGATTTTGTGCAGTTTGACTTATTTCTAAAATTGTTTCTCCAGTCTTTGCATCTTTAAAGAATGCATAGTCATGTTTTGGATTTCCTAATCTAACTTTAGAAATTTGTTTAGGAACCTCTAATCTTTCAGCTGCGGGAATACTTCCTTTACGAGCATTTCTTAACCATTTTAAAGCGCCATGAAAATATTTAGATAAATCATTTCCATAATGTTTATAAATTAAGTTAACACCTTCTTCTGCAGCTTTTACTGTATTTTTAGCAACTTCAGATGTACCTACTGCTCCAGGTAGAACAGCTAGTCTGGCCGAATCTTTATCTCCTGTTGCTGAGTAATGGAATAAACCATAGGGAGTAAATCCTGCTATAACATCAGCAGGAGCAGAATTTGCCCAACTACTTGAATTATATGCAGTAATAATATTATCTCACTTTCTTCTAAGTCAAGATCTATTATCTGGCCTAATTTCTCCAGTTCCTCCTGCTTGAAATTTAAGTATACCTCCATGTTTAGCAGATGCTATTACTCTTTTTAAAGTATCTGCATATTTTGGATCTGTTGCATACCCTCCTCTAAAAACCCTATCTGCAAATCCAGATATATCTCCAGTAAAAGCTTTATATCTATTATTATTAAGTAGGGAAATTTTATATTTTGCATAGTCTTCTAAAGAATCAAAATCTCTAAAACTATCATTAATATAAACATCTTTCCCATTAATAACTTCTCTTGTTCTTTTTACAGAGCCTTTTCCTTTAATACCTCCAAAATTGAATTTACCAGAAGGCTTAGTTCCTCAGGCAGATTCAAGTCCATCTTGTGCAACCAATGCTTTGGCATAGGCTGTATTTAAACCCATTTGAGAAAGGATTCTCTCATAAATAGGTAACATAGTAGCCTTAAATTCATTCTTACTTTTAAATGAAGATGAAGTAGTATTTGTACTAGTTGTATATGTAGGTTTTGATTCTTTCTCGGCTCTAGGTTCTTCTTCTGAAGTTTCAATACTATCAATTATAGGGGAGGCAACAGTTTGAGGCCTTGGTTCTTCCCTTTCTTCAGTGTTGAATCTGGGTAAATAACCTTGGAGCTCATCTGGCTCTCTTGAAATTTTCCTATACCATGTTTTCATAATTACATTATTTGATCGCTACAAATATAGTTATAGTTCTATTTAAAACAAAATAAAAGCAGCCTTTTATGAAGACTGCTTTTAAGAGGCTATGCTTTGAAAAAATAGATTTTATTTCCCTTAGTATTTCCTATATCAATATGTAATCATGTAATTTCTCCATTATTATCTCATTTTTCTACACGTATAGGATACTTAAGTTTATCTTGATTATTTTCGAGGATTTCTCGCATCTCTTTAGCGGTTAATTTAGCTGATATTAAATCAAAAGCTTGTCCTTTATAATGATAACCTGTAGGAGTTCCTACTCCACATCCAGGTTCTCTATAACCACTGTAATTTCTAGAGCCTCCTGCAGCTCAATTGTTACATATAAGAGGGGCATTTAGAATTTCTCTAACGTTCTCCAATGCTTCAAGAGCTTTTGGATCTAGAAATTTTATAGCATCATCTCCATATTGATTATATATTTTAGATGATACTAATTCTTTTACTTGAAAGTATTTATTTGCTTGCATTACTCAATAGGATAATTATCTGAAGACTTAACAGTAAATGTAAAATATCGTCATACTCCTGATGTTTTTCTAGCTATAATTGTGCCTAAATAGTAGAGCCAAACATTATATTTAATCTAGTTGTCGATGGGGGCAATTCCGTATCTGTAATTTTAATTTCGCATCCTGGGCTATGTAATATATCGGTTCTGATCAATAATTATTTCTTCTGAGTCAGGATCTTTTATTCAAATTGGTTTGCCAATGTTATAGTTTGGGAGGTTAGTTATAACTCTAATCACAGTCCCCCCCCCGTGCGTTCTAGTTCTTTAATATTAATGTTAATAAAAAATATATGTTTTATTTCTGTGTTATAAGCGGTTTAATCATCTATCTTATCATACTTGTTAGCACTTATTAAAAATGCTATTAAACATAATATCATATAACATGGGCTTAATACTCCAGATAAACTTTTTAAAATAAAGATTCCCATGAACGTTAAGCCCAGAATATACCATAGCTTATATGATCTCATTATTGTTTTACAAAGTATGTATTATATAAATATTTTGCATACCATCCGCATCCAACACCAATTGCCCAGCTAGTTACTGCTAGCAATAAACTACCAAAGTCCATTGCCGATACAATACCGCAACCTGCTAATACTAAAGCAATTATAATTGCGGCTATAATTAATTTTGTTTTCCAAGTTATTATTTTCATAATTTATTATTTATAATTATTTTAAAATCTTTGGAGGGTAAAGGTTCAGACATTCCTTTTAGTTCTATAACACTATAATGTTATAAAGTATACTAAATTATTTTTCTTGCCCCCCCCCCTAAATTTTGAAAAATGAATTGTTTAATCAAAGTTTTATAGTTTTTGCAAAGTTAGAAAAAATTTTGGGAAAATACAAGAAATTGTGTAGGTATTGTGAGGGAGAGGATAGTTATCTTTTTTGGCCCCCTCCCGTTTTGTTTGGAAAATTGAAAATTTTTTGAGACTAATTTTATGGAGTTATATTTATACAAATATCTGGGAATAATCCCAATAACAACAAAACTCTCAAAACAATGGCAAAAATCATTTCATCCGTCAAAATTGACGAAACGGCGATTTTCTTCACGTCGAACAGACCGACCGAAGGCACTAAAATTCTGTTTCTTTCGACCGAAGCCGCAAACGGCATTCTTACAGGTTACGACAAAAACGAGGACGGCGCGGCAGTGTACGCAAACGGCATTCGTTGCATCCTTTGCGACGAAGTAGGCTTGCGTCCTTACGTTATCCCCGTCAACGATTTTATGGCGCAAAGTACGGCGTTAATTAACAACAAATTCACGCCGCAGGATAGCCACACAATCACAAAGCGCATCCGCACTTTTGGCACGCCTGCTTTGCAGGAACTCGGCAATGCTTGTGCGGTTGCTGTTGTGGGTGCGACCTATCCCATGAAAGTCAAAAAGTTTACATCTGACGACACGTACAATTGGACGACGTTAGGAGTAGACGAAACAAAAGACACTTATAAACTGAAAGACGGCGTAATTACTTACGACAAGAAAACAATTACCCTTGAAGAGTGTGCCAAATTCTTCGAGGAACACCAGAAACGGCAGAACGACAGACTTAACAAATAGCAATCGAGGGAGTGAGAAATCACTCCCTTTTAATACCTTTAAGACCATGAAAGACATTATCGACGAACTTTTTGAGGACTTCTACGCAAGTGCAGAAATTGCAGCGTTGAACGAGTGTGCAAATTCTCAAATCATTCAGTTTTAAGAAAGGGCGTAATGCCCTTTCTTTTTCTTATGAGGGTATGGAGTTATATTCCTACAAGTCTTTGGGCATCATATATGTCCATTTAAAACAAAGCCCTTTTCCTGCCTAAAGTTGTAAACATTAAATTAATTATAAAAATGGCAAAAGTACCTGTTCTTAAAATTAAGCAAGAGAACTTCAATGGCATCATGGCCAATCAGGAGTTCGCAACGCTCCGCATCCAGAATCAGCTGGGTGATCGTTTCTTCATTCCGAAGCCTGAAATGCTCCTCATCGTAGGTTCGTCGATTCCTGCACTCGATCGTAATGGTAACACTATCAAGGATGAGAAGGGCAACGAGATGTATCGTTCGGTAGGTCAGCATTTCCCCGCAGTTCGTATCGTCGATGGCAAGCCGACGGAAGTTGTCGAGCTGTATGTCGGTCAGCTCGTGAAGCTGGACATCAAGCGCAAGCTGGTCTTCCCTGGCATCCTTTCGGATTCTCTCCGTAAGAGTTCGGATGACTTCAAGAAGGCCATCTGCGGGAAGGTTCTGGAGATCACCGAAGAAACCGAATGCGACGATCGCGTCTGGGATGCGAACAACGCTCGCTGGATGCGCGATCCCGAGGATGACATGAAGTTCGTGTCGCAGAAGAAGCGTGTCTTCAAGTTCGAACCGAAGGCTTCGACACTGAACGCCGCAGATACCGACGAAGCATACAAGATGCTCGAACGGTATATCACCGAGATGTACTCGGAAATCGCTGAGACCGTTGAGAAATAGTCTCATCACTCTGAAAGGTAGATGTGATTGACCGTATGTAATTACTTATTACGGTAAATATCGCATCTACCGTTCAGAGATCCCAATTAAAGCGTATACATATTGGGAACTAATTAAAACAAACATCAAGATTAACGGAGAGTTTTGTTACATATTGCTACGGGCGATATAAAGCTGGCTATGTTAAAACTCTCCCCTTAATGCAGCTTTAGCGGTGACAAGCCCGTGTAAATGCAGAGTCAAGGGTTTTTGTTGTTATAGGGAGAGGCGTGAGAAACCTCTCCCAAATACTTTTAAACTATGGATACATTAGCACTCCTTGGAGCTATTGCAGCGATTATAATCATTGCATACTTACTTCGAGATTTTCTCGACAAACCTTGTAAATTTTAAGCTTATGAAAGACACAATAAAAGCAGCTATGAAAGCTGCATTGGCAGATATGGGAGTATCTCAAGATAAATATCAAGCTCTTGAATTTTCTGTAAAAAGTTTACAGGAGATTCGAGAGAATGATGTAGCCATTCATAAAGAAACAACAGTAGCAATTAAAATAGTTAAGTAATGAATAAAAATCTGAGAATCCTTAAATGGATTTATACGGAGGGTTTAAAAGAAAACCCGATGCCATATAAAGAGTTAGCTGAGCATTGTGGAGTATGTTCTGCCACAATTGCTTCTGTGGTTCGTAAGCTTGAGGCATTTGGAATTTTAAAGATTTCCGATAAAGGTAAAAGAAACGCCAAGTATAAGTGGATCAGCTCTGTGCAACCGAATGAAAGTTTGGCTATCAGAGTAGGTATAACTAAACTTACTACTATGAATTTTACCGATTTTGAAGATTCTCGGCTTATTCAGGAATTGAAGAGTCGTGGGTATGTAATCTTCAAAGAAGTATAAAAATTGAAGAGTAAGGGAGAATTAATCTTCCTTACTCTTCAATTTTAAATTCAACCGTTGTAGTTTTTTCTTCTTTGAGTTTATTAATTTCTTTCATAGCTCATTGAAGTTGTTTCTTTAATTGCTCAATGTCTTCAGTATTCTTTTCTACTTTCTCATTTACATAAAGAACAGCTTGGCAAACTTTAGCCATGTCTATGGCCAAAACAGGTTTGTTATATCCAGCTTCATCTCTTTCATAAGATGTGAGTTCAGTTATAATATCTAGTTCTTTCATTTCTCTAGTTCTTCGTTTAATTGTACTTACAGAAGTGTTCATTGATGTCGCAAGTTCTTCTTGTGATTTAGCAACATAAGCATATTCTGTTACAGGATCTTTATAAGCTTGAGCTAAGTAACCCATAATATATCCTTTTGTTTCAGGGGTTCATTCAGTTTTGGATAAGAATTTTAGAGTTATCCTTTCAAAATCTTCTGTAAGCTTAGTGAACTCATAAACATTAGAATATTTTTTTCTCCTTGTAACTTTAATTGCACTCTCTCTTTCTAAATTAGCAATGGCCTTTCTAATAGTTGGGAGTGAACATCCTGAATCTGCTTTAATAGTATCCATAGACGGCCAACATTTGAAAGTTTCTTTATTCATATACTTTCTGATATGTGCATAAATATATCAGTCAAGTGCTTTTAAGTTCCATTTCGATGGATGTGGAACTTGTACGTGTTGTTTATTTGTATAGTCCATATTATTTGTATTTTTCTTGCAACAAAGATAGAGAAATTTTCTCTAAAATTAAAAATTTTCTCTAAAAATTTTCTGTCTGAGGGTCAAATCTTTCGGTCTGAGGGTCAATTTTTGGGGTCAAATTTTTCGGTATAGGGATCAAATTTTATACACTAACTATATAACCAACTAAACTCGCGTAACTATATAATAGCGACCACCTTGCGGTAGGTCGCCGAGATGTCCAATTTGGATTTTCGACCTCAAACTTGAAAATATGTCAGAGTATTCTGCAACAAATATAACACAATCAGTACTTCCTAGTGATGATAAAAAGTATCCACTTAAAGAGAATTCTACTATAAATTGAAATATGGATATGTTAATGAGATATTTTGAGGGTGTGAAAAAGATGAAAGGTGCTAGAGGGGACAGGCAAATCCTTCCTTCCTCTCCAGAAACTTTCTCTTTTTCTTAATCTCAAAATTCATCCTTAATATTCTCCCACATGGTACTTATTCTCAATCCAAATACTAAAGAAGCTACAACTTTCAACCTTTCTGAATTTCAACTCTTTATTGGAAATCGTCATCTCTCTATAAAAGACCTCTCTGGAGATCTTGCCATAGAAAATATTCCAATTAATGAGAATAGAAACTCTAGAAAGCCTTTTCATGTTTCTACTCAACAATACAAATTACAAATATTCAAATAGCCATGTCTACAGAAATGATTATTATGATGATTGGACTTGGATTAGGAAGCCATTTCCACAAAGCTTTGGATGAGTCTGGTAAAGAGACTTTTACCAAAGATGACATCATTCCTATCCACGCCAAAGCACTTACGGATTTCTGCGAAAGTTTTTCTAAAAAGAAGAAAGAAGAGGAACAGAAAAACAAAGAAGCAGAACTCGCAGAATTGGGAATTCTTCCTAAGTCTGGAATTTCGTAAATGAAAATGCGTAAGTAGTTTTTGAATCTTTTAAGTTTAACAATATCTAAAATTGTACACCATGGAATACAAAGCAATTTCCAAGAAAACTATGCGCTCCAAGGATTTCAAAGCTCTCAGAGCAAAGAAACCTGGTTATCGCACATACATCGTGAAAACCGAAAAGAACACGAAAGATGTGCTTTTCCGAACTCCGCGTGGATTCTTCATGCAGGAAGATGCCTTTCCTGCAATTGAAATCTCTGTAACACAGGCTCAAGCTTTCTTCGATAAGTATGGCATCAGAGTCGAAACAGGCTGGTAGATATGACTAGAGAAGAGCTCAAAGAAAGAGTATCAAAGCTTATTCAAACATTAGAGAACGTTGAGAGATCTCTTCAGTTTACAAATATCCCTGTACACGTTCTCACCAACTATATCAAAAAAGAAACAAACATTGACATCACAAAAAACTAAAAAGATCATGGCAAAGAAAGAAATCAAAAAGCAGACCATCGAAGAAATCCTTGCAGAGCACACTCCGACCTCCGACGCCGTCAAGAGCGCAATCCAGCGTTACAACGAAGAGAAGAAGAAGCAGCAGGAACAGATCATCATCAATACCCTCGGCGCCATCGACTGCATTATCTGGGACCTTGTGGACAACCTTCGCAAGATCCGTGCAGAAGAGAAACGAGCTCAGCAGTGTCTCGTCGACGTGGCTGCGGCCAAGGATGCCTATCTAGCAGATCCCGATCTGGAGGTTCTGGCCCAGGGACTTCGCAAGGCAGGCATCAACCTGTCCCGTTATATAGAGTAACGGGAACTCGTCTAAGCGAGTCTAAACAGATCTTTAAGCTTAGAGCGTCTCTGGTCTTTATGACCAGAGGGTAGATAGAAGAAATTTAGAGTTATAAAAATTTTAAATTTCTTATTATTATTATGTTAATATTAACCCACCTAATTATAACATTTAAAGGTGGGACGGAGGATATGGCCAGTTCCTTTGAGACAGTGTCATATTCAAGTATGTTATCTAGTCAATAATGTACTTCAGAGAAAGTTTTACACGCTCTGTTCCATTGTGCTATCAAGCCTTAACCCGACTTAAACTTAGTCTATGGGACTTTGATCGGTCCCATAGGCTCTTATGTGGTAGTGATTGCCGCGTTGTTCATAGTTTTATTACTCTCTTCGAAATTGCCACATCTTGCAAGATCTGAGGGTTTGGTTGCAATCCAAGAAACAGAAGAATAAACTAAGTATTTCAAGCAACAACGTCGCTCGGTTCGTCTAGTTGGCCTAGGACGCAGGATTTTCATTCCTGAAATCATGGGTTCAAATCCCATACCGAGTACAACTCAAAATTAAATAAATGAAATCTTTCCTCATAACGTATCTCTTCTACAATGAAGAAGGGATTCCGATTCAAAGTTCTCTTCCTGTTCTTGCCAAAGATGAATCTGACGCAAGAAATACTATGAAGTTACTCTCATTTGGGTGCATTGAAATCATATCAATTCAAAGAAATGGATAATAAAACTTTCGGAAGTTGCTATACTTTGTGCAAGTCTCTTTAAGGGAACTAGTTACAAAAATTAAAATTATTGGTGGTTACCACTACAAACGTTTAACAATATCACAAATTGTACTTATGACAAAAAATCTGTTCTCGAATCGCACTCCTTTTGAGAAGTGTTATCTCGTAGAAAACGTAAAACAGCTTTCGTTCATTCCTGGGAATCGTAATCTCAGAATAGCTCATGTCAAGAACATTTTCAAAGCCTTCCTTAACGGAGAGTGGATTCCTCCCGTGTTTGTCACTCCCGAAGGAGAGGTACTGGATGGTCAGCATCGTATCGCAGCATTTCGTATGCTGAAGGAAAAATACCCTGACAGCAAAGCAGCTCTTCCTATGATGGTTGTTAATGTAGACGAATCAGCTCTGCTGTCGGCAATCAAGTTTAATTCGGGACATGCCAATTGGGTGATTGAAGACTACATGAGAGCGCATCTGAAGAAAGGTATTCATGGGTATGAGCAGCTTCGTGACTTTTTGAAAGCTTACCCTGAATTCGAAATCAAAGCTGCAATCCAGCTTATCAAGGGTAAGTACTCTACGAAAGAGTTCAAAGAAGGAGCTCTAAAAATCTCTGACGAAGAGTACATGGAAGCTTCCAAAAAGGCTGCTGCTCTGTGTCTTATCTCAGTGAAACTCAATACTAAGGTCGTTTTCCGTCGGGATGTCGTGGTGGCATTCTACTGCGTATGGGATAAAATCCCCAATATCCAGACGTATGTCAAACGACTGAGTCTCTTCAAAATGCCGCTCACTGAATCCCGTAAAGAATGGGAGAGAGCGTACGAGGACTTACTACGATAAGACCTCTATAAGTCAATAAAGTTTTTACTTTATGCCTGCTACGATTTTCGAGCGTGTGATTAAATAGAAATTCCTTTAAGGAATTCTATTATGAACGCAGGTCGGTGATGGTCACTATCTCAGCCTCGCCACAACGAAATATGCACTGTCTGCTGTTGTTTTCTTTTTACATAACTTGAATCAACTGGATTAAACCTTGATTTAGAGAGGGAATTAAAGGCAATCCTTATAAATAAGCCTGTATTTTACTTCTGCTGTGGTGACGTAGATGAATAAGTGTTTGGTTGATTTAAGGTGAATCGTTTTCTTTGATTGTAGGTTCTTGTCGTAAGAAGTAACCTACGGGTTGTAGAGTTCGGATTTACCAATCCTTAAACCTATTTAACCAACTCTACAAGCTTTGTAAATTTAGTCACTTTACAAAGTGTAGCTCTGCCTGCTGAGCGAGTCCTCTTACGGAGTTCGAGGAAGAATGCATGACGACTTGCGCCAAGGTCCGAAGAATGTCTACTTCGTCGACACAGCAAGAGATCTTTACTTGAAAGCTCATACTTTCTTTGTTTGTCCAGAGAGTGTAAAGATTTTAATATTTATGTGGCCGATTAATTTATCTATATCTGTAGCCTGGCAAGCGTTGACAATGCAGATATTTTTTTTTTAATTTGAAAATTATGATTGGAATATTCCTGATAAAAATAAATGTTTTTGGGTTTGTTTAGTAGGAACAACTCTTCCAACAGAGAAAGTAAAAATTACTATTATTCCTAGAGACTTTATAGAATTAATAATCAAGCCCAAGAAGAAAGAGGAAGAAACCGCAGCGTAAAGCTGTAGAGAGCTATAGTATTTATAGGTAAGTGCACTACTCTGAGGAGTAGAGATAGAGGTTCAAATCCTCTTAGCTCTCCAAGACTTTTAAAATTTGTATAATGGAAAAAGTGACACAAAATGTACCTGATATAGGTTGTACAGATCCTGATGAATTCGTGAATGACCTTTGTATCGAAGCCATAGAGGATGAAGAACTTCTTAACATAGAATAATATGTACATAATAACTTTAATTTTAGGAATTATAGGTGTCGTCCTTCTTGCTTTTGCAATCAGGGAAGATGAAGATGATCGAGCCTTCCCGTTGGGAATACTATCAGTAGTCTCTCTGATATGCTCAGTGATGCTCTGGTGCTATACTGACATCAAGCATGAACGAGAACAACCCTTAACAACAATTTCAACTTTTGTTGAGGAGCATTCTCAATACCTCTCTCCAACTACAGTGAGAACTATAAGTGCAACACCTATTCGGGAAATGCCTGATGGATGTTTCGTATATAGTGTTATTCTGGTTGATCAGGATTCTATGTATACGTATTCTGCAGTTCTGGACCCTGAGAACATTGAGGTAGTTAATTTTATTCTCGAAGAATCTATTCCTCGACTCGAAAATCATCAAAATAAAAAAATAAACAATGGCAAAAAATCGTCTTTTTGGTTGGATGTTCGTTGAGGACTCCAATAAAGAGTCTGAGACAATTAAACCTTGTACTTCACAGGAAGCGTCTGCTGTTCCCAGTCCTGTCGTAACTTCTGTGCCTGCTCCTACGATTATGGCATCAGGAGATGTAGATACCAAACTGGTGGAACTCCTGGAACGCAAGATCAACGAAGCAAATCTTCCTGGTCCTGACTATCTGGAACTTCTCCAGTCTGCGGAACAGATGAAGCAGTATATCCCTGATGAGACTATACGTCTCAAAGCTGCTTTTGGTTCCATTCAGGGCATGGATCCTCGGATGACGAAGGATGTCGTTCTGGCATCGATTGACACCTATCTGGGTGTAATTGAAGCTGAACGAGGGAAAGCAAAGCTTCGCATGGAAAAGCTTCGTAAGGAAACTGTCGAGGATAAGGCAGAAGAGCTGAATGCAACGAATCTTCGTATCGAGCAGCTTCGTGAGGAACTGAAAACTCTCACGGACAAGTCGATTGATCTCAATTCCGAAATTCAGAAGAATACGGCAGAGACGACCGCATTTGAAGCTCGAACGAATGCGACCATCGACAAGGTTACAAATCGCCTGAACGAGGACAAGGTCCGACTGACACAAATTCTGTAAGTATGATGCTGCCTGAAGGTTCAAGTCTCTCTAACTGGGAAAAACCAGGAGGCAAAACTGGTATGGTAGTTTTGGGTTTGTTAGGTGCAGGAGGGTTGATGCTTTTTTATAAAGCTCTTCCTTTCCTGATTACTCTGGCATCTAATACACTGTACTTTGGGCTGCTCCTGGGATTAATTGCAGGAATCATCTATCTCCTGTGTGATCCCAAGTTCAGGAAAATCTGCTCTACCACTTACTTTATGTTAATGAGAAAGCTGACTGGCTTGGTTATCGAAATCGATCCTATTGCTATCGTGGAACAACGTATCCGTGATATGCAGAAAAAGTCAGCTGACATTAAAAAGGTAATGGGAGATCTTAGAGGTTGTATTATTCGTTCTAAGAACGATATTCAGAACGATACAAGGGAAATGCGTAATTGCATGGATGAAGCACAAGTGTCTGAGCGTAATGGAAACATTGCAATGGCAACAATTCAAAAGCGCCAAGCACTTCGTCTTAAAGAATCGTTAGATGATCAGTTACTTGCTCTTAAGAACTCAGAAATGTGGTTTGATAAGCTTAAAAAGCTTGAAGAGTATGCTAATCTGACGATTCAGGATGTTACTAACGAAGTAAATATTCGTAAGAAAACATTCGAGCGCATTCGTGCCCAGCACAAAGCTTTCAAATCTGTAATGTCTATCGTTAAGGGAGACCCTGACGAATTGGCAATGTTCACTGATGCTATGGATTTCATGGCAAAGGATATCTCGGATAAAATCGGAGAGATGGAACATGTCATTGACTCTACTACGGGTATGCTGGCTGACCTGGACGCAAAGAATGGTGTTGCCAATATGAGGGCAGAAGAATTGTTGGAACGATACAACAAGTCAGGAATTGACAGTCTCTTTAATAAGTTCTCTGATGGTCGTAAGGCTATCGCTGCACCGAAAGTAGGGGAGTATGTTCAGTTCCAAGAAATTCTCAAAGTCCCCGTAAATGGTAACGAAGCCGCTCCCAAGTCCCTCGACGATTTCTGGGGTGAGTAAATTCTTTCTGAATAATAGAAATATTGCTATATGTATTCTTCTAAATACTGTAGTGATATTTCTGTTGTCCTTTCGTCGATTCCAACATATCCTTTTGCCACTAGATGTGGCGTTTACTATATTCTTTATAATAGAGATGATTGTCAAGATTAGATGTCTTGGTAAATCATTTTTTAAGGATAAAGAATGTGTTTTTGATTTATTAATTGTTGTAGTTTCATCAATCCCATTATTTGGGTTATTCAGTTTAGATTGGATTCAAGTAATGCGATTGACTCGAATATTTAAGAGTCTTCGATTGTTTGAATTGATTCCTAATTACAAAAAGTTACTCATCAATTTTAGGTTAGTAATTCGAAGTTGCATTGGAATCTTAGTAGGATTATCTATTTTGATTTTTCTATTATCAATTATTCTGTCTTCTTTATATGGAAATATAGTTCCAGAGTATTTTGGAAATCCCCTTGAAAGTATTTATTCAGTTTTCCGATTGTTTTCTATTGAGGGTTGGTATGATATTCCAAATGCTATTTCTGAGCGTAGTTCCTATGTAATGGGATATTTATCTAAGTTTTTCTTATCAGGTATAGTTCTTGTTTTTGGCATATTCGGAATGGGATTTGTATCATCTATGTTTATTGATGAGGTAACTTCAGATAATAATGATGAAGTTCTACAACGATTAAGTAAGTTAGAAGAAATTTTAAAGAAAATACAAGAAAATGGCACAACTTAAGCCAGGATTCAAAGTAGTCCTGATCATGGTCGCTGTAATTGCAGCATTTTTCGTAATCAAAGCCGTCGTCCCTTCCTCTTCGTCGTCGGGGTCATCCTCTACTTCGGGTCTCGGCGACATCTTCGGAGGAAAACCGACCATCAACATCGGAGTTAACACGTATGCGGGGTTCGCTCCCATCGTGTGGATTAATGGTGGTCTTCGTCCCAATGACGAGTCTATCCTGACTAAGGAGTATGGCATTCGTGCCAATATTATTATCCAGGATGATTTTGTTGCTGGACGTAACGCTTTCCTGAATGGGGATATCGACCTTATTTATTGTACTACGGATGTATTGGCCGTAGAGATGGGTGAAGGTTCCGCAATGAACAGTGCTAAGTATGTAATGATGCTTAACCGTTCTCAGGGGGCAGATGCAATGGTAGTTACCAAGAATATTCGTACCGTTGCAGATCTTAAGGGTAAAAAGATTGCAGTAGCTGAAGGAACTGCATCTCATACTCTTCTTCTGAATATTCTTGAAACGAATGGGATCAGTCAGCATGACGTAACACTTGTGAAAGTTGATAACGGTGGTGCTGCAGCTGACACATTCAAAGCAGGTCAGGTAGATGCTTGTGTTACATGGGCACCTGATGATCAGGCTTGTGTAGATGCTATTCCTGGTTCGAGAGTCCTCGTTTCAACCAAACATGCAAAAGACCTTGTAACAGATGGTCTTGTAGGAAAGGCAGAGTGGCTGGATAAGAATCATAACGATGTTAAAAAACTTATTTCTGCAATTCTGTATGCAAATTCGAAGTTAAACCAGGATCCTGCAACTGTAAAGGAAGCATCAAAGATTTTCGCAAAAGCGTTTGGAACTGATCCTGAGTTTGCAGAACTGGGATGTGGGAATATCTGGTTTGCAACCCTCGGTGATGAAGAGAATTTCTTTGGCATGACTTCTGATTATATGGGAATGAAGGCTGAGGAGATCTATTCAAAGATGGCTCGGACCTATGCTAATCTTGGACTTACTAAGAGTCCTCTGGGTTGGCGTAAGGTATCGGATATGTCGTTCATCGAGGAGCTTTCCAATGAGGGTACTGTACAAGGCAATCAGGCTCCTCAACCCGCAGTTAAGTTCTCTGCTGTAACATCAGAAGTCAGGGAAAAACAGGCAATTTCTAATAAGAAGTTGACTATTAATTTCCCTGTCAATGGTGACATCCTCGACAATGATGCTCGAGCTCTTATTGATCGAGAGTTTGTTCCGATTGCTAAGCAGTTCAACAACGCACGTGTTCGTATTGAAGGTAACACTGATAATACAGGTAATCGTGCGTACAACGAGTCTCTTTCATCTCGACGGGCTCAGGCTGTAGCTAATTATTTAATTAATGACTACGGTTTTGATCCCAATCGATTTATCATCGTTGGTAACGGTCCTAAGAATGCAATCCGTGATGGTGTGCAGGGTTCCAACATCAACTACCGAACAACTGATTTCATGCTCGTAACTGAGTAGTATGCAGTTGTTCAAAATGGGTGGAACGATCACCCATAAACAAGCATTGGTAACAGGTATCATAGGAGCAATAGTTCTGCTGCTCCTATGGTATCTAGTTACCATGTCAGGGGAAATCATTCGTCCTCAGATTTTACCAAATCCTATAAATGTGCTCAAGGCATATCCAGATTTAATCTCTAACTCAGCCCTCTTTACCAATACTTGGTATACAGTAAAGCTGAACCTTATGGGATATTTCTATGCTTTAATCATTGCAATCCCTTTGGGCCTTATTATAGGATTGTTTCCCGTTACTAAAGCGTTATTCGGTAAGTACTTTGATGCCCTTCGTTATCTCCCTATACCTGCAGTGTCTGGCATTTTTATCGCTGCTATAGGTATTGGATTCGATATGAAGGCTAGTTTTTTGGCTTTCGGCATTATTATTTACATTCTTCCTGTTGTTGTTCAACGAGTTTCCGAACTTCAGAATCCCGCTAATGATAAGGATTATGTGTATTTACAAACCATTTCAACGTTAGGTGCAACTAATTGGCAGAAATTTCGATACGTTTATTTCCCTTATGTAATGCAGCGAGTTTCCACTGATGTCATTAATCTAACTGCTATTTCTTACACTTATATAGTGATTGCAGAAACCCTTAACAAGGAAGGTGGCATTGGTGCGCTGATAAACATAATGAGCAGACAGTCAAGAACTGCTGAAGTCTATGCACTTCTTTTCTTGATTATTGCTATCGGAATTCTCCAAGATGTCCTTCTAAAGAAATTGGATGTTGTACTCTTTCCTTCAAAGTACAATAAACCATCCATCAAATCCAAAATAATGAAATAAGTATGGGGCTCTTTGATGGTTTAACTGGATCCGTTCCAGTTCCCACATCTCGTTATGAGGCCGTGGATGTAATTAACTTAAGAAATCTTAACCAGTCTTTTGATACTCCTAAAGGAAAGTTCACTCTCTTTAAGGATTTCAGTCTGGATATAAAAGACTTCTCAGGAGAAGGGCAGTTTATCAGTATCTTAGGAAAGAGTGGTTGTGGTAAATCTCAGCTGCTCAAAATCATCTCTGGGCTTACACAGCCAGATTCAGGTGAAGTTCTTGTCTATGGAAAACCACAGACAGGAAAAATTCCTATGGTATTTCAACAGTATTCTTCATTTCCATGGATGTCAGTTCTTGACAATGTAAAACTTCCGCTTATTCTTCGAGGAGTTTCTGATAAAGAAGCTACAGAGAGGGCTATGGAAATGATCAAAATTGTAGGTCTGGAAGGTAATGAAACTAAATGGGGTCAGTATCCTGTGTTATCGGGAGGACAGCTTCAACGAGTTTCAATGGCGCGAGCCCTGGTTGCAGATAACAAAATTCTTTTGTTAGATGAAGCCACTGGTGCATTAGATATTGTTATGAAACGAGAGATTCAGAACACCATTTTGGATATCTATTATAACGCCAAATTCGATCCTACAATCCTCAATGTTACACATAGCATTGAGGAGGCTGTATATCTCTCAAATCGAATTTACATTTTAGCTCCTAATCCCTGTAAAGTTCAGGCTGTCATTGATGTTAACTTTGACGGTAGGAGAACGGATGCAATTCGTCAAACTACAGCATTTGCAAATTATGTGAAACAAGTAGAACAAGTAATGTCAGAAACACATGAGTAAAATCAATTTTAAAGCTTTTCCTATGTATTTCAAGGAGAAGGTCTATGATGCCGAGGGCAATGTAAAGCGTAACAAAAATGGCGAAATCGTTTACCAGCGCGTACAGCGTATGGTACGTCATAACGCAGCCTACTTTCCTAATTGAAAGTAAAACGGTTCTTTGAAACTCTGGTCGGAGATTAAACTCTCCGACTTTTATGGTGGAGTCGTCTAGCGATTTAGGACGCCAGTTCTCAGCTGGAAACAGTAGTTTGAATCTGCTTTCCACTACACTATTTTAATTATTTAATTTAGTTAGGGGTGCTCCTATATAATGCACGGTAGGATATTACCTAAGTATACCCGAGCTAGTTGCTGAGAATCTCGTTAAACTTTAGAAATGTGGGTTTCAGAATTTATAATCCCCGCAGCTAAAAATTCCCAGATACTATCAACTGGGAGCCTAACGGTATCCTCTTTGATAGTATCTATTTGGTCTGTTCGTCTAGTGATCTAGGACATTATCTTCTCAAGGTAAAGACAGAGGTTTGAATCCTTTACAAACTACTAATATTAGTAAACTATGAAGCTTAACAAATATAAAATGAAAATAGGAATTCCTGAGTCTGTGGAATTTCTTGTATATGGAAAAGATAATTTTGAGATTCCCAAGGAGATAGAAGAGATAACTCTTCTTCAGGAAAATCTCAATAAAGAAGAGCTGGATGCTAACTTTGATCTTCCTATATATGAATTTACTGATTTTATAATTCTTTTCCTTCCTTTTAAAGGGAAACAGAAGAGAACTAGGGACAAAATTCTAAATGAAGTAGGAATTGTTTGTTGGGGAGACTTAGAAGTTGCGTATTACAACATTCGAAAGCATGGAAGTGCTCTTTCTAAAAAACAGCGGGAGCTAGTTATTGAAAAATACTCAGAAATAATCAATGGAATATAAACGTGTAAAACTCACAAAAGTAGGACTCACTGGTAGAATTCCTAATGGATTGCATCCTAACGGAATTGAAGTGGGTTATATAAAGGAAGGTTATATGGTAGAGCCTCCTAAAGTTGGAGAAATGTTTCTTCTCTATCCTTACAATAAAGTAGCCTTTGGTAATACTCCCATTTTTCATACTTCTCTTGTAACAGAGGTAATCTCAGCTACTGAATTCAGAACGTTAAACAGTTTATATAAAATCGAAGTAATATGGAAGGATTAGGTTGGTGGATATACTTGTGCTCTGTTGCTGGAGGGATATTAACTGTCTCATTGATATTCTCCATAGTATTCTTAGCTGCTTTTCTTATTACTTCTGTTGCATATTATGATGATGAATGTGAATTGAGGACAGCCAAGAAATGGCGGAAATATACTGGCATCATTGGGATAATTTCCGTAGTGTTTGCTATCTTGGTTCCTTCAAGATCTATCTGTTACCAAATTTTTGGAGTTACAGTTGCAACAGAAGTAATTAAAAATTCTGAGGCATTACAGGAGCTCCCTGAAAAGTCTTTTGAAGCTATTAATAGACTTTTAGATTCTATTGCTTCGGAAGATAAAGAAGAAGGAAACTAGTTTTTAATACACGGGCTGCAACCTGTTGTTGAAACGCTAATGTATGGGTATAGAAGAAATTACAGTTTCTCTATTAGCATGTAGAAAAACTACATGTAGAGAAGGAACCCATACTAAAACTATGAAGTTCTTAAAGGACGATAAACATTGCCCATATCTCTTTGATCGGAGATATGGGCTCTATTCTTAGTTTATTACCCACTTTCGAAGATACTTATTCCTATTAGTCCCCCTCTAAGGCATTGTCGCTTAGAACTGGCATGAGAGAATCTGATTCCACAGATGTTAAGTATTGTAGATTAATTTGGATTGGATAGAACGACTGTGACTATGAATCTGAAAAAGACTATTTGGTAGGTACTTCTCCTGTAGGCACACAGACTAATACAAATTACCAGTTGGAAAATGCTGGAGTGGGTAATTTTTTAACCAAACTATCATATGAAAGTAGATTTTTCGAAAGTAAAGTATGACAATCCGTGTTTGTCATGCTCTCATACAGACATTATGTACTGTCATAATTGTATCCACTATCTGAGTAGGCACCGTATAAACTAAAGGATATAAGTATGTACTCAATTTATTACAAAGGAATATGAAGTCTCAGAGAAGCTATTCCTTAATATAGGTTTATGTATGCTTCAATTTAAGCAAGCGTCTATCGTTGATAAGCCTGCCTTTATCGAAATTTTCCAAGAAAGATGTGTTCCTAAGATTCTTAAATCTCCTGATTTTGATTACTCAAGATTAGAAGATGAGAGTCTTGAAGGTGTAATTGATACAACCTCAATTTGCGGATGAAAATCGAGTTCAATAATAAAAGAGGATGTTGGGAAGTCAAGAAAGGAACATCCAGAGTTTCAATATATCCTGGCCAAGACCGTCCCTATAAGCCTGTAACCTTCATGTATGATGACGGACCTACTTATATTAGTAGGGTAGGACTTCTCTCCATTAAGAAAGCGGTTGAGTCATTCTACACAGAAGAACAACTTTTTGAATATTTTTGTAGTATCACAGAGTAATTAAAAATATGAAAATCAAGTTCAATAACAGCAAGAAATACTGGTATAAACCAAGGAAAATTTAACAAGGGGCTATATTACCGTATCCAAACCAGAGCCCTTGAGGCTAAAAGGAGCCATGGATTTTACCATGAGGAAGCTCAAAGTCAACAGTCCATTGGGTAATTCCATAGGAGTGCTGTTAGGGATACATTTTTAATTTAATTGGATAGAGGAGCAATATGGAGAGAACATAGCATATAATAATCTTATGCACGTTGTAGAGCTAGCTTCTGGAGCCACAACTGGTAACATTACTCATAAAGTTGCAACTATAAAGGGTTTATGCCGAAGATGTATTGATTTTATTAATGAATACGGATTAGAATAATCATGGGATTTTTAATTTGGATAGTGACAGGTTCAACAATTCTATATATTTTAACGGTAGATGATTGTGAAGATTTTTTCAGTAAAGTTTTTGTATCTATAATATATTTTAGTATTTTTGTAGCAATAGTTCTCTTTGTTAAGAGTGATGTAGTGTGTAATATACACATGGAAGCTTATGAAAAGGGGAAGCTTGAGAAAGTATATACTATAAGAGATTCTGATACAACATATAAATGGACCTACCGTGAGAAGAATTAGTTTTGAAACAGCTAAATTAGCTGCTGAGAAAGGGTGTGATGAAGACTGTGATTCTGTTTATGATATTTATGGAAATATTATAGATATAGACAACTATGGTTTAGGTATTATTCCTGAATATTGTTGTCCAGCTCCATATCAGGCGGAGTTACAAGAGTGGCTGAGAAACGAGCATGGAGTAAGTGTATTAGTCTATTTAGATGAAACACTATCATATATATGGACTATTACTTGTTTGCATCCTAGAGCCTCAATCATGGAATATCATCAGTCTAATGAGGTATGGTGTGGACATTATGAGGATTGCTTAGAAGCAGGCTTACAGGCAGCTTTAAGATTAATGTAATATGAATGCCGCGATGGTGAAATTTGGTAAACACGTTGGACTTAAAATCCAATGACCCGAAGGGGTTTTGCGGGTCCGAGTCCCGCTCGCGGTACAGCAGTTATTTGATTACGCAACTAGGACAATAACAGCCTATGCACGAATGCGTTGTGACGATAGGCAGGTGATAGTGAGGAAGACTACCGTAGGAAATGACGGGGCAGATTGTAAAGTTCTATCCAGATACTTACCTCCAGCAGTGGCTAAAAGAGTATCATTTTTATTGAAATATTTTAATATATGAAAATTGGAACTATTATAGCAGCTTGTATAGCTCGTATATTTATTTTATTGCATGTTCCATATAATGTTTATAAGTAAGTAAGACATAAGGTGACATACAGCAATCTTTTTAAATTATTGCATTTGGGTAAATATGAACGTCACCTACCATTGATAGGAGTATGGCGCAATTGGTTAGCGCACCTCCCTGATACGGAGGGGGTTTCTGGTTCGAATCCAGATATTCCTACAAACATTGGGGCATGGTGTAATGGCAGCACATGAGATTTTGGTTCTCAGAATCCAAGTTCGAATCTTGGTGCCCCAACAATAATTAAAACAACAGTTATGATTTGGTATATTATTTTAGTAATTTTTATCATCTATCTTTTGGTAGTTTCAGGAATTATGTTTTTCTTTGCAACTAAGTTCGGATTGGTAAATACTATTGTTCAATGGGAAAAGAAAGATACTTTTTATATCTTTTGCCCCATTGTGCATTTATTTACATTGTACTATTTCTGGACTCTCAAATAGGACGCCTTGCCTGAATTGGTTAAAGGAGCTGCCTGCAAAGCAGTTTTGTGTGGGTTCGAGCCCTACAGGCGTCTCAATACATTGCGAGGTAGACTGGAGATGGTCCCAGCTCGGTCTCATAAGCCGATCTACATGAGTTCGAATCTCATCCTCGCTACATCTGTTATTTTTATAAGGTATCAAACAGCAAACCTTTTACAATCAAATGACTTTTAATCATTAAACGATGTAAAGATACCTTTTTCGGTTCTAAGGTCAAACGGTTAAGATGTCCGACTGTCTCTCGGTACGGAGTGGGTTCGACTCCCATTAGAACCGCAAAAATTATAGTTTATGGATGTTAAATGGTTATCCAGTAAATCTTTCATAGTTGGAGGTACTACATATACTGTACAAGTTCCCATTACTTTAGATGAAGCTTTACAAGAAATACAAACAACACTTTCTGAAATTAAAGAGAAGAAAAAGTATTATGAAGGATTACTAAAGAAATTAAATTTTTCTGATTCCTTTTTAAATAAAGCTCCAATCAAAGTAATTGAGGACAAAATTAAAATTGAGGAAGATACATATAAAATGTTATTCTTTCTTAATGAAGAAGAATACAAATATACACTACATTTAAAAATCATTTTAAGAGTACTTGATTTTGTTAACCTAGCATATCAGGAACTTGACTATAAAATGAAACATAAATTAATTCCTGAAGATTTAGACTAAATGATAGGTGCTGATCCTTTATAAATGTGAAAGGCTCTCAAGATATATCTAAATAATAGGAATGATAGGTGGGGTACTCAAGTGCGTTAAGAGGATGGTCTTGAAAACCATTAGGGCGGTCAAACGCCGCGTGGGTTGGAATCCCACCCCCACCGCATATGAATATAGAAGAAATTTTAATCTCGGCAAAAGAACAAGGAATAGAAAAGTAAATAATCTTTATTATAATAAGCACCTTTGGTGTAATTGGTAACACGATGGTCTCCAAAACCATAGTTTAGAGTTCAAGTCTTTAAGGGTGTGCATAGTTTTATTATTTATTACAAAGTCTCTTCAGCAAAATTTATAGCATGGGGCACTACGGTCACAGGTTCAATTCCTGTTTAATAGAAAAGTTCTATTAATAGCTCAGTTGGTAGAGCATAGTTAAAAATATAGAGACTTTATATCTGGGTATGGAGGAGTCAGGTCAACCTCGCTGGTTTTGGGAACCAGAGCAAGCTGTAATGGCGGGCGCAAGTTCGAATCTTGCTATCCAGACAATATTTAAAAATATATGAATAAGATAGATAAGTATTTAAGAAGGTTTGCATACAAAATTGAAACCTCTGAGACAAAGGAATCTAGGTATTATACTATTGGGGATTTAATCGTTAGAGTATCTAATCATATTGGGAAAAATTCTTCTGGGAATATATCAATAATTATTGACAGAAATAATTATATACTTTATGTTCCATCAACTAATAAAGTAAGTCTTATTTCTTATGAGGAGTGTAAAACTTTAATCAGAGGTATTGTATTACATGCTTCTTTATTTTTGGTTGGAGATTCTACATATCAAAAAAGTCTTGTTAAGGAGAATGAAGAGTTAAAACTTCAGATTAGTAATTTAAAGCAGAAAATAAATATTCAGGAAAGACAATTAATTCCGAAGAAAAACCAAATGATACGTCTATCAAAGTAATTCGAGCTATTTTAATAAATTTAGAAAAGTGCAAAAAGAAAAAAATTAAAGTTAAGTATGGCTCTTGTGAATTTCAAACGTTACCTGACAGTACGATTTATGAAATTTGGAAAGATCCAGAAATTCGAAAATATGTTAAAGAACTTAAAATTAATTTAATATGAAATTAAATGTATTACTCGCAAAACTGGAGCAGGGTGCTTCCCAGTTTAAAGCTCTCCTTCGAGATTATACAACCTTCTTTAAGAAGGAGTCAGACAACTTTCGAGGTGTTAAAAATACCTACGAACCTCGTCCTGACACTGTAGATCTTCCCAGTGAACGTAAACTCATTGCGGTTGTAACAACCGTAGATGAGAAATTCGACTATTTCACTAATATGGTAAAAAGCTATATCAGTGAGATGTTCAATTGTGAAGCAACTAATGCATCGGGAACTGCTCGTGCAGATCTGGTTGTAGATGGCAATGTAATTGCTAATCTGAGCAGTCTGGAGCTTCTTAAGCTCAAGTCATTTCTGGAAAATCCTCAGCTTCAGGAGATGTTCCAGAACATTCCCGTTCGTAAAGATTCTGAGATCTGGGAACCATGTACTGAAGAAATGTATGCAGGTCGAGCAATTATGCAGTCTCCCCTTCTGAAAGGTACTAAAAAGTCTATCACTAAGACTCAGTACATTTTAGAAGATCCGAATGTTCAGAAGCTCGGCAGTGCAACTCACTATCAGCCCCAAATTGCAGTAAAAGATACTGTGATGGAGCTTGGTGATTACACCATGCAGCGTTTCTCTGGTGAGTGGACCCCTCGTCAGCGAGCATTAGCTCTTCAGCGTAGAAGTACTCTTCTGTCAGCAACTATTGCTGCACTGAAAGTAGCAAATGAGGTAGAAGCAGTAAAATCCAATCTGGATTCAGAATGGCTGCTGAACTATCTCCAAGGTAGGTAATAAAACAAACAAAATATTTGACGATAGACTTAGCTTCAGACTTAGACTAAGTAGCAAAGAGCTGTAATATCCTAGATAAATTACAAGGAGCTACATAAGATTTAGTGTCGCGTCAAAAGCTTTAGTCTCAAGTTAATAAGGATGTGCTAATTCACTAATAAAAAAATCATAAGACTGGGGGTTCGAGTCCCCCATTCGCCGCTAATTAAATCACTATATGGCGAATTGGAGAAATGGTTAACTCGTATGAATACAATAAGTTAAAGTGAGTTAGATGCACATTATCGTACAATATTTAAGAATACTGTAATTCATCAATGAAGGGGAAGTAAGCGGGCCATGCTTGCTTCTCCATTTTATGGCCCTGTAAGCAAAGTGGTAAAGCTGCTTATATATTCTAGGTTCATAAGTGTGTGGAGGTTCGAGTCCTTCCATGGCCACGTGGTTTCATATTTAATTTGTTTTTAAGAAGAGGTAACTTACAGCAAATTTAAGTATAATTCGTCTGTTAATTATTCATAGTTACCTAGTTTTAAGGAGCGGGTATGGCGCAATTGGTAGCGCAGAGCACTTTTAATGCTAAGGGAGCCGAAAGGCCGTTCAGGGTTCAAGTCCCTGTGCCCGCACTATTTTTTGGATATATAAAATAAAGTTATTATCTTTGTAACACAAGGTTACTTCAGCAAGCTTCTTCTACTGAATTGTATTTTGTTGAACAGCGATCTGGGTTCGAGTCCCAGTTATAGGAAACTTCAGGGCTGAGAAGTACTATAGTCGTCTAATGGTAGGATGTAAATTAGAGTAACCTAGCCCATTTTTGGGAGTATGGCGCAATGATTAACGCAATCGGCTGTTAACCGATAGATTCCAGGTTTGAATCCTGGTGCTCCCGCTTAAAATTTTAACAAAAATGATAAAGATTTATCTTGCAGGCCCTTTCTTTAATGAAAAAGAAAGAAATTACATAGAAATTGCAGCAAATATTTTACGTAATCAGGGATATGAAGTTATAGTTCCTATGGAGCATTTCATTGAAAATGGTGAGAAGCTAACTAATGAGGAATGGGCACGTAAAGTATTTGAATATGATGTAGAGCAAATCAGAAATGCAGATTGTATACTTGCAATTTATCATGGTCATTACTCTGATAGTGGTACTGCATGGGAAATAGGCTTTGCATTTGCACATGATACAACTTGTATTGTTGCTCATGTTGATCCAAGTATTACAGCAAGTATAATGCCTGTTACTGGATGCTACTACAATATTAAATTCTCAGATATTGGTAAGATAGATCTGAAGAATTTACTTGATAATGAAAGGCCTTCTTCCAGAGGATTGAATGCTTGGATAGTAGAGCAGAAGTAACACAACTAGGATTTGTAGTGAAATGTAAAGCCGAGAGTGCGGTATGGACATTGCAGGCTCTGATATGAAGGCACTCTAATCTATCAGTATTAGTCCAGAGATCAGAAATGATTCAAAGCGAAAATTTCACAGTTGTGTTTTTACAAGGTCTCTTACAGCAACCCTTATTTAGCAATAGACTTTTAATCTACGGAGTTTTATAGAGATCTTTTTAATTGAGGTATTGGTGTTAGTGATAGCATGTGTGACTTCCAATCACAAGGGGAGAGTTTGAATCTCTTATACCTCTCAATTATAACTAATAATTATTAATAAACTAAATTAATGAAACGTTTTAAAGAACTTTCAGATGATATAATCAGAACTGTGTGAAATAACAGTAAAAGTTTATTTGAAATTTGTAAAAAGTTAGAAATTCATGATAATACTTCTAATAGAAATAAATTAAAAGAATGAGCAGTTAAAAACAAAGTGGAGATTCCTATTACTAACATACTTACAAAAGATAGTTATGAAAAGAATCCTAAGTTATGTAAACAATGTGGAAGTGTAATTTCATGAAGTAAGAGAGCCAATGACTTTTGTTCCCATTCATGCAGTGCTACATATATAAATTTAAAAAGAGGCGCTAAGTCAAGTGGTAAGTATGTTCGTGGTGCTACTTCTATCTGTGTAAATTGTGGAAATCTAGTACCTGCAAGAAATCAATATTGTAATCACAAATGCCAAGCTGAATATACCTACAAGGAATTTATTAAACGCTGAAAAGAAGGTAAAGAATTAGGAATGGCGGGTGAAGATGGATTATCTGCGCATATTCGACGGTATTTATTAGAAAAAGCTAATTATACCTGTGAAATTCCAGGATGTGAATGTAATTTCATTAATCCTTATACTAATTTATCCATTCTTCAGATACATCATATTGATGGAGATGCAACTAATAATAAAGAAGAAAATCTCCAGGTTTTGTGCCCAAATCATCATGCAATGACTGAGCATTTTGGATCAAGAAATAAAAATAGTACTAGACGATATAGATACTCTAAAAATAAATAGTTTATAGGTTAGCTCAAAGCCTATTCGAACAAACTACCGAAGTACAAGGTAATGAGCACTCCCTAAATGTTAGGGTAAAGTCGATGCTGATAGACAATAAAGAAACAAGTTAGTTTCATTCAGCAATTTTAGCGGCGTAATAACTCTTAACATATAAATTGATCATTTGTATAGAGTTTCTGTGGCAATAAAAATCAGACGTGTCAAACTACGATAGTGTTTGTTGGCTCCTTAGTTTATTTAGTAGAATATGGGCTTTGTAACCCCAAGAGGACGGGGCGGAACCGTCAGGAGCCTCAATAATGAATACTATTGGAGAAGAAATTTTAAAATTGCGTCAAGAAGGATTTAATTACAATGAAATCGCCTCAAAAGTAAATTGTAGTAAAGCTACAGTAAGTTATTATTGTAGTCCTGGACAAAAAGAGAAGGTAAAGAAAAGACATGATAGATATCCAAGATTTCTTTGACTATTTATTAAAAGATGCGTAGGTTTTAAACAACCTCGTTGTTATAAAATAATTACCCCTAACCAAGATTGAAACAACTCGTTTCGAACTAGAGTTTCTCACTTTCGGTTAAGGAATAAAAATTTGTCTCAGGTGTTTGGGTATAAAGAAGCATTGGAACATATAGGAGGTTTGCAAACAAAATGTTACCTTACAGGTAGAGCAATTAACATTGAAAATTCTGAGGAATATGAACTTGACCATATTATACCTGTTTCAAAGGGTGGTTCATGTGAGCTAACTAATATGGGAATTGCATGTGTTGCAGCTAATCAAGCTAAAAAAGATTTATCTGTAGAGGAGTTTATACAGCTTTGTAAGGAAGTTTGCGAAAATTTTGGATATGAGGTTAAAAAGAAATAAATATAAAGTAGCATACAGCAAATTTAAAACTTATAATATTGGTAAATTATAAATTGCTACTTTTATGGGGTGTTAGTTCAATTGGCTAGAATCTTAGATTTGCATTCTAAAGAAAAGGGTTCGAGTCCCTTACATTCCACAATCTTCTATAAACTAGAGTTCTATATAGAAAGAGTACTGTAATCTGTTAAGGGCTTATAAATCAGACGTTAAAGAAAAAGTCTTCGGGGCTGAAGAGCCCTGCTATGAACTTAATTCCAGTAGAAATACTGGAATTTTTTATTGGGACTGCGGTGTGCATGGTGCGCTCGTTGGACTGAAAATCCAGAGGTGAACGTTCGATTCGTTCCAGTCCCACTAATAGGCTACATACAGCAATTATTTTCTTAATGCATATTTTTGGATGATAACGTAGCTTTTCTTTTAAATTAATTATTAAATATGATAAATATAAAGTAGAGCTATAAAATCCCGACGTAACACCATTTGATTGTAAATCAAGCCCCCGTTAACAAATTGGTGTAGTGGACTCTGGGGTAGTGAGGTTCGAATCCTCATGGCGGGACTAATTTAATTTGCGGGTATTGACTTTGTTCAATACTCGCTTTATTTTTAAAACTTAATAAGATGTTTGAAGCAAAAAAGAAAACATTATTTGCTGTTGATAGCAGTAAATCGGCATCTAAATCAGCCTTTATTCAGGCAGGATTAAAAACTGCAGCAGAAACCACTACAGGTAACGGTGGTAAAGCCTATTCCAGTACAGGGGATCCCTTCGTTGACCAGTTTGGCAGTACATCTAAGTACAGAGAGATTCGCCCATTTGCAGAAATTGCAAAAGACTGTGAAATTCTCTGGGCAGAAAATAAAGAAGATACTGTTAAATTTATCTTTTTCTTGCGAATGATTTGTCGTAAGATTAATGATAAAGAGTATGGTACCAAAGAAGCACAGAAGGGTTCTGAACTTCGTCATGAAGGTATTATGCGTCTCATCTGGCTGCATATCAAAGATAAAGAAGTGTTCTGGAAGAATGCTTGGTTGATTCCCTTAGTGGGTTCTTGGAAAGATCTCTTCGTTATGCTTCGTTATGACTTAGTTTATAACGGCTGGGAACACCGAGTTCTGGATTGGCGCCGTTTTGCAGATCTGATTACTGCTGGCCTTAGTTCTGATTCCCAAACGAATCTTCTTCGTAAGTATCTTCCTCAGATCAAGGCACGTTCCAAGTGTACTACAGTAGAGGCACAAGCAAATTGTATGATTGCAAAATGGCTGTGTTCAGAACTTTACGGTGCGTCAGGAGCAAAGACAGATGCTGAAAAGTATCAGGTATATCGTTCTTATGCAAAGATGAAAGCCGCAGGGACAGCACATAGCTGGCAACAGCTTATTTCAAAGCAACGATATACAGAGATTGACTTTGATAAGATTCATGGTCGTGCCTTAAACCTTCTTGTACACTCTAAGTTCTTAGAGAATCATAATCTCAAAGAGAAGTATCAGGAATGGATAGGAGCTCCAGAGACAAAGAAGGTGAAGTACACAGGTTTTGTACATGAGCTCTTTAAACCTATTCGTAACACTGCTCCTTATAATATAGAGCAGCATATCAAAGATACTATTAATAAGCAGTTTATGACTCTTGTTAATAAGTGTAAGGAAGAGGGCAATACTACAGATCTAATTGTAGTACGTGATACTTCTGGTTCAATGGGTGCAGAAGCAACTGGAACTTCCATGTCTTGTTACAATGTAGGTAAGGCAATTGCTCTGTATTTCTCTTACTTCTTGAGAGGAAGGTTTCAAAATGCATGGATTGAGTTCAACTCGAAAGCTATGATGCATGAGTGGAAAGGAGAAACTCCTCTGGAAAAATGGTTTAATGACCATTCAGGGTACTATGGAAGTACAAACTTTGAGAGTGTTATTAACCTCTTTACTCAGTTGAAACTTGAAGGTGTTCCAGAAGAGGAATTTCCTAAAGGAATTCTTTGTATCAGTGATTGTGAGTTTGATGCTTCAAGTCTGAATAAGACTTCAGTTGAAAGAGTTCATGATACATTGACAGCTGCAGGATTTTCTAAAGAGTATGTTGACAATTTTGTCATTTGCCTTTGGAATTTGAGAAATGATTACTACGGATATAATGTACAAACTCGTGTTCCATTCCAAACTTATGGTGATGTCAAGAATGTCTACTACATGTCTGGATATTCAGCACAGATTGTATCTTTCTTAAATGGGAAGGTGCAGACTACACGGGATCTGTTTGATGAGGCTATGAATCAAGAGATTCTGTCTCTCATTAAGATGTAAATTTAATAGGCTCTAGTAGAAATACTAGAGCCTTTTTATTAATAATCTAATTATGGGTAAGTACCTTAAAGATTATCAAATTCCTGATTATTGCAAGGAGGATAAACCTAGAATGCCAAAGCGGCCTAAGAAGTTTAAAGACCAAGAGGGAGAAAAATCTTTAGTAAAGAAAAAGTTCAAGCGATGAAGAGATGATTCTTAAGAATATTTAGAAAGTTTAATGAACCATCAACTGATAGTTCAAAAGAATTTCCTAAAAAAATAGTTGACTTAGAACAATTTGACGATGTATTTATAGTTACTAATAGAAAAGTATATAAGGCCTGGGTTATGAAAAGAACCAGTAGACTTTTACAAATTTTTATTTGGGAGTCTAAAAAGGAGGTAATTATAAATACAATTGGACAAGCTAATTCTAGTGTTATTCCTTTTGGCAAGGATAGCTATTTAATTATAAATAAAAAAGATATATGCGATTACTTGTAGTAGTTGATATGCAAGAAGACTTCATCAGAGGTGCATTAACGGTTCCTGGTGCTGAAGAAATAATTTCTCCTATAGAGAAATCAGTTAAAGAGTATATAACAGCAGATGATGCTGTCCTTTTTACTCGGGATACTCATTATGAGCATAGTGATACTAGGGGATTTAGCTATGCTATGACTCGTGAAGGTAGAAATCTTCCAATTCTTCATTGCGTTTGTGGAACTG